CCACCAAGGTCGACAAGTTCGTATTTCCTAGGTGTTACCCTAAGTCTTTCAAATACCTTTGGCTTAACTACTGCCGTATTGTCAACCTTGGCGGTATCCTCTTTTACCTTAGACATAAATACAATCTTTAATAATTATAAGTAATTAATCCATCTATATTGAAACACCTTTCTGTTGTAATTAGGATCAGCCCCTGCTGCTCTAGATTCTTTCTCAAAAGATATAGCTCTATAAGCTTTATGACTATCAGCCATAATTAGCAGTCTAATTAACCACTCAATCACATACCATAAATAATAGAATATGATTCCCATCTCAATAATTTGTTTAGTGTGAGTTACTTCATGTCGTACCGTTGAATCAGTCATTCTATCTATTGCTGATTCATTTCTAGTAAATAGAATACCACAGATATTCATATACTGATATCCTTTTACTGGAAGTAACGGATTTATGAAGAACAATAGTTTCCTTTGCTTATCGTACTTAAATTTCATAACTAGTGCTTCCATTTAGCTGCATTGCGTGCGAAGTTGGCCCTCTTCTTTTGTAAAGGAGTAGCATTAGGATTATTAAGTACAGAACGTGCATGTTCTTGTACACTTTGTCCAGCTCTCTTAGCTGATGCTGTAAATTTACCTCTATTCTTCTTCTTAATATGTATCTTATTACCTTTCTTATCTTTGTTGACTAGCTTATTACCACTAGCAAACATAGGGATTCTATCTAAGTCTGCATTAATAAATTTGTCCCTTAGAGAATCACCCAATAGTCTTAATTGCTCTGCGTTGAATTCCATAATTAAATTACACTTTAAATCACTTTGTTGTGTACAAATTTAGGGCTATATTTGCAAATAATCAAATGAATTAGATGAATTAATGATTAGTAGGGTTAATGTTAATAAGTACTAAGGAATTTAATGAATTATTAACTATCAACTTCTAATTGGCAGATTAATGTTATTGGGCAAGCTTAAACTGTTGTATGAGTGGATAGATAAGCTTAATACTAATGTTAAAACTATCATAATAGTTGGTTTGGCGTTCGTATTACTGCAAATGCATATATCTAACCACACAAAAGCTATTCTAGAAGATTATACTAAAGTAGAGGCTTATGATAAAGCAGCTGCTGAAGAATACACTAAGATGATTACTCCAATCATTAATGATTATGTGGATGCAATTCTGAAAGGAGACAAAGATGCATCTAATGTATTATTACTAAATTATCATAATACGCTAAATAGCACTCATGGCTTGTCTTATCGTTATTTAACTGCCTTGACAGAAAGAAGAAGAGGTTATGATACTAAAGCTCGTATTAAATTATGGGCTGATTTGGAGTATATGAACTACGGTGAGGAGATAGAGCTTATAAATGATAATCAGTTCTTACGTATGGATAGTATTCAATCCTACTTTAGAACCTTTCCCAATTTGTGTACTTTATTAGAGGAATGTGATGCTAAATCAGCAGCCCTCTATCCACTGATGGGATTAGAGGACCCTAAAGGAATGATAGTTATACTGTATAAGAATAAGAAGCAATATCACTTGGGATATTATAATTCAGTTATAGCTCCTTATGCACAACGCATATCTATCTTACTAGATTATAACTCAGTTAAGGAGAAATTTAAAGAGTATTATGGAAGTGGACAAAAGGAATGGTCAGGTGTGCTTCAACAACTTAACCCACACCTATTGGAATGAGAATGATGGTAGAAGACATACTTCAGTAACAACATTGATTGGTCAGTATTGTCAAGAGTTTAACTCAGATTTCTGGTCACAGTATAAAGCATTGCAGAAACTATTAAGTCCTGCGCAGTTCTCTATGGAGAAGAAACATCTACTGGATACTAAGAAATTCGATAAGAAGTATTTTATAGATACATATGATTTAGACGAAACAGAATTTAATTCTGTACAGCAAGACATACTGGATGAATGGCAAAGAACCAATAAAGCATCAACCGATAGAGGTACTTCTATTCATTCTGATTTAGAGCATATGTATACAGGTAAAAAGAAATGTACAGTTAAGCAGTATGGAGTGGGAGGTGAATTTCAAGTTAGTGCAGATTATTATGAATTAGATATTGAAAGAGGCGTTTATCCAGAGTATCTAATTTATTACAAATCTGACGATGGAGTAGTACGATTGGCAGGACAAATTGATTTATTAATTAAGGATGGTAATGATATCTATATCGTAGATTATAAGACCAACAAGAAACTGGATGAGAAGTCATTCTTCGATACTAAAACTAAGAAGAGCCAAATGATGAAGTATCCTATCAATAATCTAATGGATTGTAATAAAGTACATTATACTTTACAATTATCTTTATATGCGTGGATGCTTCAGCAAATAAATCCAGACTTTATAGTTAAGAAACTTATATTAGTACATTATGATCATTCAGGCAATGTTACTGAACACGAAGTAGAGTATTTAAAGGATGATGTTGAAAGACTCCTTAAATATCACAGAAAGCGGTGTGTATTAGAGGAACTTAGGGATAAAAGGAAGCCTATAGAGTTCTAATGAGTTAATGTAATTTAGAGTATCCTTCAGACTGAGTTCTGAGATATTAAATAGTAGAAGACCATATTTAAACTCATTAGAATCTATGGGATTAGCTAATATTGTTAATGGACATTTAAATGAGCTACTAGGAAGTAATGCTGATATAGCTAGAGCTCGAATGAGAATTTGTAAAGAATGTCCTATTAGAAAGGATTCATTTTTAGGATACTTATGTAGTAGTAAGTTATGGCTGAATCCTAAAACTGGAGATGTATCGACTGAAGAGAAAGATGGTTATAAACGTGGATGCGGATGCAGACTCAGTGCTAAAGTTAGAGACTTAGATTCTGTATGCCCCGCAGGTAAATGGTAATGATTTAATTATGAGTAACAACGGAACAATGGATTTAATGTTTGGTGGCAAAGGAATTAGCTTTGCTGGTGCAGATGGATTTGAAGATTTAAAGAAGGAAGCTGCTGTGGAAGCACATAATAAGGCAGTAGATGCTTACACTAAAGCTTTAAATGAGAATATTAAAGACGAGCTTGCTAAAGCTGAGGAAGTTACAGAGAAGATGAATTCAATGGAAATTATGCCTATTAATTCATACATCTTAGTAAAACCTTATGCTAAAAATCCATATCAGAAGATTGAAGTAACTAAAGGCGGGCTTATTATTCCAGAATATGATGGAGCATTTAAGAATCCAGATACTGGAGAGAAGGATACAGAATATCAATTATCAGTAGTTGCTAATGTAATAGAAGTAAGTCCTTTATGTAAGTTTGTTAAGCCGGGTGATGATATTTATTACAGACGTTCATCTGGAGTACCTGTACCATTCTTCAGACAGGGATTTGAAGTAGTAGCTGAACAGCAAGTTCAAGTGGTTATTAATGAGGGATTAAAGGAGAGATTTAGTAAATTGTAATTATGGAAGAGAAAGTGTTTTATTTACCAGGAGAGGTGGTAACTCTTAGGCAGGATATTCCTTATAAGCCTAAGATGATTGTAGTTAAAAAGGAAACTATGACGTTTAGACCATCCAAAGATGAGAAGAGAGATGATTACTTTATAGGTATTAGATGCAGATGGTTCTCCACTGAAGGTGTTCTTCAAGAGGCTGTCTTTAATACCAAAGACTTATTAAAAGTAGAATAACAATGTCAGTCAATAATAAAGAGAGGGTTCTTAGCCCTCTCTTTTACAAAGACGGAGGTACTTTAAATAAGGATGGTAAAGAATTTGCTTCTTATTTATATGCTATCTCTGGAGCTAAGAACGATGAAGAGTTGCAGAAGTTCTTATTAGATACTGGTATGGAAGAGATTAATAAATTATATACGGATTGGAAGAGTAATAAATCTAAAGTAATGGAAGCTAAAGACGGAGCTAGAATAGACTACATTAAGAGACTTCAAGGTAGATGTCCAGAAGGATATGAGGTTGAGAAATATATGGCTGGAGGTTGTGTTAAGTGTAGAAAGAAGGCTATGGCTGAAGGTAATAAAGTAATTGACGTATTCAAAGATAAATGCGGAGGAAAGGCTAAGAAGAGAATTAAGAAGAATGAGGATGGTAATACCATCACTAAGAATGATACAATTCATACTAAGAAGGGAATTTACAACCTAAGTAACAAGAAGACTCCTTATAAGAAGATGACTCCATCTGATTATAGGAAATTGTCACCTTCTGAACAAACTAGAGTGGATATGAAAGACCAGGGTAGTGGAAGGGCACAATCTGAAGCAGCAACTGCACGTAGTAATAAAATAGGTAAAAAGTTAAACGGAGGCACATTAGTTGCATTCAAGTGTGGTGGTAAAGCTAAGAAACGTATTAAGAAGAATATGGGCGGTACAGTTAGCAATAAATGGAGTATTCCATCAAATGCTAAAGGTGACGCCATTCGTCATATAAACGGAGGTCCTGGCTCAGCAGATAGTACAAGAGAGATGAAGTTTAATGGATTTCAGAAGAAAGCCTTAGCTGGCAAATCGTATAAATAATTTATGAAGGTATTCCTATTTGATAATGCTAATAATAAAGTGATTATAAATGAGCCAGAGGTTCTTCTTATTAAGGAATTCGCTGCTCTATGGACTAATGAGAGGAATAAGACCAAAGAAGACCCTAAAGGCATTTATAAATCTAGAGCTTATAGAGAGCTTACTTACATATGGCTAATGATAGACTGGGCGTCTCCCTATTCTGATTATGCAGAACAAGACAGACACCAAGCCTGTTTACAAGATGCTAATTTAAGTGAAGATGAATGGGCAGACCCAGTCTTCAGAGCTGCATGTAGGAAATATAGAGATATGCAAAATGAATCCAGAGCACTTAAACTTATCAAAGCCGCTCAAGGAGTAGTTGATAAAATTACTGATTATTTCGATACTATAGATTTAAGTGAAAGAGATCCCATTACTGGAAGACCTATTTGGAAGACTAATGATGTGATGAAGGAGATGCAATCGGTTTCTAAAGTGGTGGATGAACTCAAGTCACTAGAATACATGTATAAGAAAGAACAGGAAGAGGAAACTGGAGTCAGAGGTGAAGGTGATATAGGGCATTTCGATAGATAATTATGGCTGGACGTGGAAGACCTAAGAAGAAAGTAGAAGTTCCAGAAACAGTTCAAGAATTGATAAATAGAGTAGAACCCGAATTAGTAGAGGCTATACCTTACGTAGAACCAATTAATAAGGAATCAACAGTTAAAACTAAGTTTGAATGGGATGTTACTGCTAACGAGGAGATTACATATTTCGATCCTACTTTATCTTATGAACTGACTGGTTACCGACCAGTAGACGAGGAGAGAGGGTTAGACTTTGATCCTGCATGGTTTACTGAAGCTAGAGAGATTAAATTAAGAGATGGTAAGTATTGTTCCTATCCTAAGGGATCTAAGAAGTATAATGACTTTTGGGTAGAGGAATTTAGAAGGTGTAATCAAGGATATGAATCACATGGATATAGGATTACAGGTGATAATTACTTCTTCTTAAACTATTACAGACTTAAGAATACTGACGTGTCTCAAGCCGGTTCTGGTCGTGAAACCACATTTCCAGCATTCTTTAGTAAGCAATATGAATACTTCCATTACATAGAATTATGTGAGAAGTTAAGTAAGGATGTGTGTGCCCTTAAAGCTCGTGGAGTCGGATTTTCAGAGATTGCAGCATCACTTGGAGTTAGACTATATACTACCGTTAGGGGTTCTCATACTGTATATGTAGCGTTTACAGAGAAATTCGTTACTGACGTGCTCCGTAAATGTTGGGAACAGCTTGAGTATTTGAATGCAGATACTGAAGGTGGTATGAGACATTTAAGACAGAAATATAATTCTGACATGCATAAGAAGGCTTCCCTTCTTACTAAAGATAGAGAAGAATTTGGATTTATGTCAGATATTGTAGGATTTGTAGTAGATGTTCCTCGTAAGCTTCGTGGAGACCGTGTAGATAGACTATTCTTTGAAGAATCTGGTTCTAATCCAATCTTAGTAAAGACCTACTTACAGAGCACAGCTCTTGTGGAGATTCTGGGTAATAAATTCGGAACTAGATTCGTATGGGGAACTGGTGGTGATCAGGGTCCAGCATTAGATGGACTTAGTAAGATGTTTTATAATCCTGGAGGTTACAATTTCCTACCATATAAGCATAACCATACTAAAGATGGTTCTTATGCTCTGACTTCTTTCTTTATTCCTGCATATACATTCGTAGCTAGAGATGGGTATGTAGATAATAGAGGAGTTACTAATACTGAGAAGGCTAAGAAATTTTATCTAGAACAGAGAGAGTCTCTATTAGCTAATCCTAAAGAACACTTAATAGCATGTGCTGAGTTCTGTTTCACTCCAGATGATGCATTGGCTCTAGAAGGAGATAATCAGTTCAACACAGTATTATTATCAGAACAATTAGCTAATATTAAGCTTCATAAAATGGGACCACATATTGACGTAGGTCAATTGGAATATAACTTTACTAATAATCAACATACTGAAGAAGCTATAGATAGCGTTAGGTTTGTTAGTAATTCAAATGGTAAAGTTAAAATACTTGAGCATCCTATTAGAGGAGAACATGGATCGGTTCCTAGAAATTTATACGTAGCTGGTATTGACGGTATTGATATGGGTGGTGAAGATACTTCTGATAAGACTCAAGACCCGTCCGATTTCTGTGTAGTAGTTATGAAGAGAGCTTATGGTCTTGACGAGCCTAAAATTGTATGCTATTATAGAGATAGACCTAGAACCCTTAGAGAAGCTCATATGACATGCTTAAAGATATTGCAATACTATGACTGTCAAGCAGTACTGGAATCTACAAGAATGTCGACCCTGCAATTCTTCAGAGAGAAACATAAGGAGAATAGACATTTGATGAGGCGTCCTAGAGCTACACAGTCTGATATACAAGGGGGACGTAGTAAACAGTTTGGAGCACCTGCCACTGAAGTAGTTATTAGGCATCAATTGGATTTAATTGCACAGCATATTGAAGATTACTGCCATAATATATGGTTTGAAGAAATACTAGAAGAAGCTATTAAATATAGTTACGAGAATAAACGTAAGTTCGATATTATAGCAGCTTGGGGAATGTGTATGTTAGGAGATGAAGAACTAATGGGAGTAGTTCCCAGGGAAGTTGACAGCCCTAATAATAAACTACGACCATTTGGGTATTGGGTAGATGAAAGAGGTATTAGGCATAAAGGAGTAATTCCTGAAAGAGAAGCTATAGTACCTAAGTTTAACTTATGGCCAACACAGTACGATGACCCTACAAGGATTAGAAGTAGCAATCAAAGATTTATTTAGAGAAGTATACTGTAAGGAATATGTTGGAAAGTTAAAACTAGAAGAGTTATTAACTACTGAAGGTACACATAGAGGATATAAACTTACTCTTGGAATGAACAATGTAGATAAGCCTATTATTATATCATTTGAAGGTGATTCTAAATCATACCTTAAATTCCTTAAACAAGAACTTAGAGATAGACGACTAGGAGACACGTTATACTTCTTAGGATATAAACAATATAATAAATTAGAAAGTTGTAATGAGTGTACACAATAGAGGTGATGAATACTTAATGGAGCATATTGATAAGGCAGTATCCGAATTAGTATATCCTAAGTATAAATTACAGAAAGCATACAATTACTATAATGGATATAGGGATGCTGAGCAGTACAGATACCTAGAGGAGAATTTTGGAATAGGTAATCCTACTTCTATTGAATTTACACCTCTTATCAGAAAGCATGTAGATGCTTTACTAAATGAATATCTAGGTACACCACTACTCCCTAAAGTATCATGCAAGGATAAAGAAACTATATCTAAGATAACTAGAGATAAAGAGTTGAAGATAACTGAAGAAGTATATGGATATTTACAAAGACATTTAAATAACCAAATTCTTAGGTTTCTTAACGGTCAGGATATAACTGATAAAGCAGTAGAACAGCAAATAAACAAACTAGTTGAAGAAATCAATAATAATTTTATTAGTGACTATGAAATAGCTGCGCAAAATGTTATTGAATATATAATTCAGTCTAGAGATATTAATCTGCTTACTAAACTTAAGAATTTACTTTTAGATCTATTGGTAGCAGGAATGTCTTTCTATCAAGTACGTCCCACTAAGGAGCGTAATAATGTAGAGATAGAAGCATTAGATCCCCGTAATGTCTTTGTAGATAGAAATCCAGATTCAGTATACGTTAAGGATAGTTATAGAGTTGTAATTAGAAGATGGCTTACTAAGCAACAGATATTGAATAAATATGGTAGTAAACTGGATGATTCTAGTATAAACGAACTAGAGGAAATGTTCGAAGGTTATTATGATAGCAGTTATATATATGTTCGTGCTATGAATAATGCCACAACTGGAGCACCTATTACTGACGGATTAGAGGCTGGAAAGGAAGTTATACCCGGATTTCCTACTGACTATTACGAGACATATAACTATAAGTTAATTCCTGTATTTGAAGTAGAATGGATTGATGTTGATAAGGAAGGTGATGATTTCATAGAGAATAGATATGAAGGTGTTAAAATTGGACAATCTATATACATATTAACAGGCAAATCTCCTGATGTTATTAGAACTAAAGATAATCCTTCTAAATGTGGATTATCAGTAAATGGGTTATTCTTTGTTAATAGAAGCAATGAACCATATTCTCTTGTTTTGGCATGTTCACATCTTCAAGATAAATACGACTTGATTACATTCTTCAAGGATAACATAATAGCTAACAGTGGAACTGCTGGAGATTGGATCGACTTTAGTATGCTTCCTACAGCTTTAGGTGATGATTTAACAGAGAGACTTCAGAAGTTCATTGCTTATAAGAAGACTGGTATAGCTCCTATAGACACCAGTCAGGAAGGCAGAGCATTTAATAACAATACTTCATTTGCTGGCTTTGATGATTCATTAAAAGCTGATACTATTCAAGCTTTTGAACTTGCTCTTGATAGAATTGAGAACACTTGCTCTTCAATTACTGGAGTATTTAGAGAAAGGTTAGACGGTATTGAAACTAGAGCTGCTGTTAATAATGTTAAAGTAGGAATGAGAAACTCATACATTATTACTAAAGGATACTATCAACAGATGGATACTCTATCTGAAGATATATTGATAGATTCTCTAAATATAGCTAAGAAGGTATGGAAGCGTAAACCTCTTACAGGAATTCTAATACTAGGAGATAAATTACAGAAGGTGTTTACTGCACTACCTGAACATTTTACTTTTACTGATTATGATGTTCATGTTACTAGTAGTTCTAAGATAATGGAAGAGATAGATAAGATTCAGCAAGTAATGATGGAGTTCATTAAGGCTGGTCAGCTAGATCCTGACATTGCTATGGAATGTATGACTGCCAGAAGCATGACAGAGTTAAAATCTAAACTGAGTGTAGCATTTCAAAAGAGGAGAGATGAAGTACAGAATACTCAACAGTTACAGCAGCAACTTGAAGAGTTACAGAAGCAACTTGATAGAGCTAGTCAAGAGAAGGAGAAGTTGATGAACAAGATTGAGTCTCTTAATGAAGCTAAACTTGCTCTCGATAAACAGAAGATTGAGTATGATTATGAGATTGGAATTATTAAGGCTCAAGCTGACAGAGATTATAAACAGAGTACTTCTGAAAATGACACCAAACGTACAGATATAGAAGTAGCCCAACAATATGATGGGAATCAGCGAAATAACGAAATAAAGAATATATAATGGACTTACATATTAAAGTTTGTACTAACGATAACTGTAAGGTAATCATATTGGACGAAACGGCAGTAGGAGACAAAGGTTATCTTTCCGAGTCTTCTACTTCGACTATTAAGTACAGATTCAAATACTCTGATACAGTGTCAATTGATGTCTTACAACATAACAAAGTAGATAATCCTGAAATTCAATTGCCAGTATTTACATTACACGATGATGCTAATAAGTCGGTAACACTACCAGTTGGATTTGATGGATGGTTTAATGTATATCATATTGTATTGCCAACTAAGGAATGGTTTGATAGAGAGTTAGCCAAACCTGTAGGCTCGGCAATTAATATGTATAAAACTGTATACTATTCAGATGGAATATACATTTATAAGTACTTCAATGAAGCTATTAGCACTGTTACAGTAGACGAGATAGTAGAGAGAAACATAGACGACACTACTATCTCTAGAACTTACAATAACTACGTGTCTATTTGCTTCCTTAATAAATGTTATCTATCTTTGTGCCAGCAGATATTTAATAATAGGGGATTTAGTAAATGTTGGAGTAAGGACACCACAATTGCTGAATTAGCTTATAAAAGAGATTTAGTCTGGATGGCTATTAACGTAATTAAGTATATGGTTCAATTTAATCAGTTAGCTGAGGCAGAGAGAATCATAGAACAAATAGGAGGATGTAATGGACTGTGTAAATCCGAGTTTAGAAAGTGGCCAGAAAGAGGTTGTGGATGCTCTTAAGAAGAAAGTCATTTGTGAGTATACCGACTTACTCAGATATATTGAAAGGGGCCACAGATATGATTATCAGCTAATTCTAGAACAGATTAGCTTAATAGGACTGCTAGAAGATAACGAACTTAGTAGGTCTGAATTTGTAGAACAATTTTATCTTAATCATAAATGGCAGATAACACTATTTTAGTACCAGGTAGTTCTGGAAGTGAGTGTGCTAATCCAACAAACGAGGTTATAGACACATCACAATTTTTAACTATAGATGGGCATCTGGGGGAATTTAAAACAGAGTCGGATAAAGATATAGCTAGGATAAATATACGTGCAGTAGGCGTAGACGACGTATATGACAAGGCATCGGCTGACAATAGAATACAGCAAGCTGTCAAACAGTCAATGGATACCCACTTAGCTACAGACGATCCGCATAATATTCTTCCTCAGATAGAAGGTAAATTTGAGGGACTGGTGAAGCAGGATGGAACTACGCCATTTACTGCACCTCAAACTGGTGTTAATCCAGTAAGTGACTTTCATTTAACTACTAAGAGATTTGTGACTGATTTATTGAACAGTCATTTAGCTAAAACAGACCCGCATAATATAATTCCTTTAGTAGAAGAAATACTTAAGGTATATGTTACTGTTGACCAGATATATAAGAAGGCTGAATTGTACACTAAAAGTGAAGTTGACAAATTAGTTAACAATTGCATAAAGAGTGATGGCAGCGTAGCTTTCTTAAGACCTCAATTAGGAGTTACACCTAAAGCTGATAACCATTTATCTACTAAGAAATATGTAGATGATGTAATGTTTAACCATTTGGTTGATGCTGATCCACATGGATTCTTAAGCTTACTAAATCAGAGACTTAATAATTACTTCAAGAAATCAGAAACTTATTCTAGAGCTGAAACATATTCTAGAAATCAAATTGATGCAATTATTAATCAATTAGTAGCAGATGCTGCTAAAGGGGCTATAGAAGAGCATGTAAATCAATACGATCCTCATGGTACTCTTAAAGAGATTTACAGCAAACATTATGTACAGCGTGATGGCACAGTTCCGTTTACTGCACCTCAGAAAGGTGTTGAAGGAACAGAAGAGGACGACCTAGTAGTTATGAGTCAGCTGAATAAGCTGAAAGAAGAAATAGGAGAATCAGTAGATAAACTACAACCTATTTGGATTACTAGTGGTCCAGTGCAAACTACTGTAGGATTTGTAGAAGATGAAACTGAATTATCAAGAGAAGTAACATTCCAAGAAATTATGGATGCAATATTCTATGGTCAAGCAGTAGATGTTAAATCTCCTCCTACATGTATCATGGGTGATACAGTAAAAGTGGAAATGTATATTCGTGGACTTCTTACTATTCAGTATGCTGAACTTTATCAAAATGGAGAATTAATTGGAACCTTTACTTCGGATGATTTTGAAACCGGAATGCATGTAGTTAATTCGTTACCAATTTACGAAGATACTGAATTTAAATTTGTAGTAACACTATTAAATGGAGTTCAGTACGAAGCATCTTCTATTACTAAAGTTAGCTTGCATGTGTTTGTAGGATTGTTACCTAAATGGTATGTAGCCTCTAACGTAACCTTTGAATATCTTCAGGAATTAGTTAATGACGACCCTATTAACAATAAGTTTGAATCCTTTGGAGACGATGTTACAGAAATCAAACACAAGTATGAATTCTCATCACCTAAAGAACTCAAACATTTATTTGTTGCAATACCTAAAGATTACAACGATTTAATTGGGGTTGTTACTCCTGCTCAAGAATTTGGAATTGAAGCATTTGATGTTATCAGTGATATTCCATTTAAAGTTCCAGGAGCTCCAGAAGATGTTATATATAAACTCTATGTATATAGAGAAGCGTTAGCAATGTTAAACTCAGAAGTAACATTTAAATTCGAAGAATAATGGGAAAGTATTCCGAACTAATTGGTAGCTTCAAACGTATGGGTAGTTTCCCTATGGAAGCCAACTTCATATTTGAGAATGAAACTGCCCTAAAGGACTTTTACAGCTCCCCAGAAGAAGCTGCAACTCTTCATAAGGGATTGCTTAAACTAGTAGCTGACTCAGCCACAGGAGAGCAATCCCTGTGGTGGGTTACTAAGAAGCAGACGAATGATGAGTTAGAATTTACTAAACTTATTGATTCTACTTCAGTAGAAAGTCTAGAGGAGCTAGCAGAGAAGTTAGAGAAAGAGATTTATGACAGACAAGTAGCTGATGATGCAATTTATGGAAGTTCTGACCATACAGTTGTTCCGGAAGATCTTAATAGCTTGCTTAAAATAGCAGAAGCAATTGCTGAGTTAAGAGAGGCTATAAAAGAAGATGGAGGTAAGGTAGACACTATTAAAGAAGAACTTAAAGCTACGGTAGGTACTGAACTTGATGACATTAGAGAGTATCTGAAGACTCTTGATTATCAGTCACTTACAGCTGTTTCAAAAGAATTACATAGATTCTTAGCAACTAGAGAACCTGATACTGATTCTATTGACACATTTCCAGAATTACTTGATTTCTTAGCTGGATTCAAGGATACTGATGTGTTGCAAGATGTACTAGATACACTGGTTGCAGATATAATGGGAGATCCTCTTCCAACTGAACCTTTTAGAACTCTTAGAGGAATAGAGGACTTTGTTAGAGAATTTAAAGCACAATCTGAGAATACAGATGCTAATTTACAAACTGAACTAGACCAGACACAAGTTGGTGTGGGACTTAGTGGTGATGGAGCATATAATCCTGATAAGGAAACTTATTATTTGAAAGATGCTACATCAGTAATGAATGCACTTAAAATTCTCGACAGTCTTATTAACGAAGCTATTAATAACTGCAACTTAGAAGTAGAAGATACTAACACAGTTGATTTAACTATTAATAAGCAGACTACTAAAACCGTATTATCAGCTGACGTTAAAATCTCTACTAACGATGGTAATGGTATTCAAGCTAAGAATGACGGACTATTCTACAAACTAGAAACTGAATATGAGAATGGAATCTTAACTGTAAAGGTTAATGATAACATTATTAGTAGGCATACTATAGGATTATCTACTATTGTAGAAAGTGCTAAATACGACCCAGACCAGGAAGCTATTATAATGGTGTTTAAACTCCTTGATGGAAGTAAACAAGAATTAGTAATTCCTGTAGGAACACTTATTAGGGAATGGGAAGTTGATAACAGCCATCCTACTAAGGTTGTAGTTCTTGAAAAGGAAGATGTATTAGGAGGAGGTACCGATAAGCTATCAGCAGACGTTAGATTGTATGTTGATAAGTATCAAATACTTGAGAAGAGAGATAATACTCTCTATGTAAAGGGTACTACAGATAACCTAACTCATAATGATGAAGCTCTTGATGTAGTTATTGATAGAATTATATCTGGTGGTTCTGATACAAATGACGCATTACAGGCTGAAATTAATAGAGCTAAAGCAGCTGAACAAGCATTAGATAATAAAATTACTGCTGAAACTACTAGAGCTGATAAAGTTGAAACTCAACTTAGAAACGATTTAGATGCAGAGATTAAGCGTGCCACTGGAGTGGAAACTGATTTGCAGAAGCAAATTGATAATCTTCAAGATTCAACTAGTACAGATATTTCTGAATTAGAAGCTGCACTTAAAGCGGAAGTAGAAAGATCTACTGAGAAGGATGCAGCTCATGATACTGCGATATCTGAAGAGGTAGCAAGAGCTACAGAAGCAGAGAATCAGCTAAGAAGAGACTTAACTACAACTAATGAGAAGGTTACTGCTAACACTGCTAATATAGAGAAGAATGCGGATGCTATAGCTAAGGAAACTGAACGTGCTACAGCAGCAGAATCTAGCTTATCAGACGGACTTAGAGCTGAAATAGAAAGAGCAACTACTAAGGAAACTGAACTAGAAGGTGCAATAACTACTCATATTAACGATACTAACAACCCACATAACGTAACTAAAGAGCAAGTAGGTTTAGGGAAAGTAGACAATACTACAGATTTAGAGAAACCTGTCTCAGTAGCAACACAGGCTGCTTTAGATACTAAAGCGGATAAAACTTATGTTGATGCACAATTAGATACTAAAGCTCCTATTGATTCTCCAGTATTTAAGGGCAATCCTCAAGTAGAGAATCCTCCAGCACCAAATGATAGCTCTAATAGAATCCCATCTACAGCATGGGTGAATGAAACTATTAAAAATTCAGTCAGTGATGGTCTGGAGGCACATATAAAAGATTTTAATAATCCACACAAAGTAACAGCAGAACAAACTGGTGCATATACTAAGGAGCAAGTTGATGGACTTCTTGATACTAAAGCGGACTTAGTAGATGGCAAGATACCAGCAGATCAGCTTCCCGATGATGTTAAGGATTCTGTTCACTATGATGGAACATGGGATGCTGCTACCAACTCACCTGCATTAGTTCCCGGAGATAAAGATTCTACTGGTAAATATTACCTAGTTACATCTAATGGTGTCTTTGACGGAATACAATACAATAAGGGAGACCTCATTATTAATGCAGATGGTCAATGGATTAAAATAGACAACACTGACTTAGTAACCTCTGTCAATGGTAAAATAGGTGATGTAGTAATCAGAATAGCTGATATTGAAAACCTACAGAATATCTTAGATAGTAAGGCTAATAGTAGTGATGTTTATACTAAGCAGGAAATTGATAATAAGCTCACTGATTTATTAAATCAACATACTCAAGATATTGAGAATATTCAACAGAGTATTACTAATATTGAAGGGGATATTACTAACCTTACTAACAATAAGGCAGATTTAATAGATGGTAAGATTCCTACTAATCAGCTTCCAGACTCTATCATTGGAGGAATGAAGTATATGGGCACCTGGAGTGCTAAAGATAATGACCCACAACTTAACAATGGAGATCCAACTCAAGACGGCTGGTATTACATAGTATCAGAAGCTGGTGAGAGATTTGGAGAGGTCTTTGACGTTAAAGATTGGGTTGTTAACTCTAAAGGTACTTGGGGTAAAATTGACAATGTAGATTCTGTAGTTTCAGTAAATGGCAAGAAGGGAATAGTAATCATAGAAATAGGTGACATTCCCGGATTGAAGGATGCAATAGACAAGGGAGGTACAGGATTAGAAGACCATATAACTGATTACAATAATCCTCATAGAGTTACTGCTGAACAGGTAGGGTCTTATACTAAAGAGGAAACAAATAATCTGTTAAGTAATAAGGCGGATTTAGTAAATGGTATTATACCTGAAAACCAGATTCCAACTAACATTAGAGAGTCAGTCCATTATGAAGGTACTTGGGATGCAGAGACTAATGCACCAGCTCTTAAACCTCAACAACCTGAAGCTAACGGATTCTACTACTTAGTAACTGTTGCTGGTAGATTCAACGGAGTTGATTATGAGCCAGGAGACTTAATTTTAAATGCGGGTGGTCAGTGGGTAAAGATTGATAATTCTGATTTAGTTACTTCAGTTAATGGAATGATAGGAGATGTTATTATTAACATACAAGACATTCCAGGACTTGAAGATAAATTGAATGGAGCTGAAGGAGACTTTAGTGAAATCAATAAAGCCATAGAAGAAATCAGAAATAATATTATTAATCTTACTAATAATAAAGCTGATCTAGAGGGTGGCATAGTTCCCGAGAATCAACTACCAGAAACAATTAAAGGTTGTCTTAAATATCATGGTTCATGGAATGCTGCTGATAATGATCCTATGTTATCCAACGATGATGTTGATAAAGAAGGATGGTATTATATAGTATCTAGTGCTGGAACTAGATTTAACAACTCGTTTGCTGTAGGTGACTGGGTAGTTAATTCCGGAGGTACTTGGACTAGAGTTAATAATGCTGATGCAGTAATTTCTGTAAACGGACAATCTGGAATTGTTAATATTGAAATTGATGATATTCCTGGATTAAAGGATGCTCTTGATAGTACTGATAAACTTATAGATGATCACATTAGGGACTTTAACAATCCTCATAAGGTTACTAAAGACCAGATAGGATTAGGCAAAGTAGAGAATTATTCTCCCGCTGAAATGCCTATTAGTAATGCAGTCCAAACTGAGATTACTAGAATTGATAAAGAACTCTTAGGTGCAGCTACTGATTTAACAGCACATATTAAGGATACAAATAATCCTCATCAGACTACCAAAGAACAGGTTGGACTTGGCAAGGTAGATAATACAAGTGACTTAGAGAAGCCGATTTCAGTACCACAGCAAAATGAATTTAATAGAGTGGACAGAGAGCTTGATAAGAAAGCCTTACAAACTGACTTAGCAGCGCATGTCTCTGATTTCAATAATCCACATCATGTTACTAAGGAACAAGTTGGATTGGGTAAAGTGGATAACACTTCAGACCTTGAGAAACCAATCTCTATTGCAGTTCAAGAAGCTCTTAATAATATTAAGATTGATGCTACTGGATATGCTACTAAAGAGGAACTTACTAATCACATTAATGATAAGAATAATCCTCATAATGTAACTAAGGAGCAGATAGGACTTGGTAATGTAGATAACACGTCAGATATGAATAAGCCTATTTCTACAGCTACTCAAATGGCTTTAGATAAGAAAGCAGATGTTCATCACAGTCATACAATGACTGATATTACTGACTTAGAAAATCTACCTATTATTAAGGGATTTGTAACTGTGTTATCTGAACTTCCCGAATCTGCAACTGGAGGTGATAAATACATCATGTCTACACAGGTAGGTTCTGGCAGCACTAGATACACTCTACTTGAATTTGATGGAGCTACAGGAACCTGGAAACAGAAGTTATTAACCACAGGAGGAATTGCAGCTGTAATTGATGGAGATGTATGGGAGCTTACTAGTAAAGGTATTAAGAGAGTACTCGATGCTGACGACTATAAGTATTTCTATGATAAAGTATGGGGAGAAACTAAAGACTTAGTTCAATCTATAGAATGGGACGATACTGTTAGTAATAAGATAAGATTAAAGGTTACTACCAAGAAATCTTATGCAGATCCTAATACTGATGAAGCTACTAAACCAACAGTTACTCCTAAAGTAACATATATTGATATTGAGAAGGAAAGATTTATGTCTTCTGCCTACTCAAGACCTGCTACTCAGGAGGATGTTAATAATGGTTATGCTAGTAAAGTTGGCGTTCCAGTTCTTGTGATTGAGCTTACTACTGGTGATGAGATAGTTATCGACTTAACTGATACGATGAACATCTATGACCCGATAGATACATCTTCTATTAATATGGAAGTATCTAATTGGACTGGTACTGCTGCTACATCATACAAAATCTCTGCAACTCTTAAAATTGCTGAGAACTCTGATGCAGTCAAACTAGTAGATAATGGTACTTCTGGTGTATATGCTAGACTAGATAAGAAGAATACAAACTCAATTCAAATGGTTGATGATGGTTCTTTATCTGCTAATCTAGTAATTGATACTGCTAAGAATAATCTTTCTGACATATTATTAACTATAGGAGCTGCTGGATTATCCGCCCAATTTATAGTAGGAGAATATGACTAAACCATTGAAACAAGCACCAAGACCACAGAATATGAGCCAATTAGATTATTTATGGACCTATTTTGGCTCATATGAAGTGTCTGATTCCTTGGATACTCCAAACTCTATACCAACTTCAGAAGCCGTTAAACAATTTGTGACGGCTTCTGAGGTAGGCATAGTAGAATTAGGCACTGAGGAGTTAAGTAATAATAAAATCAAGATATTTGGTTTAGATGCTAATGGACAAGAACTAACATCTGTTCAGATAGATAAAGATGTTAAAGTTGTTGGATTCACTAGACATAAACTAACACAAGAAGATGTAGATAATGGAATTCCTGGAATTGTAGGAGAAGAATGGTTAAAGCTTACAAATTCTGATGGTTCTGAATTCTTCGTAAGCTTAGAATCCTTTAATATAAAGGGTCATGAGACTGATACTACTATTACTGAGGTGATAGATAGTGTAGTAAGTTCTACAGTTAAGATTAATAATCCTACTCTTACCAGAACAGTAGATATTAAAACTACTCCTCATGGTATATACGCTGATCTAGTTATTAATCCTGACACCAAGTCAAAGGTCTTAGTAGTTAAGGGTAAGAACGGAATTGAATGTCAGTTTAACTGGCAGGATACTAATACAGCTGTAGGTCTTCAAGCACTTACGTTTGCTGCTTATCAACTCATAACTCCAGACCCTGGTACCATTTACTTCATCACTGATGAGAAGGCTATCTATTTCCAAGGAGCGAAATATTCTGCTGTAGGATTGGACCCTAATCAATATGCTACTAAGGATGACTTAAAGTTTGCTGTTAAGGAAGAAACTGATAGAGCAGAAGCCGCTGAGGAAGCTTTAGAAGAGAAGATTGAAACTATTGAACTGGGATTGTCTAAGATGGTTAAGTGGATAGATATCAAGACTGAAGAGAATCCTAATAGAAAGGCTATAGTATTGGGTAATCATGATACTTTATTAGGAACTACTACAGACGGTAATACTTATAATTTAGCTATGATTTCTAAATGGAATATAGCTGATTTTGGTACTACTAAACTTCCACTTAATTTTAATGGACTTAATAAGAGACCTACATACAATGATAAATATGTAATCCCAGTATTAGATAACGTACCTACAACAGAATTACCTAGTCGTAAAGCCCTTACACTAGAGAATGGAGACATGATTATAGGTAAGAATACCAAAGGTGGTTCTGGCAATCTTATTATGGTTAACAGGTGGGATGTAGTTGATATAGGTACCCCTTCTATGCCACTAAATTTAAATACCCCAATAGATAAAAGACCTACAGTTCAAACCAGTGGACAATCTGGTGAACAAGCTAATGAGATTGCATATTTGAGTGATTTAAGTTGGACAGACGTATAATTATGGCTAAATTCTTCTTTAGAGGTTTAAAAGAAAAGTACAGTGCAGAATTGCACGCTAACGGATTCTATGTAGCTACTGATACACATGAGCTTATTGCTGGTGGTGTAACTGTAGGCATTAATCCAGAACAGATGCAAGCTATTTTAGATTTCATGGCTAGTAAAGGCCAACCTAATGGACTAGCTACTCTTGACGAGAATGGTAAAGTACCAGTATCTCAATTAAATGGAGAACTTGCTAGAGTAGTAGGTTTGGAATCTTTTGTAGCTGATAGAGCAGCTCTAGATAGTATTGAAGCAGAAGTGGGAGATAAATATTATACTGAAGCAGAGAAGAAGATTTACACTAAGACAGTAGATGGTTGGGATGAAGGTCAAGAGCCTCATAGTGATACTATCTACAATCACAGACTTCCGGACTCAGAAGGTAGAACTAATGTAATCTATAGATGGGATGGTCAGACGATGGTAGAAATTTCTGCTTCTATTGCCCTAGGTGAAGTAGAAGGAACTGCTTATGAAGGTAGTAAAGGTAAAGCTAATGCTGATAAAATTACTAAACTGCAATCTGACCTAACTTATGTAGCTAATACATTAATTCCTGAAATGAATACTAATACGGCTAAAGCTTTAGCTCAAAAAGTAGACTGGGATGCAGCTAAGAAAGTAATTAGTTTACCAGCAGACGGTTCTATTTCAGCATTAAGACCGGGTCAAGAAGGTGTAGAGAGTCCTGAAGGTGGAGTTCTTGTTGCCCAAAGACAATATGATTCTGATGTAGTTACAGAGATTGGTACTACTAAGAATAAGTTAACTCTTAATTCAATTGATGGTAAAGTTAAGGTTGATTATCCTGGTGGTTCTAAGACCGTAGCATATGCAGAAGATGTTGCTACTAATGAAGCATTTGATGAACTAAACACAAAGGTTGGAGATCCAGGTAATGGTAGTACAGTTCCTCCCACTGGAATCTTTAAACTGATTCATGATGATGAGGTTACTGTAGCTGAAGCTCTTAATGATTTGAATGAAAGAGTTGGAGAAACTCCAGTAGTGGATCAAATTCAAACGGCAGTTGACGCTCTGAAAGGCGGAGTATCTACCGAATATGATACATTAAAGAAGATTGAAGACCTACTTAAACAAGGAGATACTGATACTTTAGCAGCAGCTAAAGAGTATACAGATGCTTCATTTGAGTGGTTTGATGTAGAGTAAAATAATAAAGGAGGAGCTGAATACTTCTCCTTTATATAATCTAGTGATATGGCAATTAATAAGAAATTAATTCACTTTAAGAATAAAGAAGCTTTTGATAGAGAGCTTCAAGCTGGAAACATAATGGACACTTCTATCTGTTGGATTCCAGACGCCAAATTTATTTACACCAGAGGAACTTATTGGTATTGCTCATCTAAATCTGATGCTGAAATTCAGCAATTGATATCTGACATAGAGACTCAGCTTAGCAATAAAGTTGATAAGGTAGAAGGTAAAGGACTTTCTACTAATGACTTTACTGATGATTTATTAAATCTACTAAAGAAAGTAAGTAAGCCTCTTAACTATAAAGGTTCAGTTCCTACATATAATGATTTGCCCACTGAAGGTAATTTGGAAGGAGATGTATGGAATGTTACTAAAACAGATGTTAATTATGCATGGACTGGTACTGACTGGGATCCATTTGGTTCGTCAGCAGTAAATATTGTAGATGACCTTACTACTGGAGGAACTAGTGCTGCTCTATCTGCTGAACAGGGTAAAGTACTCAAAGGATTAGTTGATACTAAAGTAGATAAAGTATCTGGTAAACAATTATCAACTAATGATTACACCACTGCTGAGAAGGACAAATTAGCAGGATTATCTAATTACAATGATGCAGACTTAAAAGCAAGCATTAAACTTAATTCCGATAACATAGCATCTATGGATGCAGCTTATAAGGCTGCTGATGAAGTTCTTCAGGATAATATAGATGCAGAGAAAGTTGCTCGTACTGCTGCTGATAGTAAATTACAGAGCGATATTAGTGCAGAAGAGACTAGGGCTGTGTTAGCTGAATCTGAGAATTTGGCTGTTATTAAGGCAGAGACAGAAAGAGCTAAAGCAGCAGAAGACGAAATCAGAGCTGTTGCTGGAGGCAGTAGTACTGCCGATGGTGGGGATATTCCTATCTGTCCTTTATATAGACAAGCTAATATAATGTATACTAAAGTACCAGAAAATATCAAAGACACAGCTACTCTTGCAGCATACATTATGTGTTATAACAAGCCTTACATAGGCAAGCCTATCAATAGAATTAAAATGATGCTTGCCACTCCAGGTAGATGTAGAATCTCCATCTTCAATGAACATATCTTTGATGCTAATCCTACTTTAGAAGCTTCATTAGTTAAAGATTTAGTGAATGTCGTATGTACATCCACTGGTTATAAATATTGGGATTTAGATGAAGATGTAGTAGTAGAAGAGGGGCAATTCATTGGTGCTTGGTACACAGCTGATTGTGCTAGATATACTCACAATAATGATTTAACCTACCAGACTGCATATCCTTCTGGATGGGTTGGGAGAACCAACTTAACAACAGAAGCGATACCTAAAGAAGATTGGGAGAATAAACGTTCTTTAGGATATTTAAATGTAGGATTGTATCGTAGAGGTGATGGTTCAGACTTTGAATGGGGCAAGCTAGATGAATCAGCAAATACTCGAAGCAGTGTTGATAATGCTTATTATCCCAGGGGACAGGAAAAGTTAGTAGGTAAAACCATCTACAAACTAAGATTGAAGGTTTTAACAGTAGGCTATTTGACTATTAACCTAATTAATAACTACGGTAAAGCTAATGCTAAAGTTCTTAAATCTTGGAAATTGTACATTAGGCAATTAGGAGTCCAGACAGTGAGACTTCCAGAGGACATTACTTTAGAAGCCGGGCAGGGTATCGGAGTGTATGCAGAAGGTGATACCTGTGCTTTTGCTTATGGAGGAACGCCATTCGGAACTAAATACGCATTAAATGGATGGTACCAATATACAGCACATAATTATGCTACAACTCCTGGAGGAAACACTAACCAGCCTTTAGGAATTGCTCTTATCGAAAGAGGTAGTAAACTATCATCCTTAGAAGATAAAACTATATCTATTCAAGGAGACTCAATTAGCACATTTGCAGGAACTATTACTGATGGTAATGCAACTTACTACAGTGCATCTCACAAGCTTGTTAATAGTATTGATGCTACATGGTGGGGATTACTTATTAATGAGTGCAGAATGAGACTTATCAGAAACGATGCATGGTCTGGCTCTAGAATCAGTGGTACTGGAGATAATGCTATGTGTAGTGTAGCCAGATGTTCCAATATAAAGCATATTGATTCGACAGTGGATACATATCAATATGGAGCTCCTGAAATCATAGTCGTAATGGCTGGAACTAATGACGTGTCTGGTAATGTAGAAATGGGAACAGCTGATGGAGCCGTTACTACCTATATGGGAGCATTTAAAACTATGCTTGCTAATCTAAAATCGCAATGCAGAAATGCCAAAATAGTAGTATTCCAATTGTATAGAGGTAATGTTTTAGACTATGCTAATAGTGGTGGTAAGCACCAATATGAATATCAAGAAGCTATGGCAAATTTATGTAGAAGATATGGAGTTTACTATATAGGCCCGGAACATTTTGACTTAAGCTTTCCAAACCTACAGTATTATACTTGTGATAACAGTTTAAGTGATTATGGACTTCCTACTTACACTAGTGCAGATTATCTACATCCTAACATGCAAGGCATGGAAAGAGTTTATGCTGGAGTTAGGGCTTATTTAGAGAGTTTATATTAATAAATATGTTATAAATAGGGGGGGGGGCATTACCCCTTCCTCCTGTAATTACTAAGTAATTATGGGACAAATAACTGGTAAAGACAATAATAGAGTTCCTACCGTGAAAGAATGTAATGATGCTTATGGTGGCAATTATATGACAGAAAGTCAGGTGGCTGAAGCAATAAGTGACGCAACAGCTAACTTTTTAACCTCAACCGATTTCAAAATGGCGTTCGGTGCTGCCAGTGGATATATTAAGTTCCCAAATGGATTTATGATACAGGCAGGTCACGGTGGAAGACAAACTACAGACAGACAAAGTTTGAGTTTTTATACTCCATTTCCAACCAAATGTGTTGCTGTAGTAGTATCAGGAGAACGAAGTGGGGATGGAGCTAATGGTTATAACTATGTATATAATGTAACCAGATACGGTTTTGAAGTTTCCTTTGATAAATCACCTGGTTATTATATAGCAATTGGATATTAAAATATGGGATATATTACTAATTTGAGTTCAAATAGAACCCCCACAGTCCAAGCTTGTAATGAAGCATATGGTTTCGATGCAGGTTCTATATCGGGGGGGGGGATTACTTTAGGACCACATGATTCTAATAGGTTCATGATTAATGTGTATTATACTACACCAGTAGATTTGAGAACAATTTTAAAAGATACAGACCCAATTAATTGTGTATATGCATTTATAATTGTTGCTGACGAAGTTTATCATACTGTCTGGCTGTATAGAGGGTCAGATGGTAAGTTTAAGCCTAATGGCTCTTGTTATAAAGATAACGATGGATATAGATTACATCTGCATATACAATGGCACAGCGATGGTACAGCAAGTTACGAACATATATATTTGCAGCCTGACGGCTATACTATTGAGGCAAATTGGGTAGAATAAGACACTAGTACTTCCATGGTGTCTATAATTAATAACTTAAACATTTATAACTATGGCGGCAGAAGACCCTAGGTTTCTATTGCATTTCAAGACTTTAGCTAAGTTTAATGAGAAACTAGCTGATGGTACAGTGAGTGCAGACAAGCATCTAGTATTTATTAAGGATGCTAAGCAAGTATGGTTCAAAGGAACATATTATGCAGATAATGTTAAGATGGATGGTATTACTGACTTCTATAATGGCTGGAGTATCACTCAGAGCAGTGCTACTACTCTAACTATAACTCTTACTGGCAAGAGATGGAATGCTAACACAAGAGCGTGGGAGGCTATTAGTAAACCTCTATCTGTTAACTCTGTTACTCAGTCTGTAGCAGGACTTATGAGTGCAGCAGATAAAGTTAAATTGGATGGATTGAATATTAATAACGTTAGTAATATATCATTCTCATCAGATGCAGCTAAAGTAACAGCAACTATCAGCAAAGATAATGGTAATACGGCTGATACTTCTACAACTGTGAATTTACCAGTAGCATCCTCTACTAGTGCGGGTTCTATGAGTGCTACTGACAAGATAGAATTAGATAGAATTAGTACTGCTAACTTTGCTCTTGGAGCAGTAACTCCTACTGCATCTACTGTGGGAATAGCTGCTAGTAAGACTACTATCTCTAGTGGAGCTAGTGCAGCCAACAACATTACTCTTCCAGCAGCTACTCAGTCAGTGGCAGGTGTAATGACAGCAGCAGATAAAGTTAAATTGGATGTTACACTTCCCAATTTAATCGATAGCAACAAAACTAATATAGATAATTACACTGTTAACGGCTTTAAAATTTCTACTAACCCTGTATTAGATGGAGCTGATATCAAAATAACTGGATACACCAAACCTTCTACTACCGGAGCTTTAGCGGCCGCTGATAGTGTCAATGGTGCTCTTGGTAAGTTAGAGAAGAAATTGGATGATGAAGTAACTAACAGAACTAATGCTGTTTCAAATCTTACCAATACAGTAAATAGTAATAAGAGTACTATTGACAATTATACTATTAACGGTGCTAAAATCTCTACTAACCCTAAAATAACTGTAACAGTAGGAGGATCTGGTAATGCTGTAACCACAGCTTCATTTAGTGGGACTGTGCTGACTCTTACTAAGGGAGCTACGTACAATAACTACTCTCATCCAGCTGGTTCTGGGGCTAGTAAATCTACTGGCTTGTATAAATTTAGTACAGATAGTACTAGTCATATCAGTGGTGTTACAGCAGTAACTAAATCTGATATAACTGCCTTAGGTATTCCTAGCTCTGATACTAATACTACTTACAGTTTCTCAAGTGGAAATGGTGGCTTTACTGTAACTCCTAGTGGGGGTTCTACTCAAACAGTATCAATAGGTAAGCCTTCTACAGCAGGTACAGCAGACAAAGTAGCTAATACATTAACCTTTACTGGTTATCAATCTAAATCATATAATGGATCTGCTGCTGTAAGTGTAGCTATTCCTAGTAGAGTTAGTGACTTAACTAATGATAGTGGATATATTACTAGCTATACAGATACTAAGAATACTACTGGTTCAACTAACAGTTCAAGTAAACTGTATTTAGTTGGAGCTACATCCCAAGCTTCTAGTCCTGTTACTTATTCTAATTCAGGAGTATATACACAAAGTGGTGCTGTTTATGCATCTGCTGGGTTCTATGATACTTCAGACATGAGAGTAAAGGATAACATAGAATCCATAGATGTATCTAAAGCTGATAAAATACGATTAGTAGAATTTGATAGAACAGACAGAGAACATCATGGCTACGGAGTTATAGCTCAAGAACTTGAAACCGTATACCCATCAATGGTTAATACCGATGAGAATGGCTTTAAGACAGTTAACTATAGTGAAATATATGCAGTTAAAATAAAGTATCTTGAAGATAAAATTGCAGCTTTAGAAGCCGTAGTCGATAAATTAATAAGTAAATAATTATGGCAAATAAAGTAGCATCTAAACGATGGATTTATTCAAACTTCTCTGTAGGAAGCTCTAGTAATGAATGTGCTACTAAAACTGAAATTCTGGGATTTGGATTATATATAACTAATGATTCTAGTTATGCATCTAATCAACTAGTAAGGGAGGAAGATATTTACCTTCCAGCTTGGACATATTCTTTCTCAGTTTCTAATTGGGATAAAAATGTTGGAGAATCTGGTGGAACTACTTCCTCTATTAGTATATCTTCAAGCAAATCCAGACTAGGAACAACTGAAAGTGTAGGATGGAGTATAGATTCTTCTACAGTACCTAGCTGGATTACTTGGAATTCGTCAAGTATGACGTTTACAGTAGCATCAAATAGTAGTACCTCGTCCAGAACTGCTAATATCTATTTCGAGCAGGATGAATCCGGTAAGAGAGATTATGCTAGAGTTACTCAAGCTGAAGCTACTCCACCTGTAGATACTTATGTATTTACTTGGTTTGATGGTAGTACCTCAGATGTTAGCGCAAGCTTCCCGTGGGATTTCTCTGCTAATGGAACTGCTGCTGATATACCATTAGTATCTACTAAGAATGGTAGTAGTCAATCTTGGAGTGTGTCTAGCGAACCTAGCTGGATAGTTACTTCTACTACTAGTAGTAAAGTTATTATTAATGTATCTGATAATAGTGGATCTGCAAGAAGTGGCACTATTGTATTGACTCAATCTGGCAGTAATAAGACTTTGAGAATTAATGTTACTCAAGCTGGACATACTCAAGTTACTACCTATAATTATGTCTTTTGGACATCAACTAGTGGTGGTACATCAACTAGTGGTTCATTTGGACAATCTGGAAGTAGTATTCAGCCCCAAATTTATAGCTACAGAGAAACAATAGTAGATGGTACAGTAACTTCACGTGATGCAATAAGTTTTAGCTATACTGACAAACCTAGTTGGATTACTGGAGAAGCTGTTAGTACAGGTTATAATCCTCCTAACTCCCCTACGTATTATGCTAAAATGACAGCATCAGAGAATACTTCAGTAGATGCTAGAAGTTATGATGTAGTTATAACTCAGAGTGGTTCTGATAAGGAAATTACTATCTCAGTAAGCCAGCCTGGTAAAGCTAATGAGTACACGTTTGAAATTAGGAAATCTGATGAGGAATATACTGGTAAAACAAGTATTACATTTGATGTTCCTGCAAGCACTGTTGGTTGGTCTGGAAACTATGCATATAGATCTAGGAAGAATGGAGAACAATTTGCTAATGTAAGCTTCTCATCTAGTGCGAGCTGGCTTCACGTTGAAAGTAGTGGTGCATACACTGTAGATCATAATACAGGTAGCTCATCTAGATCCGGTACTATTACATTAACTCAAGCTGAGTCTGGATTAAAATGTTATGTTTATATTAATCAAAGCGGTTATACTCCTACATATACGTTTAATGTATCTCCAACAAATTTAAGTGTGACTGCGGCGGAAACTAATGAGACTCTTACAGTGAATTCTTATAAGACTGTACTTGAAAGCGACGGTAGTGAAACTACAGAATCTCTAGATTACGAATTCTCGTCAGATGCAAGTTGGGTTAATGCTGCGAGAACTACAACCAACACTACGTATATAACTATAGCAGAAAACTTAACAGTTGCTAAGAGAAATGCTAAGATTACTTTAACCCAAGCAGAGAGTGGTGCTCAAGCATTTACTAATGTTACCCAAGCTGGGAAAGTACAATCTGATAATAAGTTAACTATTACAAGTGTAACTTATGAAGATGCATACCTATTTCCACCAGGAATAACACCAGTTGTAGGTTCTGAAGTATACTTAAAGGTCCTGCTTCCGAATACATTTACTTGGAAAACTTCTTCTGGATTGGCTATAAACAGAGGAACAGCTTATGCTGGAGATATATGTAATATTTATGTATTTGAAAATAGTAGATATAAGTTAGTTAAATCCTTCGAACTAAAAACTGGAACACAAACTGTTATTATATAAAGATTAACATAAGTTAGATAAGAGTAATAGCGGATTCCTTACTTTAGGGGTTCGCTATTATCATTTACAGGTATGCAATAAATTTTATGTTAATGAGTGTTAAATAATTAGGATATATCAGATATTTAACGTACCTTTGCATTATTTCAGGCATTTAACAAGTATGCTAAAGATTTAGCTTCTAATTTATTTCATTTAAACAGTGTAGCTAGTCAAGCGGTAATTACGTATGTAGTTAAGAATATGGAAGATAAATATGGTAAATATTTAGAGATATTTACTGATGTAAACGGCAATATTAATGTAGATTTATTAGGTAACGCAGCTAAAGCAGAAATGAAAGATAAATACCCAGATGGATACGTTACTAATATATTTGGTAAGCCAGTTAAGTTTAATGATGAGGATATAACTCAATTACTTAATCTATTTAAACAATTTAAACAAAATAAATAAATCTAATTCGAGCCATGATTAAATTACAATTAAAGCGCATATTCAAAGGAAGTACTTATACAATAGGTAAATTATATGTAAATGGAGAGTACTTCTGTGATACTTTAGAAGATACTGATAGAGGATTAACATCTGAAATGCCTATTAGTAAAATAAAAGATATTAAAATATATGGTAAGACTGCAATCCCTACCGGAACATACAAGATAGTTATGAATGTGGTAAGCGAAACATTTAAGAACAGATCTTGGGCTAAGCCTTATGGAGGTAAACTTCCTAGATTAGTAAATGTTCCTGGTTATGAAGGAGTTCTTATTCATGTAGGTAATACTGCTGACGATACATCTGGATGCTTATTAGTTGGAAGAAATAAAGTTGTTGGAAAGGTTACTGAAAGTACTGCTACGTTTGTGGAATTAATGAACATATTAAGAGATGATTCTAATATAGAGATAACAATAGAGTAAATATGGAAACTTTGTTTGGAAGGACTTATGATCATATAGGAAGTACCGACTCCGATTTTATTATTAAAACTAGAGGCCAAGTTAAGATCCAATGGGGTAAAGTGTTTATTGATCTTATAAAAGATGGTAAGATAAACGTCAACTCTGATATATTTAATATAGTAGATACTGTAAATGATGTAAAAGGAGCTGATGGAATTTACTATGTAAAAGAAGATGGCTCAGTGTATATTCTTATTGACGGCAATGTAATAAATATTGCTGGGGAATTAGGAACTACTTATGTTTCTTTTAAGGGACCTCAAGAGACTACTGGAGACGAGAAGTATACAGCCTTAGCAAATATAGGATTCATATATAAGACCTTAAAAGAGGCACAAGCTTCAGGTATTCCTAATAGTATGTTGTATGTAGAAGAAACTGGGTTGTTATATTATATAAGGAATGGAGAGCTAATAGAATTTACTACTAGTATTCCTAATCCATATACTGAACAATTTGTAGTTAGTAAGGTAGATCAATCTTCTGAAGGAGCTATAGTCGTACAAGGGTCAGGTAAAGAGAATAGCCTAATTGTAGGTAATATGTATCTTTACCAGAATGAACAAAGATCTATAATTTACAGTCCTAATAATATAGTTTTAAATGCCGGAAATACTGATATAGTAGAAGTAACACCCCAAGAAATGAAAGTTAACTATCCTGCTAATTTTAAGAGGGAAGTTACTTCTAACATGTTTATGTCTCCTGGAGCTACTGAGAAACTTGGATTTAGACTTTACTTAGAAAGAGGTGAGTCTACCCTAGAGGTTGATAATATAGTAGTTAGGAAGGGAATTCCTGGATATATAGAAACTACTCATAAGGAATTATTACAGTTAATAGAAGATAGGGGTTTAGGACTTTTACAGAAATACTGTATTATGGATTTCCAGAACGAATGGGAGTTAACTACCGAAGATGATACAATTGAAAATGAGAGTGAAGTAGAGGATGAAGATTCTGACGATTCTAAGGAATCAACTGAGGCATATAATACAAGACCGATAATAGTTACAGCCGCAGGACCTAACAGCATTACTAGGACTGGTTATTTCAGAGATAAGCCCGAATGGATTATAGAGTACGATATTAACTATCAAGATAGAATATTAGTTCCTACTATGGATGAGAACGGAGCTATAACAAGGACTCCAGTAGAAGCTAAGGGAAGAATTACCAAACTTACAGATGAAAACGGAAATAGCTGTAATTATGATTTTAAACATCTGACATTCTTAATAAATGATAATCTATATTATACTTTCGGAGGAACTACTGATTTAAGTTCTACAGATTCATTTAAGAATGTTAGATTAAATTTAACTAATCCAGCTAGATATGGTAATAATGGTATTGATTCTATAAGCGTAAATGAAGGTAATAATATAGTTCTTAGCGGAACTTATAATAATGTACAGTTAGGTACTATAAACAATTCATTTACTTTCGATGGTACTATGAGCAATGTCAAAGTTATAGGATCATTATCTAATGTAATATTTGATAAGAATTCTGGATCTACAGTGGTTAATAATTGCATGATAGACAACCTATCAGAAATTACATTCAGAGGTCCTATAGAGTATTGTACATTTCATAATACATTATCTGGATATGATTTTACTAAGGAGAAATATCCATTACTATATGACAGCTCTAAAGTTAAGGATATATATTTAAACAACTCTAAAGTAAACATAATCTGTATTCCGGATATAGTATTCCCGGGAATGATAGTAATGTATAATGGGCAGGCTCCTATACCAACTGGCTGGCATGTCTGCGATGGAACTGGAGGTACTCCCAATTTAGTAGGAAGCTTTATTAAGGCTGGCATATCTGCTGGAGAAACTGGAGGTAAGGAAGAGATTGAACTAAAGATAGAGAATCTGCCTCCACATACTCATAAGTTCTCACAATCTTCAGTAACAACCTCTGAAAGTGGGGAACATTCTCACATATATAGAGCACCAGTACCAGGTGATAGTGATAATGCTAACGATAGAACAGTACAAAGAAGTTCTACAGATGCATTAACTTCTCCAGCCGGAAATCATACACACACAATAGACTTATCTTCAGCTGCGCTTGAGGAAGTAGGAGAGGGAGTTCCATTAAAATGGGAACCAAAGTATTATTCGTTAATATTTATTATGAAAGTAGATGCTATGTAATATATATTACAAATAAAAGTATGCAATAAGTTAGTAATTAAGATAAATTACCAATCAGTTTTAAGGTTCAAAATTTATGCTTAAATTTGCAAATAACTTTAAAGGGAATTAATATGGAAATGGAATTAGCGGAATTAGGATTTGACGACGAAGACATCTTAGGTGAAGAAGGTCAAGTACATACTGGAGACCCAGATGATGATGTCAAACGATGGATGGAAGGAGATGTGCCAGAAGGTGATTATCTGGACAATAACTCCGATAACAATCCTGATAATAATCCAGACGAAGAAGACGACTTACTTACTAGTGTACTAAAAGCCAAAGGAATTAATCCAGAAGCTATTAAGGTACGTAATGACGAGGGGGAGATTGAAGAAATACCTTTCACTAGTCTTACTAAGGAGGAACAATTAGATTTACTCAATTACAGTCCAGCCGAGGACGAATACGGTCTAGAACCTGAAGAGATAAATCTGATTAACGAACTCAGACAGAATAATCTAAGTGTACAAGATTATTTAGAGGCTCACAGACAACAAGCTATCCAAGACTATCTCGATGGATTAGAAGAACAGCCGCAGTATCAAGTAGATGATTTGTCAGATGAACAACTATTCTTAGCAGATTTGAAAGCAAACGTCCCAGACCTCACAGACGAAGAAGCTCAAGCCCAGTTGGATTTAGAGAAACAGAATGAAGCTCTGTTTACTAAGAAGATGGCGGGCCTTCGTAATGTCTATAAAGAAAGAGAGGATGCTCTTATTCAGCAGACTCAGCAGGACTACGAAGAGAAACAAAGACAAGCTGATGAAGCTTATGAGAACTCTATTTTAGAGGCTATTCGTGATAATGAGACTATAGATTTCGGGGAGTCTGAACTTACCCTATCAGAGGACGATATGAATGAAATTGCTTCCTTTATCTTAGATTCAGATGCTGCTGGAGTCAGATATCTTGCTAGGGCTATACAGGACCCACAAATGCTAGTACAAATGGCATGGTTTGCCCTTAAAGGACCTGAAGCATTACGTCAGATTTCAGAATATTATAAACATCAGATAACTGAGCAATCTCGTACCAATTATAAGAAAGGGTATGAAGATGCTAAGGCTGGTAGAACCTCTAATCCTACTAAGACTGTAGTTAAGCGTCCAGAACCTAGGACGGCACCTACTAAAGGAATGAATATTAACGATTTAGATTAAATCTAATTAAATAACTATGATAGTAGCAAATTTCGTAACCAATCGCGCCACTATGGGCGACACTAGAACTTATGAGGATTTCTATAAGTTCCTAGGCACTAAACCAACTAGACTTGGTGTAGTATCAAGACTCTACCCAGAGTTAACTGCCTCCTACTTAACTGAATCTTTGAGAAATATCTTCTACATGGATTCTAAATCAAATAATAAGTACAGAAGCATTGATAGCATGTACTTTGAATGGGAAGTAGAAACCAATTACATTAAGAGAGTTGAGTTCGCAGATGTACCAACTGAAACTGGAGAGAACGGAACTGAGATTGTAATGGCTTTCAAAGAGAACTATTACCAGAAGTACGATATCTTCAAGATTGACAAAACAATGCAGCAATGCTTCGTTACTCAGAGACCAGTTCGTAAAGCTGATAATTACTGGGAAGTAACTGTTAGATTGATTGATAATGATTATTCAAGTGTTCTTGATCTTAGCGGTTGCCAAATTGGTGATACTACAAGATTCCAATCCAATGCTATGCCTGAAGCACATGAAGAAGGATATGTAAAATATCAATCTAATATTGAACGTCATAGAGGATACATTACTACTCACAGATGTGATGATAGTTATACTGCTCTATATGCTGCTCAAGAAGATGTTCTTATTAAGATTGGAGAAGGTAAGGATAAGGGAAGTATGTCTGAAACCATGTATAGAATGGATAAGACCCAATCCAACTTGCTGAAGAACTTCTTGTATGTAAGAAATAATGGTCTGCTGTTCAATAAGACTAATGTTGATAAGAATGGTAAACCGACACTGTTCGATCCAGATACTGGTCGTCCTATCTATATTGGTGATGGTATCATCCCACAAGTTGAGAGATTTGCATCTAAATATGCATATAACAAACTTACAGTTGAAGCATTCACTACAGCTATTGCTATGATGAATGAGAAGAGTGAGAACCCAACTGGTAACAAGTACGTGCTTATCTGTAACGAGAAGGCATGGGGAGATGTACAAACTTGTCTGTCAGAGTGGCTTGCTAGATTCAAAACTTGCGGAACTTATCTGTGGTCTAAGAAAGCTAACGGTTATGTTGACGTTGGTGCTACATTCCAATCTTATGAAATCGGTGGTAATACAATTTCATTCAAGGTTGATAGAACATTCTCTCGTGAATGGGGTAGCGATAAGGGCTTCATGTTGATGCTTGACTTGACTGCTGATAAAGTAAGTGGTGAACCTGCTATTCAAATGTTTACGCTGAAGGGTGGAGACTTTATTTCTAACAAGTATCCAGGTGTTGGTGGTCTTGACGGACTGAGCTCTGGAGTTGTTTCAAGTCCTGTAGCTGCTTCTAAGCTTATCAACTGGGGTTACTCTGGTGTAGGTGTATTCTCACCTTACCGTTCATTTATCATGAAAGAGGTATAAAGAAACACTCTAAATCTTAAAATTTCATTTTGAGGTAATAATACTTCTCCCAATGTAAAATTTTTACTATATTTGCTTCATGGCTAAAAATCATTACAATTATAGGATAGTTAATATTAAAACTAAGGAATTTTACATTGGGGTTAGAAGTTGCTCTTGTAACATAGAGGATGACCCCTATATGGGCTCTAGTTCTATATGGACTAAGTTATATATAAAAGAGCATGCTTCTGACTTACAGAAGATTATTATTAAAGTGTACAATTCTAGAAGAGAAGCTAATGCGGGAGAGGTAGAGCTTCTATTAGAGGAATTCAAGAATCCGTTATGTATAAATAGATATTTTGACTATACTCCAGACATGACTGGGACTAAGCAATCTCCAGAATGGATAGCGAAACGTATAAAATATGGTGAGGACAATGGAATGTATGGTAAACACCATACTGAAGAGTCCAAAGCTAAGATACGAAGTAAGTTAACAGGAAGGAAGTTGTCTGAGGAAACTAAAGCAAAGATTGGAGCGTATCAAAGAACTAAAGTAGTTAGTGATGACACTAAAGCTAAAATGTCTAAATCTAAAAGTAAAATTAGACTAATTACTAATACAATAACCGGAGAATCAGTAGAAATGTCCATTACAGATTTTTGTAAGGAACATCCTGAATGTAATCCTAATTCTATGAGGAAAGCTGCTGACAAAGGATATATCTATAAGAAGACCTACAGAATAACAGAAGCTTCATTATGAAAGAAGTGTAATAAGTTTATAATAGATAATGTGGGGAAGGCATAAGACCTTCCTCACACTATTTTAACAAGATATTAATAATATAATTAAAATGATAGAATTAATATGGCTGATGTATTAGACAACGTAATTGTCTTAAGAAGTGTATTCGGTAAAGTGGGACAGAAGTATTTCTTAAATCCAGTAAGAGACCCTCAAACTGGCAGATATCCAGACTGTGTGAGACCTGTAGATAGTAAGGGTGATATAATCTTTCAATCTGAAGCTGATAAAGGGAAACCGCTTATTGCAGAGAATAGAGTATTTATTATAGAAGACGGAAAGACATTTAACCTAAACGATCCTTGGCAAGCCGCTGAGTGGTATTCTATTCAACACTGTCCGATGATTGCTATGTCACGTGATCAACGTGATAAGAACGGAAACTTAGTAATTGATGGAGACTCTAAAAGGTATGGTAGTGCAGAACTCTATGTAGAGAGACCAGGCTACGAAACTAATAAACGTGTTAATAAGAGAAGACTTATTCATGACGCGGAAGAATACATTATTAGAGACCCACAAGGTGCTGATGGTAGACTTAAAATGGCTAAGTTGCTTGGACGTAACATGCGTAATGCTCCAGATGCCGATGTAGAAGACTTCTTGATGAATATTGCATCTAAAGAACCAGAGAAGATTATTAATCTTTATCGTGGTGATGATATTGCACTTAGACTGCTATTTATTGATGCTAAGGACAAACGTGTCATTTATGTGAAGAATAAAGTTTATCTATATAGTGAGAATCAAATTGTACTTGGAGCAACTGACGACGCGGTAATTTCTTGGATGAAGAATCCTACTAATGCTAAAGTACTTGAACTCATTAAGAGAGATGTTTATCCTGAGTTCTATGATGACAAAGGAGCAAAGAAATAAATAACGTAAACTACTAAGAATGACAGCTAGACAGGTCTATGAAGGAGTTCTGATAGAACTTAATAAGGTAGAGGCTCCCAGTTTACTTTTAGAAGATTTTAATTACCTATTTAACAAAGCTGTCTATCAATACATTAACACTCGCTATAATATCTATGATATTAATCAGCAAACTACAGATGATGTACGTGTATTGAAAGCTACAGCAATTTTACCAGTAAAGCTGGCTGCTGATGCATATACTGGCGATGATGTTACTGGCAATGGTGTTACTGCTTCTAATGCACTTTATGGAGCCACTTATGAGGTAATACTTCCTTCAGATTACTTACATATTCTTAACTGCGTATGTAATTATAAAGTTAAGAAGCAGTTTAAATGCTATAATCCTGATTCTTTTGTACAATTCTCTGCTAGAAGATTGACATCTGACTTATGGTCTCAGATTATTAACAACTTCTACATGAGACCTATGTACAAGAGACCGTATTTCTACATTCATAATGTAAATACAAATGTAGCTAATCCCACTAATCCTTACCAAGCTTCCGCTAATAGTGGTACTGATATTACATCAGCAACCACCTCAGACGGAACTACTACTGTTACAGGAGGACTACCCAAAACTATTAAAATCGGTAATAATGCTGTAGACGCTATAGAAAGGTCTGGACAAATTAGATTTGGTAACACTTCTCAAGTTAGAATGGAGATTAGATACGGTAAAGACACATCACTATTTGAACTAGTTAATGTGTACATTGATTATCTGAAAACTCCTCAGAATATCAGACTTACACAGGAGCAATTAGACTTAACAGAAGATACATCTCAAATGATGGAATTCCCAGATTATGTGTGCCAAGAGATTATAAATGTGCTGGTTAAATTAGTCATGGAGAACTCTAGTGACCCAAGACTTCAAACTCATATTCCAGTTAATACGACTATTGCTAATCCAGCTCAAGCACAGTCACAACCTAATAAAAAGTAATAAATTATGTTTAAATGGACTAACACACTGATTGTTAATTCTAATTTAGATTCTAGCGGTAAAGCTAAATGGTCTGCACAACCAGAGGATACAGGTAGTGGTGTTGTAGGCAGCTTTGAATTTAAAAGAGTAAACAAATTCCTCAAACCTAATGTAGTACATATTTATAAAAGAGCTGCATCAGACCCAGTACTTGGTAAAGTAACATTTACTATGGATAACCAGGGTGTAGGTAACTATAGAGTAGCTCTCTACATTAGATTGTCAGGGAGTCAGAATTCTTACTACTCTAATGACTTTGTATTTAAGGGTAAACCTCTTATGTACGAATTTGCTGTTAAGGATGCTTCTGCTACGGCAGCTGATATTGCTAAAGAGGCAGCTAGAGTAATTGAGAAGATTCAGACTATTTATGGAGACCACTGGATTAAAGCTAGTGCTAATGGTAACAATTTAGTTATTGAAGGAATGGATGAATATCAGCTATTTACTAAAGCCGAAATTCAGAAATTTGATCCAACTCTCAACACAGCTCTTGTAGGTGGAGAGTTTGTAACTATTGCAACAGCACTTCCTGCTGATGATCCAGACTACGATGGAGTTAATACCATTGTTAAATCTAAAGAAGGATTCGGTACTTACTGGATGATTCTTAAAGACCTTAGACTGCCGACTTTGGAAGCTAGACGCTTTGCTGCTCTTAATGAAGAGGAGCTTCCAGTAGCTGGAGCTAAGTACAACCAATATACTATCTACTACTGCAAGGAAAGAGGTATTATGGGTGGTGATGCTGTAGGAGAAGTTACTAAGTCTATGACTACTCACGTATTCTACGTTAAAGAAGACTTGGCAGCTGATTTTGAAGCAGCTTTAGGTAACATCGGTACTGTAGAAGCTATTACAGACTAAACAATCTAAATTAAAATAGGCAGTAGCACACCAATGCTGCTGCCTATTTCTATTTTATACCTATGGGATATTACGAGAAATTAGCATCGGCTATATATAATGATATTATGAGTGGACTTAGAGGCTATAGTTCTAATCCATCTATGTCATTAGAGCAGTTAGAAGATGATATCATAGACGAAAGACTCCAAATTATTAAGGAGTATTTTATTAAAGGCCTAGTTCCTAAAAAGGACTTATTAATGACAATTCCATGTATTCAAGTAGACTGTAAAAGTATTGATAGATGTAGATGCAATGCTAGTGTATGTGACCAGGAAATAGCTCATTTTGAATTGCCTCAATTATTAACAGAGTTTGGAGACGATGGTATAGAATATATAGGTACTACTGATATGACATACCCATTTATATATTATACTAATCCTACATTAATGACTTATCATAAATACAGAAGGAGAGGCAAACGTAAGCCTTATGTATGGATAGATACTACTCCTAATGAGAATAATATGTATGATGGGTTTATATTTAATGCCCCGCTTATCAAGCAATTAACAGTAGTGGCTATACCTAAAGACCCTAGACAACTTGATTACTATGGATGTTGTTCACCAGTAGACATTAATAATATGACCTTTATTGATGCAGAAATTAAGAAGAGACTAACTGAGAAGAAGATAAGATATTATAGAAGCTTACAGGCCCCGATAGTTCCTAATGATCAAATAGCAAGATAATTAGGATATAATATATAAATGCATGTCTCTTAAAAGAGATATTAACTTACACGTATGTTAGAGAATTTTAATGCAGCATATTATACTGCTAATCTATTATATGATCTGGAACTAAAGCCAGAGGAATTTGAAGAAATTGGTCTAATTGCATGGAATAAAATAGGTAACAGAAGGACTAGACTATATAGATATACTACTAGCATTCAATGTCCTGATAATACTGTAGAACTACCATGTAATTGTGATATAATAGAAGCAGTTACATATAATTTTGAAGAATGGAACTACGTTACTAATGACACAGTTAACGGAGATTATGCTTCACAGTTTATTGAGAATTACATAGAGACTAGAAAGATGTATAGTGATCCACTCTATACAAGTGGTAAATATGCCAAATATGAAAGAGTAGGAGATACTTTATACTTTGACAAGAACTATGGTCAAGTCAATATCTTATATAAAGGCATAATATTAGATGAGGAAGGTCTTCCAGAGATTAATGAGAAAGAGAAAGAAGCTATAGCTTGCTACTGTGCAGTTACTAAGAGGTTTAAAGAAGGTTGGAAGAATCACAATCAGAACATGTTGCAAGAGGCACAATTATTAGAACAAAGATGGCTTAAATTGTGTGATGCAGCTAGAGTTTCTATCTACATTAATCAGAATGAAATGAATACTATATTAGATGCTAAAACTAGTTGGAATAGAAAGATATTTAATAAATCATATAAACCGATACGTTAATGTTCAAGGGCTATATTTACAAATGTACATGTGTCGTGAGCGGTAAGTCATATATAGGATTAACTACCAAGACAATTGAGGAAAGAAAGAAGGAACATTTGTATTCTTCATATAATCCAAATGATAATGCATATAAGACACACTTCCATTCTGCTATAAGGAAGTATGGTATTGAGAATTTCGAATGGACTGTTGTAGAAGAAATAGAAGGTTCTGATATTACTACAATCATAACAACATTAAAGAGCTTAGAAGTAAAATATGTTGCATTTTATGATTCGTTCCATAATGGATATAATCTTACTCCTGGCGGTGAGTTAACTTTTAGGGGAGAACCTAAAATAGTTAACATGTACAATGAGGATGGAACTCTTATAGACACTGGAACTATTGGACACTTAGCTGCTAAATACAAATTGGATTCTTCTGCTATATGTAAGGTGTGTAATAGACAGTATAAGTCAACGGGTAAGTTAGATGGAAAACGCCTAGTATTTAGATATACATATGATGAATACACCTCTCTTGATAAGCAGAAATTAGAGAAGAATAATAAGGGATTTAAATCTGGAAAGCCTATAGCTGGCTATTCATTTGATACTGGAGCTGAATTATTTAGGTTTAACTCAGCTACTGAGGCAGCTAAAGCTCTTAATTTGGACTATCGCTCTATTTCCAACTGTGCAAGTGGTAAATATAAGTATTCTGGCAAGATAGATAACGTTAAAATAGTTTGGAAATATTTAGAGTGATAATGAATTATGCTTTAGGGTACGCCTTCAATATTCATGATATGTTTGCTAACTTTGATACTAGTAAACTTGATTTAGAAACTAAGAAGTGCGAGGAATTAATAGGAAATAGACATAAAGAAGTAATTGCTAAGAAAGTATTTAAGTATGCAGTTAAATTAGTAATAGATGATGTTATTAATAATAGTGCTAGATTTGAACTGCCAACTGGAGGTAAGAAGTCATTTATAGCTATGAAGAAATTTAGTGGAGATGATTTCAAGAATGCTAGAAGGCATGGTAAATGGAAGGATATAGATTTCTTAAATTCTAATTTCTCGGCATATTCTATGATATTTAACTATCAGAATCATGGCATATTTAAAGAGAAATTAGTATACTTGGACAATATTAATAAAGACATCATAACTGAGAATACAAATGCCGGAAAGCAGTATTATTAAGAAGTATACAGACTATATAGAAGCCGTTAAGAAAGAGTTTCCGTATCTTAGTAATGCTGATATTAGAAGGATTCTTAAGTATGGATGGAGACAAATATATATTATTAATGTATCTGGAGGCGATACTTTAATTAATAGTCATAAATATAAATATTGGTTCTATATAGGAGAACTAACACGTAATTCTATAAAGCATTTTAGATATTACAGAAAGAAGATGCGAACTAAAGTAAGAATGATGTATAAGAGAAAGAATATTCAGTGGGATGGATATTATTATATAGCTATTACAGATGAAGAATATGAAGACTTTATGGCATCAAAGAATAAAAGAGGGCGCAAGAAGAAATATTACATATTCGAGAATAAGTTCGTATATAAAATTCTAGACGAATGTAAGTTAACGTTCTCCGGCAATAAATACTTTCTTAAATTTAAAATGCCTATAGATTTAGGATACTTTTATAAGAAGGATAAACTTAGATGTGAATCTCCAGAGATTGCATTTACAAGAGATAGGGCTGCTAAGTTTGAAGATATCTTAGTAAGCAATAATAACTACGAATATTTATAATATGAAGAAAGAAGCAATTAATACATTTGGGGAAGGAATAATAATGGATTTAAATCCATTGACTACTCCTAGTAATGTGCTTACTAATGCTCTCAATGCTACTATAATAACATATAATGGCAATGAGTTTGTACTTCAAAATGATATGGGTAATGGTAGAGTAGAGACTGCTTACTTACCTGCTGGTTATGTTCCTGTTGGAATTAAAGAGTATGGAGGGATTATATATGTTGCATCTTATAACCCCCTTACTAATAAAGGACAGATAGGTTCATTTCCTTCCCCTGAACGAAACATTAGTAGTCAAGAACTAGAAAGAGCTAAAGTAATTATATCTCCAAGTAACTTTAAATATTTAAACGGAATTTTAGATCAAACTATAGTAAAGGTTGAAATATTCCCCAAAGATACTATTTTACGCTCTGGAGATAAGTTTACTATACTTCTAGACTCTGCAAATGTTAATAGCTTAAAGCTATTTATATCAAATTTCTTAAATGCGTCCGGAAGTAAGGCAACATCTCCGAAGAATAAACTACTAACTCTGTCTGTAGCAGTATTAGACTCTAATAATAATCTTAGAGACATTACTAGCCAATTAAAACGATTTGATGCTAATAATAAAGTTATAACATTTGATGCATCAGCATCTCCAATATTGAAGTTTAATTCTGGATACTTTATTCAGACTATGAGTAATTCTGAAAGTACAGATGTAGACGAATTTAGAAAGAAACATGCAGTAAATACCTATAATAATAAAGTATTTGGGAATTTATACTTAGTAGCTAGTTTAAATGTTATAGACTCTATAGGAGTTTCTACATTCGGATACAGAAACACTACAGATGCAGATGTAAGTTATGATGATATAGAGGTAACTGTTCCGGCTAAGAATGCAGCTGTTATCTTTGAAGTGGAGTATAAATACAATTGTCCAGACGGAATTTATGGTTCTCCGGACAGTAGCATAGTTACAAACATTGCTGATGTAAATACATCTTATAATTCCTATTACGGTAACTCTTCTGAATATTCTCCCAGCAATGTTATTCTAGGGACTCAGTTCAGTACTTCCAGGGATTCTAGCAAAGCTACTTATACATTGCCATTTCATACAAATCCTGCTTCTGACAAATCATGGCCTATATACGACTTAAATACTGGTTTATATGACAGAAAGGTTAGAGGACAACTCAATTTGTCAATAAAGGAGGACGTAGAGAATGATACTTTAGTGTATAGTGCTATTCCGTGTATGGAGTATACTAAGTTACCTGGATTAGAAATTAATGGGTCTATTAACTTAGCAAAGCTAGGTAGTGGTGATATAAGTATGAAAGTTTGGAGATATTATTGTAATCCAGATTCTATGACACTTACTTGGGGACTTGAAGCTTATCCTAGACATGGTACAGCTATAGAATCTGTAATATTTGAATTTTATGATATATTCACTGCTTCAAAGGTAATGACATATACAGCTCCAAGAAGAAGAAGTTACAATGGTTCATTTACCGAAACTTTTAATTTTGGAGTTCTACAACCAAGAAGACTGTATCTAGTTAGAATAGCTTATAAATTAAATACTGACAATAAAGACTACTACACTACAGTAGGATATAGATGGATGTTTACAACTACTCTATATAATGCCCAGTATTTTAGAACCGATGAATCATTCGTAGATGACTTTGCTAATTTAGATGTAGATACTCTTAACAAGTTAGTATTTAATATAGAGAATGCACTTAAATTACTAAGTAGACTTCCTAGTGCTCCTATTATTAGCGACGAGTCTTATATGACTAATGAAGCTAAAGAATATAACACTTATAAGAACTCTAAAACTGAATTTGTATATTCAGTGAATCCAGTGCATGAACTTGAAGGAGCTGAAAAGTATCCATTTAAAGTAAATGAAGCTAGTATTGAAACAGAAATAGAGGTATCTAGAGATAATGAAGAAACTAAGCCTAAAATGACACTTCCTGAAATTACTCTAATAGGTACCGCCAAACCAGGCAATATTAATGGATATAAGGAGTATAAATTCCAAATAGATAAAACTTCTACCTGGGATGAGTCTAAGGATGATGTTGACGATAGTAAATTCTTCGATGCTAGTAACAACCTTATAGGACAACAATTTAAATTCGATTGGGATGATACTGCTAATAGACTAAGGTTAACTGTGATTACTTTATCTAGACTATACACTAATACAGTTAGTACATCTATAACTCTAACAAACCCATATGTACCGTTTATTACTAAAGATACTATTCCAGACGTATTTGGATTTAATCCGGTAGAGGATTTAGATGGAAGACTTATCAATACTAAAGAAATTGGATTTAGAACTAGGGACAGAGGTCGTGTTGAGAGAGAAATAATAGACTACTTCTGGAGAGATTCTACTAATGCCAAGAGTAGACCCAATTACTATGGAGGAATGGGAGATACTGGTGTATGGCAGATAAAGGAGAAGGACGATTTGCATGTTAGAGATTTTAGAGATAAAGTAAAAGAGGTTATTCAAAAGGTTATTGCTGAAAGACCTATATGTGTAATTGTCGGAAATCCAGGAGCATACAATCATTCTAACGTATTTGATGATAGCTCTAACACCTATGAACATATAAAGAGTAAAAGTGATAAATTCTTAGGAGGGCGCTCTAACCAAATATTGCTATGGTACGATGGTAACGATTATGTATGGGTAGAAGACTTCTGTTATGGTAATTCCTCATATCCTACCTTGGAAATGACTGAAATAGTGTACAGAACATTTAAAAATGTACTTATTCAAAAGGGGACAGCAGTAGCTCATACATTCTTCTCTTTAAATAAGAAACACTATGCATACAACGCTGAGTATGATGCTTCAGTAGAAGGTAATCTTACTTGTTCTTCTACATATAGTGACGAAGTTTTAATTTCAGAGGATGGTTCCTTTATATATACTAGCGACTCTATTAAGGAACAAGTTAATAAGGTGCTAGAACAAGTGGATGCTATCATTAGCGGAGAGGAGCAAGTTAAGGAGGAGGATGTTACAGAAATAGTTAAGCTAGCAACATTTAATCATGTAGACAATGAAGATTTTAACATCCCAGTTGAAGTTACAGTAGAGGCTCCAGGAATGGAGGACGTGTATAATGCGGCTGTTGGAGTAGCAGATGGTAGTACATTCGGAACTGTTGCAGTATTGTACGACAATACAGTTGTACCTCTTGACTATAATGATAAACCATTTATATCAGGTACCATATACTATGCAGAAGAGAACAAAGATGTTAAATTAGCAACTGTATCCTCTGGGGCAAATGTAGTTAGAAACCTAAAAGTACAAGACGGTACTCTCATGGTTAAACAAGTTACTAAAGTAACTAAACAGTTCGAGATAGTCGCAGGTGGAGACGCTACTTGGTATTTCGACGGCTTACCAGTAGTAGATATAGAATTTAAAGATAGTAGAGCAGTAGGAACCAATTGGGGTAAATTAAGCGTATACGAGTAATGGTACAATTATCCGAGGGCAGTTTTACAATTAGCAATTTAAACTTCCAAACCCTAAGCATATCTTATTACCTAAGCCAGATAAAGCCTGAAGGTAAGATTGTATATGAATACAATCCATTGCGCAACTTTAGACTGTCTGAGGATATAGATAATGAGGGTAGACATCCAGGCGATGTAGGCTTTAATAGCGATGAGGTCATTGAGGCTGGAAGTATAATAGACTTAGATACAGAGTTATTAGGATTTAGTTTAAATAATCCTGTAGATATAGTTACTCAGTCTTCCTACGATGGCTCAGTTAACCTTATTATTAATGACAATAGAAACATACCAAGATTAATAAACACTAGATTCTCTGTACTTCAAAATAATACTTATGAAGTAGTAGATAGAATCGGAAATAACGACACTAATCTATATGACGAGAATCAATTCGATTTAGATACATCTCTTTATAAAAGAGTTAATACAATTCCCTCATTAACATTCAATGGGGTTTTACATCATGGAAATTTAAGTGTAGGAAATTACGTATTGTACTTTAAATATGCAGATGCTGATGATAACGAAACTGATTTCGTAGCAGAATCAGGTATTATATCATGCTTTATAGGAAATGATGGTGATCCGTTCTCTATTAATGGAGGATTTATTGATCAAAATAGTCATAAATCTATCAACTTCTTAGTATCAGACATTGATGGAAGTTATGATTATCTAAAAGTTTACTATACTAGAAGTACATCAGATATTAGCCAGAATAGAGTTGTAACTGCATTTAAAATAGAGAAGAAATATCCAGTAAGAAATGGTATATGTAATATAATCATTACTGGAGATGAAAATGCAGTTGAGATTCCTATATCAGATATAAATATGCAATATTTGATTGCTGATAAAGTTAAAGCCCAGGCAGTATGTCAGAACATGCTGTTCTTGGGTAACTTTAATAAGCCAGATCAAATGTATCAGGATTTAACTGATATAAGCTTAAGAATTCTCCCATATATTGATGTGAAGAAATCTGAGGACCTTATAGGATATGTAGATAATACCTATACTGATATAAGTGTTTCGAATACCCCTGGAGAGTATTATAATACTAAGAACATCTATAATTATGTTGGATATTGGAATGAGGAGTTTTATAGACTTGCCATAGTATGGGTAATGACTGACGGAACTCTATCTCCAGCATACAATATCAGAGGTAAGAATAAAATTCCAACCAGAGATAATTTATTTGGAGTTGATGGATATACTCTAGATGGGCTTACCGACTTGTTTGATAGTGAGGGTAAACGAACATATATAGCAGTTGATGAAGAAACTTACGAGATAGAAGATTCACAGAATTATGAGAATGCTAAGGGTGTTATTAAAATAGATTATACTCCAGATTCAGGAGACTTTACAGTATGTGGAATTGGAGTATTCATTCCTACAGAGGTTGCAGAATACTTGAAAGATAAAGTTAAAGGATTCTTTATAGTAAGACAGAAGAGAATTCCTACAATTTTAGCACAAGCATATGTATTACCTAGAGATATAAATTCTGAAGTACCAGCAATACCAACTGCTCAAGAATATAAAATTGAAAGGTTCTTGGATGATGATAGAATCCTAAATCAGAATTATTCTGAAAGATTAATGAGCATTGATTCAAACTCGTCGGAGTTAGGAGCTAGAGCAGCAATATGTCCAGAATACTCCACCAATCAGGGATATTTTAATTCATTATTCACTGGAACACAATATCTTACTAAGAACTCTAGAGTGCAGCCTACATCTAAGTATCTTGATATTGATGTATATAATGAGAGAAACTACTTCGTACCAGGATATAAGGCTAACTCAGATGATAACTTAGTAAATGCTAAAATAGTGGGAGTTGGTGACAATGTGCCATTAATTGCTATTGAAGATACTTCATTTAGAGGTAGAGCAGGAGAGGCTGAAGAAGCTTTTAGATTTAGGTATGTTAAATCAGACAATAAGACTAAAGATGCTTCTAATTTAGTAAGAGGTATTTACTCTCCGTATCTCGGAATCATAGGAAATACTACCATAGGTAATATAATAAACATATATACTCCGGGATATGGTACGTCAGCATATAAACAATATTTCACTACTAGATATGATGATACATCTCCTTATTATGCTATAGGAGATAGAGTCAGTATAGAGGATGTAATCAGTAAGTATGAATTAACTACAGTAGGAGATGTTTCTGGCTATGTTAAGACTTATTATAGAGGAGATTGTTATATATGCAACTATACTCATAGACTTAATAGAAACTTCCAAGACCCGTCAGCTCCTATAAATGATGAGATAGTAGACGATAATACTTGGAAAGATAACTATGATAATGAGAATAAAGAGAAGAATGAGAAGATAAACAGAGGAGACGTTAATGCAATTAGACTTGGAAGTTGGATTACCGTTAAATACTACACCTCTAGAAATCTATCTATAAGATCTCTTGATTATAGTTATCCTAGTGAGGAAGGACTTACTGGACTTAAAAGAGGATTCTATCCCTTACAAGAAATGAGTACAGACGGTAATTATAAAATTCCAGAATCGTCTGTAGTAAATGAAGGATTTGCAAGTACAGTTGGAGAGAAGGTTTCATACACATTACCTGAAGTGCCTTATATAAAGAATAGATTTGATACTAGGATATTGTACTCTGATTTAGCTATTAATGATGCTTTCAAGAATGGACTTAGAGTATTCCAGTTTACTCATTATAGGGATTATCCTAGAATTTATGGAGGATTAATGAAGATGGTTGAATGGTTCGGTAATCTACTTTGCATATTTGAACATGGAGTAGCTCTTATTCCAGTCAATGAACGTGCAGTTGCTGGAGAAGGTTCGGGTGGAAATGTCTTCATAAACACTTCTAACGTGCTGCCAGAGAATCCAATGATGTTGTCAGATACATTCGGTACTCAATGGCCAGAAAGTGTCATCAAGACTCCCTATTACGTCTATGGAGTGGATACAGTAGGAAGAAAGATATGGAGAACCAACGGCAAACAGTTTGAAGTTATTTCAGATTTTAAGATACAGGAATTTCTGAATGAGAACATTAGTCTAACTGAGCGTGAGCTGACTCCAATAATAGGGGTTAGGAATGTTAAGAGTCATTATAATAGATTCAAGCAAGACGTAATGTTCACATTCTATGATAATCTATACGGATTTGAAGAGAAAGTTTGGAATATATGTTATAATGAGGTTTTAGGTAAATGGATTACATTCTATTCTTGGGTTCCGTCTTACTCAGAGAATATTGATAATGTATATTTTAGCTTCGATAGGGATACTTCTAAATGGATAAGTAAATTGGGTTCTTCCCAGAAAGGTTCTACATCACAAGATGGAGTTATTCTATCTAACGTTGTTATTGATGAATGGGGTACTTATGGCGGATTGAAATCTACGGAATTAGATTTAGTAAATAGAGCTGTTCCTAACGATGATAAAACTGGAGTTACTTATGAGAAGACTTTTAGTATCGTTAGAGACAATTTTGGATTTTACAAGCATTTCGACATTAGAGGAGGTAATCACTTAGTAATGCTTTCTGAACCAGATTGGAAGTATCCTGTAGTTCAATTAAATATTCAATGTGATATTACCGCTAGATACAAGTCTGGAACAGTTCCCACAGATATTAATGAATATTTAACTGGATGGAAAGATTATCTATCATATAATTTAGGATTATATCAATCTAGTATTGCTATTACTACTAAAGAAATTCTAGAGAACGGAGTGAATGACGGCTTGAATCTTACTACGGACTTCTGGAAACATGGTCAGGCAGGAATCATAGATATAAAAGATCCAATTAAACCCTGTTTCTGGTACGGTAAACAACATCCGTTTGAGTATGAATTTGTAGTAGTTGACAATCCATCAGTTCATAAGATATTTAATAATTTGCATATTATTAGTAATAAAGCTAAACCAGATTCATTCCATTATGAAATTGTAGGTGAGGTTTACGACTTCCATGACGATAAGAAGAATATGTATATAAGACAAGAAGCTACTAAAGACTTTTATCAATATAATGGCTCTGACATCTTATATAATAGAAATTTCTTAAATTTAAGAGGTTCCCAAAGACCTATATCTAGAAATGGAATAGCAACAGGAGCTATGGATAAATCTACTATGTTCCCTCTGTATTATGCTAGAGTAGATACTTTTAATGAAGTAGAGGATTACTATAGATTGAAAACTGCCCCTAATAAAGATTATGTTAACTTATCTGGAACTGAAATAGTATACAATGAGAAGTTAAATGAATTTAGAGTATGGACTCATGCTAAAGCAGTAGATATTAAAGACCCTACAGCTGGACGTCTAAGAGGTAATATGAATTATCAGGAAGATGTTTGGGATGTACAGATTAATTCTATTACCTTTGTGCAGAAGAATGAGCCAACTTGGAATAAATCTAATGTAAATGGAGAAGTAATTAATAAGGTTCCTATATCTGTAGGTAATTCTCCAATACCTAATGACCTTAAAGGTTTTGATATTTCTGAAAGTACACCAGTTGAGAATTTTATGCCTAGTGATTTAAGAACATTAGGATATAATATAGATGATATAGATGTATCTGATTGGTGGAGTGGTAGGAAAGAAACTAGGTTAAGAGATAAGTACATTAAGATTAGAGTTAGATATACTGGTGAAGAGCTGGCTATAATTACTGCATTAAAGACATTATTTACAATAAGCTATGCATAACACTTATAAAAGAAGAATTCTGAAGGGGCAGGCAGGTTTGCTTGCTCCTATACAGAATGGAGGTTCTAGTTTCAGTCCATTACCACCGATGCCTCCTATTAATACGTTAAATCCTTCTGGAGGAAGATCTAGAAATGGCATCTTTAATAAGTCCAATATAGGTAGTACCGTAAATGTTGCTAGTCAAGTAGCTGACGTAGTAAGATCATTTATGCCTGAGAATAATGCTTATCAAGGTCCTAAAGGATCTATTACTAGAGGTATAGATAATGCATATGACGCTGCTGCTAACATGGCTATGCAAATTAATCCTGTGATAGGAGGAGCAATGAAAGTTGGAGGTTTAGTATCAGATGGAATTAATGCCATTACTGGTGGTACTGATGGAATGACAACTCAAGATTCTATATTTAGTTCTACATTAGGTAATTTAACCGGATTGGGCATTATAAATAGTGCCTTTGGTAAAAGAGCTAATACTATTAATAAAGATAATGAGACTTGGGAACAGCAAGGTTCTGCTTACGGAGGGTCTTTAGCTAAGGTAGACGATGCTCTTACTAAGAGTGGTAAGAAGTATGGATTATTTAGTAATAGAGCCAGAAAGAAAGCCAATGCTCAAATATCTGAAGCTAAGAGACAGCAGAATTTAGTTGCCGATATTAATGAAGAAGCACAAGATGCATTTGCAGCATCTAACTACAGTGGCATAGGACTTAGAAATCAGATAGCTTTAAATGGCGGATATAGAAGTATGGCTATAGGTAGAAACGGAATAAAGATTTTGGATAAAGAATTACAATGGGCTAACTCTATCCTTAATAAAACTAAAGCCTCTGTTCCAGAATTTAAATCTGGTGGTAAAGTTAATGTAATTCCGGAGGGAGCATTACACAAGAATAAGCATCATTTAGAAGATGTAAATCCAGAATTTAAAGATGTAACTAATAAAGGCATACCAGTAGTTAGTAAGGAAGATGGTGGCGAGTTAGTACAACATGCAGAGATTGAACGTAATGAGATTATATTTAACCTAGATGTAACTAATAAGCTTGAAGAGCTAATGAAGAAGGGCGATGATGAGTCCGCTATTGAGGCAGGTAAGTTGTTAGTACATGAGATACTTAATAATACTATCGACAATACCGGAATATTAAAAGAAATTCAATGAGAAGAATTGCTTTATTAATTATCATGCTCTTCTTAGCTGTGGGGTGTAATAATAGACCTACTAATACAGAATCTTTACTATATTTTGAGAATAAATATACAGAAGCTTGTAACATACCTGTAGTTAAGAGCCAAGTAGGTAATCAAACTGCTTATTTTATAATAGATACTGGTGCTAACACATCACTTATAGATTCAGATTATTATAGAACACACCAAGAACTGTTTGTATTTAGTCATACAGTAGATGTACAATATCATGGAATAGGTGGTTCTACTGAGGAAATGACAGTAGATGTAGTTATAGGCGAACTATCTATAGGAGATGTAATATTTATGGAATCTGATTTATCATCAGTAAGAAGGCAGCTTCAAATAGAGGGATATAATATTATAGGCATTATAGGTTCTGATTTCTTTGAGAGGACTTTGTCTATTATAGACTACGGAAATAGAGCACTATACTTTGCAAGTTTGGATTTAGACTCACTAAACATTGGTAACAAATGAGAATAGAGATAGGTGATAGAACATATAATGTTAAAGTAGCCGAATCAGAAGAAGATAAAATTAAGGGATTACAAGGCAGAAAGTCCTTAGCTGAAGATGAGGGTATGCTGTTTGTTTACGATGAACCTCAGACTGTAGGATTTTGGATGAAAGATACTGATATTCCTCTTGACATTATCTTTATAGATGAGGATTTAGAAGTGATCTCAATATATCAGGGCAACCCAAACGATGACACTATAGCTGAAGAGGATAATGTACTATTAGTACTAGAAGTTAATCAAGGCTCTGGAATAAGTGAGGGGGACGAACTTGATATAGAAGATGATGATGAAGTACCTACTATGAAAGTAATCGCTCCTGATGGTTCTACTCAAATGGAACTAGAAGGAGGAGAGAGAATCTTCAGTAGAAAGAACACTAAGACTCTGATTCGGATGGCTAAAAGAGCTAGTAAAAGTAAGTCAGATAAAGATTATAAGGCACTTGGTAAGAAGATGTTTGAATATTTAAAGCAACAAGACCAACGTGAACCTGAATATGTGGAAAAGAAAGATTAACTTGTTAGTTCCATTAACTATAACTACCTTTGTAGGACAGTTAAGGTTTAACGTTAAACAGTAATTTAACATGAGAATTCAAAGTAAATCAATTAAATTTATGCAACAAGGTGGCCCAGCTCCTGCACCTCAAGATGCACCAGCAGCTGCACCAGCAGAAGGAGCACCGGTAGAAGGTGGAGCACCAGAAGGTGGAGCTCAAGACCCAATGCAACAGATTCTTCAAGTAGCAGCTCAAGCTGTACAGACACAGAATTGTGAAGCTGCAATGGCTGTATGTCAAGCACTAGTTCAAGCAATGCAAGGCGGAATGGGGCCTGGAGAAGCTCCTCAAGAGGAACCAACATTCGCTAGAAATGGTTCTAAACTTAGAAGAGTTAGATAATCATTTACAAAGTTAGAAAGGAGCATATATGATTAAGTATATGTTCCTTTCTTAGTTTATATAAGTATGTCACAAGTAATTAGAAAGTATAACAGTGGCGGTAAATCTCCAGAAGAACCAGAATTATTTGAATGGAAAGACGTAGGTAAGTATAACAAGTCAGATCTAATATCTGGATTATATAGAAATGTAGATACTTACATTACAAATAACAACCTTTCTGGAAAGAAGGCTGATGCGTTCAGAACAGCCACTTCTAGACTTATTGACGGAATCAAGAACGGAACTGTTACATTAAATGGAGACGGTACATTCAACGTTTCTGATAAGTCATTAAGTAGTACAGGACAATTTGATAAGAATTTCCTGGGAGGAGAGAAGAATACCGATAATAATGCTAATAATAGAGCTGGGGACTATGTTCTAGACTATATTAAAAGCATGAATACATATAAGAAGCCTACAGTAGCAGCTCCTAAGAAAGAGAAGTTTGATTTTAATAAGTATTTCACTGGAGAAGTATCTAGGAGATGGTACGGAGGCAATGACATAGATAATGATAATTTCTTTAATCGTAGAAGCGAGGAAGATAGATTGAAGTTAATGGCAGACATAGCTGGTGGTATAACTCCAGAAATGTTGAGTGGTTATGATCTAGAAGGTACTATTGGTGCTGATGAAATTCTCAATAGATCTAAACGCTTTGTAGAAGCTATTAATAATGGAACTTTAGACAACAATGATTATAATGCATTTGCAGAACTGGGCGGTGGAGGTCTAGATAGGTGGTTAAAGCCACAAGAAGAACAAACTGCTGCAGTCGATGTAAGAGGCGATTTGAGAAAGCAATGGGAAGCTGAGGCTAGACAGAAAGGATATACTGATGAGGCAATTCAAGCTTATATTGATAATAAACAAAGAGCACTAGATGAAGCTTCTCAGAAAGAAGTGGATGCTAGGAATACTGCTCAAGAAGAGAAATCACATGCTGATGCTAAAGCTGCTGAAGAGGAACGTATAAGACAGTTAGGAGCTTCCAATATAGGAAACTATAACACAATTTCTACTCTACCTGAAGTAACTCCATATAATTTCGAAGGTGTATACAAATCCAGATATGATAATCCATGGTCTTTAAGTTTTAGTGCCTATGATTTAAATCCTGATAAAAGTACACAAACTGTTCCTCTTCATAGAGAAGATGGTTCTGGATATTATGACTCTGTAAATATTGGTAAAACAGTCCCAGGAACTACAGCAGCTCAAAGACTGGCTAATGACTTGGATTATTACATAAGAGCTGCTGACTTACGTGCCCAGAAGGAGGGTAATGATTCATACAGGCTAGAACAGTTAGGTTCGGGAGAATATGTAATTCCTGATAGTTACAATCCGAGCACAGGGCTTATTAGAGTTTATAACCCTAAAACTAGACAACTTAGATGGGTAGAAGCTCTTACTACTCAGACTGGTAAGGATCGTGTTGAATATCTATATAATATAGCTAATTCTCCCAAATATAAAGCAGAAGGTGGGATTTTAAAAGCACAGCAAGGTAATGTAATTGATTGGAATGCCTTAAACAAGCGTGCTAATGAAGAAATGTATGAGAGAAATCGTCAAGCTGATCAGAGGTATTTTAAATCAATAGAAGAAACTAAGGCTAAAGAAGCCAAAACTAAGGCTAAAGAATCTGGTAAATCTGAAGAACAGGCTACTAATGACTCTAAACCTCATACTCAATGGTCTAAAGCAGATATAACTAGAATGGGGGCATTAGCAGGTGATGTAGCTAGTCTACTAGCTAGTTTTACTGGAGTGGGCTCAGTTGCGTCAGCTGGTATAGGGGCTGCATCTACAGCTGCTAATCAAGCTGCTGATATGATGGAGGGACAGAGCTTTGGGCAAGCACTATGGAATAATGCAGGAAGTTATGTTTTAGATGCAATATCTCTTATCCCATTTGCTAAAGCAGCTAAGGTTCCTAGAATGATTAAGAATGTCGGCAGATTTGCCCCATTAATGACAACAGCATTAGCAACTTATCAAGGATTGTCTAATGGCAGGGAATATCTTGATAGCTGGAATAAAGCTAAGAATGGAGAGTCTTTGACTGTAGGAGATTGGAGAAATATACTAAGTTCATTGCAACTAGTATTAGGCGGGACTGCTGCTACACACAGAGCATCTAAAGCAAAATCTCATGTAGAAGCTGCTGTCACTGGTGATGAGTGGGTTAAAACCAATCAAGGTTACAGACGTGTCTCTGCTGATAAAATGAAAGCAATTAGAAAGGCGAAAACATTAGAAGAACAAAATAAGATACTAGAAGGAACTGGTATAGTTTTACCAGAAGCTAAAACATGGACAGGTAAAGGAAAGGGGGTTGCGAAGATACCAGATACTGATAAAGCTAATATGGTATATGATTTTAGCAAACCAGTAACTACATATTCTGGAGATTTGCCTTTACAGCATAAGTTTGGGCCTGGAGAAAGATGGTTAGGTACTGCACAGTTCCCCGACTTTCATCTTCCTGGTGTCAGAGATGCTTATAACAGAATTATACATCCCCAAGCTTATAAAAGGGCTAGAGGTAAGAACCAAAGTGTAGCTAAATCTTCTGAGCTATTAGCACTACCTGCTCCTAATCAAGTAACCCCAGGTGTTAGAGGTTCATTCGGATATAATGCAACTACTGGTAGACACACCACTGATGTGACTGATCCAAACAAGTTAGCACAAACTAAAGCTACTGGGGACAGAAACAGACGTAATGAAATTATTAGAAGTGAAAGGCTCACTCAGCAAGCTGAAGCTAGAGAAGTTCAGAAGGCTAAAAATGAGGCGTTAGTTGCATGGGCTGTTAATCAACCATTCCCTAAACAGCCATTAGCTGGAGCTGCTAGAATTAGTAAGGAGAAGTCTTACAGAAACATATTCCAACCAGTAACTGAACGTGAGTACAATAAAGTATGGGATGAAGCAGTTAAGAATAGGAAGGACTTCGGATATGAGGATGTAACTCCCAGAAGGAATATATATACTGCTCCGATTCCAACTGAAATTACTGTTACTCCTAATTCCATTACAGACAAGAATGCTAGATACTTGTGGGAGCTTGTTAACCCTCCTAAACGTAGTACTGCTCACATTAAGAGAGAACTTCCTAAGAAGCAGACTAAGCCTAAGACTAAAAAGAAATCTAAGGATGATAGAGTTACCAAGAAGGCAGATGGTGGATTGTTAATTCCTAAATTTCAATCTCCTGCTGCTCCAATACAACGTCGTAACGTTAGGTCCGCAGATGATTTAAGTTGGAATAATGATATACTTAATAGTTTAGGACTTAAAAATACTCTAGGTAATATAACTCCTGCTAATGCTAGTAAGTATAATAATATGCAGGGAGATTATGCTAAATTAGGATTTGGTACCTCTAAACCTGGTGACACATCTCTTACATATGATCCTAATGCAGCTGCTTATCAAACTACATTTAATAATCTTACTTCTGTTAATCAAGACACTATGTCTGATTTAGTAAGAAGAGGACGTATTACTGGTAGAGGTGGAAGCTCGGATAAAGGGACACAGTGGACAGCAGATGGACTTAAGGGAGATCAAACGTTCTTAAGACATTTAGGTACGGCAGCTACTACTAAGGAGGGAATGGATGTATTGAGATCTTTAGTTCCCGATGATATAGATGTTATTAAGAATTTAAATCAAGGTATGGTAAATTTTATGCCTAAACTAAAGATGGCTGGTATTACTGATGGTAAAGGATTTAATATTCCTAATACTCCAATTGCAACTACAGGGTTATTAGACGAAACAGTTCCTGACGTAGAAGCTACTCCTCAAGATATTAAAACTACAAATAATTCAGGTAGTTATAAATTAAATACTAAGGGTAAAGCAGCTACTAATGTACTGTCTGGTTTAAGAACACTACCAGAAGATATTATTGCTTTAGGTAGAATGGTTGGAGGATTAAGAGCTAATCGTAGAGCCGCAGATAAATATAAAGAAGGATTAAAGCCACTATTAGTAGATACCTATGAGAATGTAGTACCTATTACTGGTAACTATCTTGCTAAAGTATCAGCTGATAAGCAGGCTTCTAATCTCACCTCGTTAGCTGCTAGACCTAGAACTTCCGATGGCTCTTTACAGTTAGCTGGAGAGTTAGAAGCTGGTAACAGAGCTGCCCAGATGAGATTCCAAGGAGATATGGCGGATGCAGATATGTTTAATAGAACTAGAACATTAGCACAACAAGAATCCGACGCTGCTAAGGCTAGAAGAACTGATGTTGCCAATAGAAACAGAGCTTCAATGTTACAAATTAATGCGGCTAAGAAACAAATTGATTCTGCTAGAATTACTAATAACTATGAAAGAGTAATTTCTCCTTACTTAGCAGGCATTGAAGGAAGATTTAGACAGAATAGGGCAGCTAGTAAGCAGTTCGATTTAGAACAGGCTAGACTAGCTAGTGCTACTAAATATAGACCTCAATTACAAGCATTACAAGATAGATATCTTGAAGCTCAAAAGAACAATGATCAAGAGGGAATGAAAGCTGCTATGAATGATTATTATCGATTAGTTGATGCCCAGAATCAGGAAATGTTAGCCCAAAGAAAGAAACTAACTCAGATGCCTTGGTTGTTTGAGCAAGTAAATCCAGTTCAAGCTAAAATACCTTATAATAAATCTGGAGCTAAAATGAATTCAGCTGATAGAATAATAATGCAAAGAGCAAGAGACTTTAATAAGAGAATGCTAGAAGATAATAAACAACTCCATAAGAATATTAACGAATCTAAAAAGCAACAAGCAGATTTAATTAAGCACATGTCTTCTTTAACTGCTGAGCTGATTAAGAAAGGAATGTCATGGAAATAATTAATAAAGTTAAGAAGCTACAAGGCGGGGGTATTCCCGCCTTCGTTGGCTACACTAATGTTCCACAACCAATGTCTAGTGCTCCATATACAGAAGGCTCTAATAATGTGGAGAGTACTAAAGATACGGCAGAAGGTATAGATAAGAGCCTATTACAAGCTCTATACAAAGAAGGCCTCATTAGTGACGTAGATGCTGTGGCTTCCGAAGTAAGTAATTTGTTTGCTAATAGGAATAATCCGTTAGATCCAAATTCTACTGCAACTGCTTATAGACGTACACTACAGTTAATGGCTAGACTTAGAGAGGGTAAGGAGCAATGGAAGATGGCTATAGAAGAATCTAAGAAGAATGGTTCCTATGGTGAAATGGCAGTAAGTACAGATGGTAGATACTATGTGATGGGAGAAGATGGTCCGGAATTAAAATCTACTTTAGAAAGAGGTGATAGAGTACTTACTAATGCAGATTTAGCTGAACTGAGAGCTAATAATGTTCCATTTGCTAATAACATATCTACTACTATAGCTAATGGTGTTAGTATGGAGAGTATTAATAAGACTATTTGGGAACTTATTAGTAAAATTGGAAAGGATAGTACTTCAAAAGAATTCTTTAGAACCAAGAAAGGCCAGGATATAAAAGACGGTATTGATGAATTATTAGCTGCTGGGGAGGATGGTGTTTATAAAATCACAGAGAAGAATACAGATCAATCTAGGAAAGCTATAACTGCTTTAAATTATTTAATCTCTGTAATGCCTACTAATGCTAAGGCATTATTAAGAGGTAAAGCTGCATTAGCCGGATTAGACCCTAATAAAGGTGCTTATAAATTAGTGGCTGATATGGTTGCATCTGGAATTGACAATACTAGTGAAATTGGAATTGATTTTGATAAAGCTGCTACCACTGGAGCTAATACCGATAGTAATGGTAATAAGAAGACTTTGAGTATGAAACCCATAATGTCTTATTATGCTGGAGAGAATGGAGTAGAATCCACTTACATAGTAAATCCGGGTCAAGGATATCAAATGCATACTGATGCAGTTATTTATGGGATGCCATTAGACCAGAAAGGTGACGTAGTTCCGCAAGGGTCATTACAATCTTTATTAAATTCAGGAATTGGAGGTATAGTTGATACTACTTCTATTTCTCTAGGAAATCAGAGAGTAGATTCTTCCAATCTTGGGCAGGTACTATATGATGGCACACAATTAGCTAGGGCTATACTACCATACACATATGATGCTAATGGTAAGATTGTCCCAGATTTTGAATTAATGCCGGAATTTATAGAGGCTCAGAAAGAAATCAAGGAGCGAGGCAATAATATAACTGCCGTTGAGCTATCACAGATATTGAATACTCACAATTTAGGAGATTATATGTATCAAAATAAAGATGGGGAACTTATATGGAATCCTTCTAAGTTCCGACCATTCCTAATGACTAATGTAATAGCTGGAGGTAGTGATAGCTGGATTGGTGGAAAGAGTGGAGTAATTGATGTAGATAAAGCAGGGGAAGGGTATATGACTAATATCAGAAGTATGCCTGAAGTAGACCCTGATAATATTAAGAATTTGTTTAAAGGTAAGTTAGGTATTACTCCAGAAAGTGAACTGTTTAGAACTGTAGCTTACATGCCTATACTTGAAAGTGCTGGTTTAGCTCTTAATGTAGCAGGTGAAGATCCAACAATTCCTGCGGATTGGGGAGATATGAGAATTATAAAAGGTAAAGCTGCTCAAGCTAAGAAGTTATCAACATTTACTGGAGCTAGTACATCTAAATTAGACTAAATATGAATAACGTAAAGAAACCTAATGATTGGTTCATAGCGCAGATAGATAATCCTTCGTTTACTCCTGGAAATTTTAGAGATGTAGGATTAACTGCCGACAATACTGGATTATTAGATAGAAATACCTATAAGAATAGTAAATATGTCCAAGATAAATTTAAGGATGATGAAGGTAAGTTTGATGAAGTATCCTTTAATAAAGTGTATGATGCTGCCGCTCAAACTTATCAAAAGTTTGCTAATGATGAGTTTGAGGAAAGTATTATGGATGATGCTGATTGGGATCCTTATTCTCAGTTAAGACCAGAGGATGGTAAAGTTAGGGACATTAATTTTAATGTAACTAAAGTACTCAATCCAGATAGATTAAAGACTGGTGTATCTCAAATAGGAAGGACTGACAATAGAGAATGGACTGCCTCTGAACTAGCTCAAACTCAAAAGGTATACGACTATAAAACTGGGAAGTATAAGGAATATACACCTAATGATAATATACTATTTGGTAATCCAGTAGGTTTCTTAGCGTCATTAGGTGAACCTTTAGTTCTTGCACAGTGGGATGAAGATGGAGAACATACAGATCCATTTACTGGAAGAGTTGTTAAGCATAATAAGGGAGACTTAAAATATAACGATGAAGGTACTTACTACTACGAGACCCTAGGAGGAAGAGAAGCATACGGACGTAAATTTAAATCGGCATTTGATTCATTTACTGTAGATGGTTCGGCTGCTAATAAATATGATTTCTTCGATTCTGACGGACTTGATAAATCAGTTACTGGTACTGTAATGAAGACAGTAGCTGCAATAGCTCCTCTATTTGTTCCCTACGTTAATACTGTATATGGAGGTGCCATGATTGGTGCTCAATTAATGGATATTCTACCTACAATCTATAAATCCACCATAGGATTAAATCAAAACACTCCTACTGCCAACTTATTACAGGGTATAGGTAGAACATTTAAAGGTTCTAAATCTGAATATTCTCAGCAGAACTTAATTTCAACTGAGAACTTCTTTGATTTAGTGACGGATGTAGCTTTGCAGTGGGCACAGCAGAGAACTATATTCCAAGGTATTCATAAATTACTTGGAACAGAGGCTAAACAAAGAGCTGCTTTAGCCAAAGCAGGAGAAGAAGCTGCCGAAATATTACTTAAGAATCCAGAGAAGTATAAGAACGTAGCTGGCAGTGTCATAGAAATGAATCAGCTAAAGGCTGCTAAAGCGTTTGAAACCATTCTTAAGAGAAATAATAGAATGGCAGCAAATACTGCACTTGGTTATATGGCAATGATGCAGGGTTTAGAAACCTTTGAGGATGCTATCGGCCAAGGAGCTACTAGAGCTGAAGCAGCTGCTATTGCATGGGGTGCTGTTGCGGGTATGTATGCAGTTGATAGAACTGGTCTTGGCGAAATATTCTTCCCAGAACTTAAGACTTCCGTACCTGCTTACAGACAAGCAATTAAAGAGGTTGCAGAGGAAGTTAATAAGGGATTCCAGACATTAGCTAAATCTAATATACCACAACCTAAGAAGCTAGCTAAATTCTTTGATACAGCTAAAAAGAAGTCTTCCGACTATTGGTCTGATGTTAGAAATCATACTACTGGGTTTGCTCAGAAGATGCTTACTGAAGGTCTAGAGGAAATGTCCGAAGAAGCTGTAGTTGACTTAGCTAAAGCTACATTTAACTGGGCCCAAGAAATGGGCTTTACTGAGAGCAAGAATAAGTTAAATGCTGGAGAGAATGCATTTGAAAGATACGGAATGAGTTTCTTCGGAGGAGCTATTGGTGGTGCTATATTCCATGGTGTAGACATAGTAAATAATCATAGAGCTACTAATGAGCAAACTAATCAAGAGCTTATATATCTAATCAGAAATGGGCGTACTAATGAACTAATAGAAGAGCTTAATAATCTTAAGAAGAAGGGTAAATTAGGTAACAAGAATCTATCTGCTACTAAGACTGAGGATACTAAGGAAGGTACTGTATGGACATCTCCTACTAGTGGAGCAGACAATCAAAATGAAGCAGTGTACAATCTCACTAAGAGCTACTTTCAACATCTAGATGCTGTTATTAACCAAGAAGGTATGGGACTATCCGACGAACAGCTATTAGACAAAATGGTAATGAGTGATGTTAGAATGAAGGCTTTAGCTAGCATTGAGGTATCCGATGGTCAGAAATTCGGTAAGGCTATTCTTAATGGCTATAATGGTAAAATGCTTCAAGATTTTAATACCCTTACTTCTAAAATAGTTGAGAAACGCAACGAAATAGCAGATCTGGAGCATAAGACAAATGACACAGACAAGAAAGGGTCAGTTTATCAAGCTGATTTACAAAGACTGCAGCAAGAATATTCTGATTTACAACTTCAAAAGCAGAAATTCTTGGACGGTTCATTCTCTGAGTATTATACAGATCAAATGTTGTTTGCTATAGATAATTTAGCCAATCATCAGTATTACGCAGCTACATTTAAGGATTTTGCTGAATTTGATACTAAACAGAACTTCCAGGATTTATCAGAAGAACAAATAGAATCTCTGAAACCTAAATACGAAGCATATCTGAAGCAAGATAAGATGGAAGCTCTAGATGCTGCTTATAGTATATATAAGAAGGTTAATAAAGGATTCTCTAATAAGCTTCAAGAGGGTAGTATCTTAGTTGATGAATATTACAAATTTAGAAAGGAAGTATTCTCAACTATGATTGATTTAAAGGCTACTATAGATAGACTTAATCTAGAGGGTGTTACTGAGCAAGAACTCCAATCTAGATTTGGAGTAGACCGTAACATTGACTGGGTTCTTAATAAGAAGTTTACTAGACAAGTATTTGACAGAAAGGACAACGAATCTGATGAAGAGGCTGAAGCTAGATTACAACAAACTGAACTGTATAACCAAGAAGTGTTAGGAAGAGTTCAAGGAGTAATTCAAATGGCACAAGGCTATGGATTTATGGATGCCGAGACTAAAGACTTACTACTTAGTGTTCTTGGTGATAAAATCTCTAACGAACGAGCAGTTACGACTGTTTTAGGTAATATGTTCGCTAATGGGATTATTAGTAGAAACGTCGATGCTAGTGGTAACTTACTTCCTGATCCATTGATGGACAAACTAATAGAAACATTAGAGAAAGTTAATGGAGAGAACTTAGAAGACATAAACAAAGAAATCCATGATGTTATTAATTCTGAAGAGTACAAGAAACAGCTTGTTAATGCAACTTTAGATTACTTTGATGCTATAGGAGAATATTATGAGTCTGAAGATGCAGATAATGTTATGAAGTACACTGAAGAGCGTATTAATAACATGGAGAAGATATATCAGGATGCTGCTAAAGAAATAAATAGTGAAGTACTAGCCAACCCGTACAATGCAACAGTATTGCAACTACGTAGTGATGTGCTTAAACTTAAAACCAGTCCAGTGTATGATTATCTTCAGGATTTTACTAGAACTGTATTTGGAAGTGCTTCTAATATTATAGACCTTATAGAGAATGAGAAAAGGAGATTTGAAGCAGCGCCTACTGTATCTGATTATATTCTAGATGGTAATAAAGAGAAGGAGATAGAAGATGCTGTTAAAGCAATTAATATGCTTAAATCAGTAATCTACTCCAGCTCTACTGCTGATTTAGACATAGATAGACCTTTTGGTCATAATGCTCTTATGAATTACTTCCTAGAAACGTATTTCCCTAAAGAAGAGAAGTACGGAGTTATTAGAGATGATGTAGCTGCTATGATGAATATAGAGCTGGATAAGATTCTTGTTCAGCTATCGTTCTTAACTGATTTATCTATAATGAATGGGGTAAATCAGTTTAGTAAACATGCTAGAACTGGTCAAAAGATATCTAAATTGCTATATGATGTATTAAGAGGTAATGGTAAATATGGATTCCTAAAAGACTTAGAATATAACGGAACCAAGTTATTTGCAGGTCTAGATGAAATATCTACCCCAACCTTGGACAATATTGACGAAGCAGCTTATGATAATCCAGCAATATCCGTCGAATTGGCTAACTTACAGAACAAGCTTTATGATACTTTCCATAAAATAGTATCTGAAAGTGGAGAATCAGTAAATACAGTACTCAAAGCTATGTTCTCTAATTTGGGGGCTAAATTCAATATGTCTAGTTTAGTAAATCAAAATAACACTAGGTTTAGCCCGGAAACAGAATATATAGAAGATTTTGACATTTATATGTGGTTGCATGCCACATTAGCATTTAAGAAGTCTGATTTTGATTACTATTTAAGAGAAACTCTTGCTGATTCAGAAGCTACCTATGCTCCCTTATTTGCCCAAGAATATGCTGCTTACATGTCTACAGCTATGGCAGTTAACCCAGAAGTAATGAATGCTGCCATAGATAATATTGATGTTCCTAAAGGCCAACCCGGTAGTGAATTACTAAAGTACTTCAATACTGTAATGGTTAATGGTATCGGAGGTGCTGGTAAAACAGCAGTAATTGCTAAGTTGGTACAGGGAATTGTTACTAAAATTAACCCTAATTCTACTGTGTGGAAGGTTGGTCCGTCTGAGCAACAAGTTAATAACTTGGTAAGTTCTCTAGGAAGTGATGGAAAGTCTTTTACTGTAGAAGATTTAATGAGACATGTCTTAGGTGATGAGACTTATGGTGAACTTAGTAAGGACATTAATAGCTCTAATACTGAGTCTAAATTATATGACTTAGTAGAATTTAATGAACTTAAGCAAGGATACACTGTAGCAGTTGCTAAGTCTGATATAGAATATAGTGATAATGCTACTCCTAGATTGCTGTTTATTGATGAAGCTACTTGGGTTAATAGTGTTTATATGCAATTCTTATCTGATTGGGCATCCAAGAATGGTGTTACAATAATACTATTAGGAGATCTAAATCAGAATGGATATGAGAATGTAGAAACTAGTATATATAATGTTAAACCAACTGAAGCATTAACGGTTAGAACTCCTAAACTGGATATTAGCTTACGTATTACTAATGTTCAGAAAGACGATAATAATAAGCAGGTTAATGCAATTCTTAGTAGGATCAACTTTAACAAGGATAATGTGACCGCTGATAATGATGCAGAGGTTAGAGATAGAATATTCAATGAAATTACTAGTAATTTAATTCTGAAACATTATCAAGACGATGACAATCCACTAAATGGAGAGAAGATAGTAAATGAAATTTCAGAGGAAGATATTAAGGCATTATTGGAAGCTGATGGTGAAATAGGTTATGTATATGATAATGAAAACTCTCCTACATATCAGTTAATTCAGAGAATGAATGATAGTAGAATCAAGGTATACACTCCTAAATCTGTACAAGGCTCAGAAGCTGCTCACTTCATTATTGATGTAGACTTTGCTAAATACGATTCTACTGACTGGGCAGACCTTATTAATTTTGCTAAATCCTTCTATACTATGATGTCTCGTTCTAAAGAAGGAACTTACATTATTAATAATGGATTGTCTGCATATGTAAAAGAGAAGAATCTTATTAAGGAAGATAGAACCTCTGTAACTCCTAGTCAAGAACGTATTATTAACACCTTCAAAGAAATCAGAATGGCTGCTTTGGATTCAGAATTGGAAGGATATACTCCTTCTCCAATAAATTCTGAAGAAACACCTCAATCTCCTGAACCAGCTGCTAAAGCTGCTCCTTATACACCTAAAAGTCCTTCCAAACCTAAAGGAGATAATCCTATAGAGAATGAGTTATTAGGTAACTTGGATGGAAAGAAGACTACTGTATTAGATTCAGAAATAGAGGGTGTTATGTCTGGAATTAGGGCTTATGGATGGTATATGAGATATGGTATGTTAGAGAATGAGGACGGAACATTTGATAGAGTAGTTAAAGATGATATTATAGATGATTTAAACGTCTTTACTAAAAATGGAATTCATTATACTGCTAATCAATTGATTACTCCTAAATCATTATTGGTGGATATTAGAAACTACCTAACATTTGGTGAGAAGTTTGATGAAGATTTCTTACAGAGACTGTCTGATAGTGGTAATGCATATTTAGCTAAGTTAGGATTAGATGTATGGAATAATGGAAGTTTCTATCTTGAAGTTCGTAAAGACGATACTAGTACCACTGGAACAGATATAGCTAGAGACAAACAAGGTTACGATAAGACTAAAGTAGAGTCTACTGCATTTAATATTGTTTACAGAGTTAGTATAGATGGAGGTAAGGATATTCAGTTCACTATGGGTAAACTTACTAATCCGGACACTTGGCAGAAATGGGATAAAGCTCATGGTAATAAGTTAGATGCTGCTATATCTAAGTATAGGAAGTGGTATAAGAACATGCAAGAATGGTCTAATTCTAATCCAACATCTTCTAAATACTTTAAAATCAATAAATCTGACATTACATTCTCTAGGGCAACTAGACTAAAAGAAGTACCAGGTCAAACTTGGAATCTTAATGAGCTACAAGAAGCCTTTCCTAATGCTCTAATAAGTCCTATGTATGGATATACTGGACAGGGTGGTGTAGCTATGATCGATAAATCAGTTAGAGGTAAAGGTATAGTATTTGCAACTACTAACAAGCATCTCAAAATAGACGGGGAGAAAGTTACTGAATCAAATCTAGCGGATATGTATATCAAAATGCAGAAGAAGAGAGCAAGAGCATTTGATGAAGCTAAATCAAGGGGTCTTTCTAATGAAGAGGCAAATGCAGAAGTTGCAGATAGAGTACCGCCAATCATTAGAGCTATAGTAGCTACCCCTAATGGTTCATTTATAAATGACTACTTTACATTATCATTCAGTGATTTAACTAGTACTGACGATGATGGCAAGAGTAAACTTGATATACAGCAGGTTAAGGACTATATAGGTACATATGGAAGTAATACTACAGCGGCTAGAATGTTAGTAGCATTATGGAATTATCGAGCCGGACTTAACAACTTCTTAGATGCTTATAAGACATATGTGTCTACTAATAATCTGAGTGAAGTAAGGGGACAGACTGAAGTTGATAAGTTCAATGGACTGCTAGACCAATCTGTAGTTAATGGGGCTAAAAGAGTTCCTTGGAATCCTTCTACTTATAATGGATTTATGTTTAGACTTACTTATGCTGATGCTATTAAGGCTAATGCTCCAGGTATGGTAGTTAGACCTATAAATCTTAGTGAGAACGAATGGAAAGAATTCAATGCAGGTAATAAAGTATCTAGAAAACTTACTTATGGAGTATATATAGATCCAGCAGTTGCTAAGGCTCAATATACTATATTAAATGAAATATTTGATGTTTTAGGTAAATACATTTCACTTCCTAAGGATACTAATTTCACAATTAGAACAGAAGGAAGAAATATGGATAATATCCTAGAGCAACTTATATCTGATAATGGAGAGATAGAATTCAGTGATGGAGTAAGAACTGTCAAACATGCAGCCTCAGCTTTAGGAAATATGGGAGGATCTTTTAAAGTTGTTAGTTTGCTATCCTCTATCTATAAGATGTACACTAAAGGTTATAAAGCAGGTGATGCTTATTCATTTACTGCAAAAGGACCGGATGGTAAACCTATAGAAACTAGACTAGAAGCAACTAATGTTCGCATAGGTGAAGCTGTCAGAGATGCAGGTAGGACCAGTGCTTTTTCTGTACTTAATAATATGTTCAATGTTATATTACATGGCACTCCAACTATTAAGGAAGGTGCTCCTACTACAACATATGCTCCATTTATAGATGGAATATTCTATACTCCAAGATTTCAGACTTCTCATGACAGTCAACCCTCAGATTTCTATCCCACTAGAAATAACTTAGATCAGTTCCATATAGATGTAGCTATAGAAAGTCCTAATTTCGAAATTACTATAGACCCTACTGGTTTAAAAGAAGTAGAATTTAAGGATGATATATTACATGCTAAGAGAGACGAATTTAACTCCAGAATGAATTTGTCAACTATGGGAGCTCTGTCTAATGTAAGTGGATATGAATCCTTACAGGATTTAGCTGACAGAGCTAAATCTAGATATGAGACTGAAGGGGATGCTGCTATTAATGATATCATTAAAGAGTATAGTAGCTCAGTAGCTGTCAAGCTTTCTGATGCAGTTAATAATAGACAATTAAAGATGAATAATGACACTGTATTAAGTATTTATACTACAGTTCTTGACACTGGACTATTAACTATAAATAGTTATTCTACCCTGTTAGATGAAATAAATAAGAAGAGTCCCTCTGTACTACCTAAGAAAGTAGATGGTTCTATTGATAATTCTGCAATTCAGAATGTTGAATATAATGGTAGTAATCTAGAGGAATTTACAGTAACTTTGCAGGGAGGACAAACAATAAAAGGTTCTATTCTCGATGGTAAAGTAGAAATTGCAGATACAACTATGTATGAAATTCCATTTGATCCAACTAGAGAACAGAAGTTAAAGATATTCGCAGATACACTTAACGATTTTGATAATCTTAGGGAATCTGAAATTGCTGACTTAATTAACACATTAATGTCTCTATCATCAGTAACTCCAGAGCAGGCTCAGGCTATATTGGATAAAGCCAAACTAGTTGACAGCCATTTTGAAGGATTATTGACTGATGAGCAGTTAGACAATGATGATTTAATTGATGTGCAAGAGTACATATCTTCTTTAGCTTCCAATAAGAACATTATTGATAGTCAAGGATGTAAATTTAATATCTAATAAGAAATGGCATGTACTAACTTTGACATAGAGCAACACAGACTTGATGCTGAGGTTGCTCTAAGAAGTACAGTATTGAAGTTTAGGAAAGAACCAGTAATATCTACTGCTAATTTCATAGACGACTTCTACAACAGTTTGAAGAATACTGGACTATTTAACCTGGAGAGCGAGGCAGAATATGTCTCGCTTTCTGAGGTTCTAGAAGATTTTGTTAAAACATCCAGAAGATTAACAGATGCACAGAAGGAACAATTATTAGCTGAATATGCTGTACCATTAAGTTCCAAATTCAGTATTAATCCGGAAACCTCTACAGTAGAGGAAGTTGACAAGAGTCTTGTCATTAAAGACGAACCTGAGGACATTCAAGTAATTGAAGAACCATTGGAGAGAAGAGTTGCAACTCCATCCATTAGTGATATTTACGGTTCTGCTTCTGTAGTTAAGGAGTATATGCTGAATCAGTTTAGGTATAATATTATAGAAGCATCATTAGTTAACTTTGCTGACGGTAGACTTATTAAGAGCAATGATGATTTAAATGTTTATATTGCTAAATACAAGAATACCTTATTTAAGAAATTAGTCGACTATATTAAATTAGCTAATTCTGAAGAAGGTATAGAAACTGATGCATCTATACTAGATACTATTTACCTAGATGGAATTCCTAATGTAGAGAATATGCAGAAGGTTCTGGATGCCGCTTCTAGTATATTTGAAAACATATCTAAATCTGCGTTAGACAGTGCATTCGTATCTAAGAAGAGAAACATAGAAGGATTCTATAAGAATCAGATGTTAGTGGATGGATTCAATGCATGGGCTGTTCTATCTAACGGTAACTTCGATACTATTCTTAAAAGCTTATTCGGAAAGAATATGGAAATTAGGAATAAGGGATATGTAGGAATAGAACTACCTGTGAGCACTAATAAATACCAATTTAGATCTGGTTCTAATATGGTTAAAACATGGAGAACTAATGAGAATGTAGATGCATTATCTGAAATAGGTAATGTGTCTAGATTACTTATTGAACAAACTCCTGTAATTAATCATGTTACTGGAGAGCAGATAGGTGACAAGTATTTAAATTTAAAACAATTCGTTCACTCTTTTAGCAAGATTAAAGACGAATACAACTTTATGTTCTTTGGGGAGAGACTACAGGATTTAGTTTTAAATTTACATTCCGCCCCTAATTATTACTTAGGAGAAATTCTTAAGGAAATATTAAATAGTGATACTAGGTCTAAGGTATTCCAAGTAAACGATCTTAACGTATTTAAATCTATCTATGATAAGTTCTATAACAAAGATAAATTCAACTCTTTATATAATATTGCAAATAGAGACTATCTTACTTCTAAAGCTATCACTACTTACGATTTGTTAGATTCTATATCTGGAGTTGTAGATAGAACTAACAATGCCAGATATGTAGAGTATGCTCTTAATAGTGATACTAGAGATTTGGATAGTTCTGAAATTAAGCAATCTAATGTAAATAGACGTAAAATACAGAGAGAGAATGATATTGATATTGCTAACGAACTTATGGCAGATAGGACTGGCCTATTAAATAGGTGGGGAATATCTGTTAGTAACGCTACTACTGGCGACGTCTCTTTTACTTTACCATATAAAGGAGAAAAGGTTACTGTAATTTATAACAGCAATGCAGTTAGTAGTAAAGGACAAAGAAAGCTTGAATTATCAAACTCTGATATCGTTAAATTTGGAAGGCTAAATACTATATTAGAAGAACCTTCATTTACTAAGTTAAAAGCTATATATGAAGAGAACAATCCACAGGTACTTACTGATGGAGAAAGATTATATGTATCTTTAATAGAATTTATAGATGACTTTGCTAATACAGGATTCTTAAGAGGCAATGTAGATTTACTAGCTGCATTTAGAAATGTAAATGAAGCTAATAATCTTGATTATCTTGATAAATTAGTAGCTGTTGCAAGCAGTTCTGCATTTGTTAATACAGTATATGATGGATATGAAAATAATAATCCTGAGAATTTATCATTACGTTCGTATATAGAAACTCTGAACTATTACAATGAGAAGTTAGGAGATAATAATGAAAGGTTCTACTACGATAAAGCCTCAAACTCATTAAAGGCTATTAGACCTAATTTAATTAATATACTTAATGATATTGTAGCAGCTGAACAGGTAGTAACTGGAGAAATATATAAGTCAGTTATTAAGAATGCTGAAGGTAATAATATACCTAACAGCAGGATTGCTAACTTAGCTGGACTGACTAGGAGCTACGTTAAAAAGCATATACTTGATAATCCTAGTTCTGCTTTAAAGAATACGCTATTTGGACGAAATCCTAATATGCTAATGGGAACTTCCATAAAAACTGATGTAGTTAGTAGAAATGGAATAAAGAAGAGTGCTACTAAGTTCTCGGTTGCAGAAATAGGATATTCTTCGTTAGTATATGACTTCTATGGAAACTTATTAAGACCAAAGAATGGCAATGCACCTGTAACTATCAATGTACAACCTACTGTATATTCCGATAAGGGAACATTTGTAATGTGGAAGCTTGGTGTAGATAAGATAGATGTACTTGATGAGAATGGTAAGCCATTACTTATTAATTTACTTACTTCACCTACTAAAGACATTATTAGTGCTATCAAAGGAACTGTAGGAACTTACTATAAGGAAGTATTCAATAATGTATTGGGTGACTATAAAGAAGTATACAGACAATCTTTAGAGACATACTTACAAAGATTGCAGGCTATTAATCCTGAGGCTGCAAACAGAATACTATCTAAACAGAGTAAAGTAGATGCTGAGAATGCTAAAATAGCTAAACATAATGAATCTCTAGATTCAGAAAGAAACAGACTGTTACAAGCATTAGATGCAGCACAAGCAGCTGGTGATTTTATGGATGCTAGTAGCATAGTAGATGCTTTAGACTCTCTTGATATTAAAGAACCAGTTTCATTAGTAGATGTACTTGACTACCAGGACTTTACTAATTTATTGGCAATTACTACATCAGGTGAGTACACTAATATGTCTTATGCTGCTGGAATCCCTAATATTGATAACGTTCACACTAATAAAGGAGGGTCATTTGAACTCAATGGCAAAACTAAGAAAGGTCTGATTCCTAATAAGCTCTTAAACTTCCTTGCCACAGAAATGTATGCTAAAGAGGATGTGTTTAACAAAGCTATGCTTAGAGAACGTAAGAAGTTTGTTAAGGACATGATTGACAATAATATGTCATTCCCTTTAGTATATGCCAACGGACGTAGTAATACAGTTCTTAGAAAGGCTGCGGATAAGTTATTAGGAGCTGATAAAAGACTATGGGTAAATGAGAATACTCAAGAACTTATATTAGCTAAACAGGGTAATACTAATATTACTAGACTATCTGATTTAGATAGTAATTGGCTAAGAGATGATGTAGAAATTACTTTAAACCCTTTAATTGAAAGGTACTTTGTAGCTGATTTCTTAACATCGGAGAACCTTAGACTAGTAACTACTGGTAGTAGCATTGCACATCCAAATAAAGCTAAATATGGTAGTTTAGATCCGGACTCATTTAACGGAATAGAAATGGAACACTCTTCTAGAGAACTTGCTGAGTTAAAACGTAATGTGATTGTACCAGCTACATTACAGTATCTACATCAGAATAGTTTGACTGGAGTACCACCCTGGTATAGAATAGCTGTAATGAGTGATGTCGGAGCTCCTGTATATAACTTTAAAGGTGAAATTGCAGAAGTGGATGCACATGACGGTTCTGCATGGTGTAATCCTATTATGTCTTATTTGGAGAACTTATCATTACAAGATTCATCTGTAGGAGAAGATAAGAAACCTATTGGACATGATTATAATGGAAGATATGGTACAGCAGCTTTATTAAAGTTTGCTACCTTCTCTGCTTACAATGAAAGGCTTCGTCAATCATTAACATCAGACATTAAATTATATAATTTATTCAAGAAGATGTCTGATTTTAAATGGAGTGAATCAACAGCTGATTGGGATGTTCCTGCTAATGTAGACCTTACTGTAAATTTATTTGGTCAGCCAATGACTCTAAGAGATGTCACTGGAGGTGATAGAATATTTTACAGAGACGGTAACAATCATTATGAGATACTAGGACTAGACAAAGTAGGAAATGGACTGTATAATATTAGTAAGCAGTTGGTAGATGTAAATGGAAATCCAATACAAGCAGTAGGTGCCGCTAATGTATTAATTGATACTAACGTTCCAATTAATTCTTTATTTGAATTACATGCTGCTTTAGGAGGAGTTTATAGTGAATCACTTAGAGATGGAGAACTTGCATATAGCGATGCTTCATTAGCCGTAACTGCTACTTATGTTAATAATATAGGACAGTATAAAGCCAATGGAGACATACCTACTCAACGCAATACCAACCAGCCACTCAAATATAAAATGATTGCTTACTTAGTTAATAAGTCTGCAATTAAAGTGGGAGCTCAAAATATAAATCCAGATAGCTCTTGGTATGATGATTCTCCATTAATGACAATGCACTTTAATACTGATGGCTTAGGTATGCAGATGGATGCTGACCACGTAGTTACCGACCCAGAACATCAGTCAACAATGACCGAGTTCTCTCAGGTAATTTCAGCTCTTGAATCTATGGGATTTACTCATGATATGGCTAAGAATGCATATAAAAGCTTAGGTAAAGTTGCATTAGCTTCTATAGGTAATATTAAAGAAGCTGTATATGTTCTTACTGGAATAAAACCTACTGATAATCCTGATGTTAAATCAGACTTGTATGAGATATTTGGTAAAGCTATTATTAAGGAATTAAATAAGAACAGCGATGAATTAGGAACTGCCAAAACTATCATTCAGAAAGCTAAGGAGGAGTTTGCTTTAGATAGGAAACGTAGAACTTCACATGGAGCTGACGCTTATAAGATTCCTTATAGTGATCCTTCTATATTTGCTAAGGCTTTATCTACATTTACGTCCAACATCAATAAGACTGCTATTAAAAGAAAGTTCCCAGGTATGGGTGCTGTTATGGCTCCTGGATATAATATCATACAGGTACATAGAATTGGAGGGCAGAATTATAGATATGACGATTTATATCGAATTGCAGCTGATGAAGGAATATCAGTAGATGAATACTTACAAAGAGAGCAGGCTAAAATTGAATCTGAACCAGCTAATTCTATTGATAGATTACTACCTGGAGATAGAATTAAAATACCTATCCAAGAAGTGGCTAGTGTAGTTGCCAAGATTAATAGTGACGCTACTAGAAATAAAAAGTTTGCCGAATTAGAAGTTGGCAAGTATACTAGACTAGTAGATCAAGCTAATAGAGGAGACGGTGAAGGGGTTGAACTATCTAAGGCTCAAGATAACCTTAATAAGGCACTGTCTAAGTTAGAGAGACTAAATAGAGATATAGCATTAACTGTACCTCAGTTCTTGGAAGATAATGGATGGAAACTCGAAGGAGAGTATATGTTAGTATATGTAAACGATTATGATTCTTATAATTTCGTCAAGAAGAATTTCTCCACATTCTATACTGACATTACTAGACCTACAGACTTGAAACCTGCCGAAATATACTGGGATGATGCAACTGGCAAGAGACATAGTATATTCGATATGCCAGCAATACAAGCATCGTTTACTGAACGTAAGAAGTATAAGAAGCTTCCTAAAGAAATAGGAGCTAAATTACAGGCTGATGTTCAGAATACATTCATGTTGCTAGATAAAGGGTATATGACTGCTACTGAAGATATGTTATTGGAATATAATCAAGATCCAGTAGCATTTAGCAAGAAATACGTTCCGGAAGGTAGATACTTAATGGAACTGCCTAATGGTAATATAGCTATTCCAATTCAAAATCTAGTTAATAATCCTGCTGAATTAGTAATTAGTAAGTTATATGTTAATCAATTTAATTTAGGTCCTAATGATAGTATTAATGATGTACTTACACAAGGATACCAATTCTTTGTTAATAAGTATGATAAATATCATACTCCTAAAACTAAATTATTTGATATAGCATTTACTAGAGGAAGTGGTAAACACGTATATATTGCATTTAATACATCTACTACTATCATAGATAAGCTATCAGTTAATAAAACTCTTACTGACGATGACTTCATGAGAGTTGGAGATAGTATCTTTAGAATAGATAAAGATGGCAATAAATTATATGAAAGCGGATATTACGATGCTGAAGGTAATTATCATGAGTTGGTAACATCCTATAATGCGATTGATGGTAATTCTGTTGAAGAAGTTTTAGTTGTTAGTACTCCCGATAATGTAATGGATATTTATAAAACTGACGATTTTGATTCCATTAAAATTAGTCAATATATTAAAGACAAGGCAACATTACAAGGAGTTATAGAGCAGGGTAAGGACAGAAGTGACAGGTTATTGAAAGGATTATATGACACATATACTAAAGCATTAGTTAAAGATGATTTTAGCGTATCTAAAATAGCTTATGAACTAGAGGCTTTAGAGAAATCTAGAAAGATTACTGCTGCTAAGAAGAAGTTTGTATCATTCCAGAAATCTCTTGAATTTACTGTAGCTCGTATTCCGGCACAGACTATGCAATCATTTATGAAAATGAAAGCAGTAGCATTTAATGATTCTGATAAGAATGTAGTGCATGTATCTCACTGGCAAACTTGGCTACAGGGAAGTGACTATTGACCTAATTTTAACTGTTTAGTTAGGTGACATATTAATATTGTAGTCACTATAATAAATCTCGTGAATTGACGGGGAACTCCTTAGAGCTTAACCTACTAAACTAGAGTAGTAATACATCTAGTGGCGGCAATTAACTATTGTTGGTAAAGTAAAAAAGGTTAAGATTGGACAATCCGCAGCTAAGCATCCTAGATAAATATTTGGATAATAAGACTAGTTAATTGACAAAAGTTTTAATATCTTTGTGTTTATAAGGATGAAAGTTCATCGACTATCCCGTAAGGGAGTAGGAACTTTTATCTAATGTTTAACTCAAAATATTAGGTAAATGGCTAGAAGAATAACAAAGAAACTTAGTAAAGAACAAAAGAGCCTACTTATAGGCCTTCTTTTAGGAGATGGAACAATATCTAGTAATTATGTATTCAAGCTAAGTCATTCTGAAGCTCAAAGGGAGTTTCTAGAATGGAAGATAGACTTATTAAACAAGTTTGGGTTTAAGAACAATGGTGTTAAGGAGTATATATCAACATGTGGATATAATAAAGGAAACAAAGTTTTATACTCTCAGATGTCACTTAACCCAACTATAAAAGCCTTAAGGAGAACAGTCTATACTCCTAAGAAACATATTACTAGAAGATTATTGAATTGGCTTACCCCTATCGGGTTAGCTATATGGTATATGGATGATGGTTGTATAAACGTAAACACTTCAAAACAGCGTAGCTCAATACAACATACAATCAAAATAGCTACGTGTGTTGATTTAGATACAGCTCAAGTAGTAATTGATTATTTCAAAGAAGTTTGGGATGTGCAATTTAGACCTTTTAAAGAAGGAAAGGGAACTTATTCTATTGCTAGTTCCACTGAATCTGATTGTGCAGCGTTCATACAAATTATACGTCCATATATAGAACAGGTTCCATCATTACTCTATAAAATTAGAGATAACTTTACTAAAGAAGAATTTATAGCACAGCAGAAAGCTGGTTCCGAAGTGCGAGACACTCTAGAGATAGAGTGATGATATAGTCAGTCTCATATTGAAAGGTATGAGGTTAAACGGATATTGATAAAGCCTACGTAATGGGTTATGACTTTGATACTAATGGTAATTATATAGGATGGTCTCCATACTTCAATTTCAATTCTATAGAAGCTCTTAGAATGTCTGAAAGACTACCTACTCCTAATGGTAAACTATATGCATATAGTCATGCTCCTGGAGCTGTAGATATTACTAATTACGTGGAAATGCTTAATGAGGAGAATTTCTATAACCCAGAATCTCTACCGATCATAGCTGAGTTACTTACTGTAATTGATGATACTAACTTAGTAAGTTATACTGGGTCGGACACTAAGAATGCTGATTTTATTCTAAGCAGAATAAATAACCATTCTATGTACATGACTGAAGAACGTGATGAGAACGGTAGAAGAGTAAAGAATGGTCGTCAGAAGATAAGAGCTATTAATACTTTGCCTGCATTTAGAAACTCTGTATCGGCTAGTATTAGTAACATTATCCAAGACCTAAAGAATATGACTCAAGCATATTCTCCAATTGAAATGGGAGATCCTCAAGCTGCTGCTGAGAATTCTACTTCTGGTAAGGAAGCTAACAAAATTACTCTTATGTCTCCTTCTGCTAAATGGGTAATGCAGATGCAGAATATGGATGGCAGACAGGTAATTGGTATTGCAGCTGTTGGTGAGAAAGTATTCTTTGCTAACTGTTATTATTTTAATGAAGGCATTAGAAGTGGAGATTCTAAGTGGATGAACAACATGTTCTTCTCTAATGTTTATAAAGGTATTCAGAGCAAGGTGTCAGAGGATGGCAAAATAATTACTGTAGATACCCTCAGAAACATAATGGCCAACATTAACTTTACTGATTTAGCTCCAGAGAAGAATTATTGGGAGAACCTAATTAGGACTGCTACTGAGCAACAATTAACTCAGGAAGATGTTTCTAGAGTTATTCAAGAGCAATTAGGAGTACAACCTGACCAATCATTGGTTATCTCAGCTTTACTATCTGCTGCAACCGATAATGCCAAGGAGTTGATTCTATCTAAAATTAATGCTGGTCCTAATCTAGCTGGTATGTATTTACATATGATTATGTTAGGATTCAGTTTTAATGATATAGCAAAGAATCTAATGACTACACCTACAGTGCAGACGGTTAATGACTTGATGAAGGTTAACGTATTTGATGAATATCACGAAACAGCATCTGTTAACTCAGTAATTAGGTCATTAGAAGAAGGTCCTAATATTAGAAACTATTTAAATAATGACGGACTGAAGGGATTATATGCTAGGGTGTCTGTTGACAATCCTGGAATGTTTGCCAAGAGAGGTGAGTGGATTCAAGAAATTAAAGATAGATTTGCTAATAATGGTAGCATCGAAGACATATTCCCTGCTAAGAACTTTAGAGAATTTAGATTCCTAGAGGAATATGAATACTTGTTGAAGATGAAGAGAAGGATAGATCCGGACAAATTCACTGAATTTAAGAATATTAATTTTGATGCAAGAGAGACTGAACTTCTTGGTAGATTCTACGGATTAAATCAAGGTATGCCGACTGATATTGCAGGTAAAATGGCAATGTTGAATACTTATGAATCAGCTATTACTAATAGGGAGCGTAAGTATCTAACTAGCAGTAATGGGTTTAATGTTGATGAACTAATTGTTAATGTATTGAAAGAGAAGCCATATTTAGAAGAAACTGCGGTCAGAAATATAGTTAAAGATGCGGTGTCTCAGAATATAGTAAATGGAGGTTTTAGTATTAGAAAGTTCTTAGATCCAGTCAATAATGGCTACAGACAGACTACAATTGATTACTATAATATTATTAAGGGAACTTGGAACATATTTGACATGATTACTAAAATTCCTCATTTCAAAGCACTGTTTGATATTTATAATCTTACTGATACTTCTGACATAAATATAAGCACTAAGTTTAATCTGGTAAATTCCTACAGAGAAGCCCTTATTAAAGAGAATCCAGTTTACGGTAGAGCTGTTAAAAAGGAGCAATTAGCCGCATTAGCATCTCATACTGATAACGTTCTAATTAATAATTGGCTTACACGTAGAAACGTAGTATTTAGATTGGAAGAAGGGCAGGAATACATAGGATCCGACATGACTATACACTCAGCTGGTCCTGGTGGAGAAGTATTTAATTTGTCTACTAATGAGGGAATTGCTAACTTTAAAATGTGGATGGAAAGAGAGGTAATTCCTGCATTAAAGAACGGAGTTGTAGGTAATAAAAGAGTAAGATCCTTACTTATTAATAGCTTCATACAGGGATTAAGTAGAAACAGAAGATTAGATCCATTTACTAGATCTAATGTAACTTATATGAAGTTGCCAATTAATATGTTAAGTACTGAAACAGATCCAGTATTTAGTAGATACCAAAGAGACTTTGCTGCTCTTAAGAAGATAGAACTTCAAGGAGTATCTTTAACAGATTGGTTCTTTTTGTATAATCTAGTAGTTAATAAGAATCAGTACGGTGCTGACAGATTAACTTCCCTATTTAATACAATAGATGGAGTTGATGTTAGTGATATGTTAACTGACTTTCATAATTATGTAGGTAACGCTGACTACTGGCTTGATGTTAACATGGACTCATTCTCATTGGAGGATGCCCTTATTAGGATGGCACCTATAGTAAGTGAGAGTTCTAAAGGTAGAGCTAGGGATAAATACATTAGAATTAAAGACGATGATACAGGTAGATTATTTCTATATATGAGAAGCGGAGATGACTACTATATGGTAGATGAAGTACCAAATATGGAAGATGAGGATTCATTAAGGTTACGTGACAATTACTTCGTAATAAATACTCCTAACCAGAGTAACAGAATGAAGGAATTAGTAATTAACTCTTCCGAATCACTTAATACCTTAGTAGGTAAGATCAAAAGTCTAATGAGACGTAATACTATACAAATGAGAATCAAGTGTTAATATGAGTTGTTCAGTTGAAATTATAATAAATTCTAACAAAGGGGCTTCCAGCGTAATCAAGCTGGAGGTTCCCGATGCTAGTGAAATGTCTTTAGAGGATGCAGTAGGTGCTCTAATGGGTAATAAAGAAGCATATGATGAGTTTATTGCTGCCGTTAACTCTGGAGGATTTCCTCTAGCTAACTTTAATATTAATAGTAATAGACAAGGATTTACATTACCTTCTGGTAATTACAATCTAAATACTATTAGAAATGAGTTTGACACACCTAATATAAGATATCTTGTAGATGCTTTACAGAAAGAAGGAGTTGATTTAAACGCCTATAACATCTTACTTACTGATGCTAAATTCAGTGTAAATTGGAATAGTAATTACGGAATATTTAATTATCAAGGTAATTCATTAGCAGTGATTAAACCTACTCCAGATCATATAGAGACACATTTAAAACAATTATATGTATCATCTTTAATGGATAAAGCTCCCAAAGAAGTTGTAGATGGATTATACTCTAATATAGCTACAGCAGCTAAAATACTAGCCACTGACCCCACTACATCTAGAAGAGCTATGATTACGTTAAGTAAAATAGGCTATTCAGATGGTAAATTTGTCGCCAGTAAGTCTAATGTTGTCTCTGCATTTACTCATTATTTCTATTCTAGTGCTTCATTAAGTGACGCTTTATATAAGACAGGATTAATTGGAACCTTTAATAAAATATTTAATGACTTAATAGGTGCTCCAGAGCAAGAGTCCATCAGTTATGATAACCCATCTGCTCAGGCCTTAATAGATAGAGCTAAAATATCTGGAAAGTATCTCAAAATATCTAGACAAGATATAGAGTCCTTTATGGAGAATCACGGTTATGGTGAGGCAACTGAAGATAATATAGTGTCTGCTATTCAAGACATTAATAACAATATACATAATGGTAAGTTTATAGACATAGCATATATTAGTGATAGTGGATTGTTATTAAGAAACACTGTCAAGAAACCTGTATTTGATAAATCTATTGTTAATACAGAATACACTGGAGATATCGTAGATTATATAGAGAACTATAATGGGTATAATATAATCAGATATAATAATAAGTACTATATTAGTGATAAATTAATAACTACTGCTGATAATATACATACCTCTGGTGTAGACAATTTAAAACATGCTAAAAACCTGATTACACTACAGCTAAATAGACCTATTAACTTTGAATCAGTAGCAACTAGTATTAAGAAGAAATCTGGAGACAAAGTTAACATATCTTCTAGTTCTAAGTTGGAAATAGGAGATAGATTTAGTGTATTAGATATTACATTAGATGATAAAATAAATCTATATAATGACAAGAAGCTTATTAAGTCTATAACATTTAATAACTTCGTGTCTGAAATGATGAAGAAGCCACAATACAATAAAATACTAACATCACTGAATGAACAAGGAATTAACATTCAATCTATATTAGATACTCCGGAGAAAGTAGCGACGTTCTTCTTACTTAAGAACCAACTTAGAGATCCAGAGACCCATAATGCCTTATATAATAATAAGGTTCCTAGTATGCTTACCCCGGACAAATTAAATTATGAAACTGAGCTTATTACTAAGGCGTTAAATATAATCGAAAATGCTAGTGAATCAGTGTATGAAGTAGTTGCAGCAGCTGGGGATAAATATAACTTACAGAAGCTTCAAATGAGCACCAACGTTCCAGTTCATAAGAAGGTGCCAAGGTCATTTAAAAGTGAAATGGTAGAAATAGCTAATCATCTTGGAAAGAATTATGGTATTAAAATTAATGTAGTTACAGCCAGAGAATTAGCAGATTCTTTTAAGGGTGTAATACCCAATGTAGGTAGAACTAATGCATTTATTTATAATGGAGAAATATATTTAAATGTAGACAGAGCAACAACTGCTGATTCATTACATGAATTTGCACATCTTATTATGGGTTCCATTAAGAGGACTAATTCAGATTTATATTACGGATTAGTAAACCAAGTAGAGCAACTTTCTGATTATGATGATAAAGTACAAGCATTTAGGAATATAGGAGACAGTAGAGCAGTTACAGACTTAAATGAAGAAATATTTGTTACAGAGTTTGGTAATTACTTTAGTAAGATTGCAGACACGTGGTTTGAAGGTAAGGAAACTGACTTGGATGCCCTGGGAGAACTATTTAAAGCCAAAACTCAAAACACATTCCAAACTTCGGAAGACATTAAAGATGAGAAATTAGGTAAATTACTTAACATGAGCATAGATGATATAATGTCAGAATTTGGTAGTGCTTTAGTTAATAAGGACTTTAGAGAAGGTTTTGATATGGATATGGCATCTGAATCTCGTGTAATTACTAATCTAATAGAAAGAATGATTAAAAGTGGTAATTTAAAGGAGGATTGTTAATGGCTTGTACATACAGTTTAAATATAAATGGTCAAATACAGCAATTTAACGATTATGCTGAATTGTTTGACTTCTTAATAGGACATAAGAACCAAATTGAAATGGGACTTATATCAGATATTGTGTTTAGCCAAGACACTAAGCAGTCCGAAATGGTAGCTAAGTTAAGATCTATTAAAGCTACCGCTAAACTCAACAGCAACGGAGTAGACCCTGTATCTGGTGATATTATGTACAAAGCAGAAGGTTCTAACATGTCAGTTACAGATTTCTTAGAAACTGCTACTATTACCAAAGATTCTAAAGAAACTTTCTTAGGACAGCCGTTCAGTATTAAGAATTGGAGAAATAATACTATAAATGAATTGGTATCCAAGGGTATGACTCATGCTGAAGCTGAAGAGCAGGTTAATAATACTATGGAAATGTGGGAGAGGATAGCTGATACTGGTGCTGAATTACATGCTGTTTTAGGTGATTACTTTGCCGGTCATATGTCATTAGAAGAGCTTATAGATAAGTATGCTGGAGTATTTAGTGAACAAGCTGTCAGGAGTATATACAAGAATATGGCATCTTTTAAAGATGAAATCTATAAGGCACATGGACAGGACGCTAAACTACTGCCTCAATTTACTATAGATTCTAAAACATTGGATGGAGTTAATATAATAGGTTCTATAGACTTAGTAGTGATAGGTGAGGATGGTCAGCCGCATTTATATGTCTTCAAAAGTTCTGCAAAGTTGTCTGATAGGTGGGATGCTGCTAAGCAAACTAAGTATGATTACCAGTTAGCTTTCTATAGACAAATGTTAGCTTCCAAAGGTATTCCTGCTGCTAATATGGAACTAAATATAGTACCTATGCATCTGGAAGGGCTAGAGGATGGGGAATTAACTGGAGTTAGCTTCGAAGGAGTGCAAGACAGAACTAAAGATTCTGGAGGCACCATTAATAGACTAGCTTGGGGAGTAGGTGAATTTTATAATAATGTGAGTTATGCAATTCCAGTAAGACTTACCGATGAAACTATAGGGGAATCTATTAGAGATAATGTACTAGATACTCTTAGTAAGTTTATACCTAATCCTAAGATTAAATCAATTAGAGAGCAAATTGATGTAGATGCTTTTATTGCAAATCATGTTTATGATTCTCCGAATCCCTCTGAGGGCAGATGGTATTTTAAAGATTTCTACAGTAAAGGAAAGCCTATCTATATCAAAGAAGATTCACCTAAAGAGAAGAATGCGGAACTTAGAGTAGAAGTAGAGAAATACCTAAATAAGATGGTTAAGAATCATAGACTTAAGACTAACAAATTTATCTATGATCTTAAAAGAGCCATTGATGGTAAAATTCCGTTGGAGGATGTGAGTCCTACTACTGGATATACTACTAATGCCTTTGTAGTAACTACATTCCAGAAATATGTTAACGATCCAGGATGGGAATTAGTAAATATAGAAGCACTAAAACAATTAGGAATTGTAGCTATTAGTAATACTATTACCAAACAAATTGATTTTATTGCATTAAGCCATCATGATTTGCATACTGAACTTAAGCTATCTTTAGGAACTACAATGTTAGGAGAACATGAAAAGGACGCACATGCTCTTAATAACAAAATGATATTATTGGCAACTAATGGCAATATTGAGTTAATGAAGATAATGGCTGCCATTAATGAGATTCCTAATGCATTAACTGATGTATTTAAAATAGGAGACATTAAGGTAATTAATACAGAAGACTCTAAAGCTACCACTGCTACTTCAAGACAGATAAAGGAAACATTTAATCTGTTAGCCAAAGCAGCTAAAGTTAATAATAATATTAACAAATTGTCCTTTATGGATGAATTGGATGTTATTAAGAATGAGTTCCTAGCTTTGATGAACAGACCTAATGGTAAACTTACTAATAGTTTGTCTAGAGATATAGAGGCTTTATCTAAGGAATTATTCAACATTAATACCGTAAATAAGAATGAGATAGCCAATAGACTAATAGCCCTAGCTAGAAGGATGGAGAATGGAGAACGTCTTGGTAAGATAGTTGGAGGTTCTCTAGAATCTATAGCTAATGAATCTTCTAACACTGGAATAGAAAGACTATACAAGTCAATATTACAGGCTATAGCTTATTATAAAGGATTAGACTTCCTTCAACCTAAAGAGATTTCTAGATATACACAGAAAGGAACTCCTTTATCTGGAGGTATGATAACTAATCCGGATTTATTTCCAGAGGATAACTTACGCCAAATTACTCTTGCTGTGAGAGGTGCATTTGATAACGTTACTAGAGAAATGACTCCTTATCATGAGAAATTCCTTACCGGATATGTAAAACCCTTATGGAAAGATAAAGGTTACAGTAATGCCAGAAACATTGTTATAGGAGATCAGGTTAAGCTGTATAATAATTTCTTTAGAAGGAATTCTGACGGAAGTCTTAATAATAAGATGTTATTTGTAGATCCTTATGATAGCAGTACTCCACTTACTTCAGAGGAAAGACGATTCTTAAAGCAAGCACTGTGGCTTATAAACCAAGAAAGATTCCCTAATATCAGAAGCTTGTCTGAAGATAGCGAGACGGTAAAGCAACTTAAGAAGACCGAGAAGTGGTTCTGGGTTCCTCTTATGGAAGCCAATAATCAGATTCTACAAATGGGAATTAGTAAGTGGATTAACCAAGAAGTAAAGGACGTAACTGGAAGATTTAAGGATTATTGGAATAGATCCCAAAACGATGCTTATAGTGATAGGGAGTATAGTGACAAACAGAAAGTAATTACTAGGTACGAAATGTACAATAGATTTAATTTATCAGAAGCCAGTGAGGAAGCTAGAGACGCCTTATTAGCTGAATATAAACCAGATTTCTGGGAACGTAACATAGAGACCCTAGTAACTACTTATAAGTTTGCATCAGCTAGAAAGGAACAATTGGATATTATATTACCTGCAATTAAGGGAATAAAGATGTCATTATTAGGATATGCTAAGTCTACGGATACAGATTTATCAGTCCTTAATGAGACTTTGGACAACTATTTAAAGGTAGCAGTATTTAACCAATCTATTATTAGTGAAGAAGGCCGTCGAGCTTTTAAATATCTTAACCCTATTAAAAGACTAGCATCTTTTGGACTACTTGCATTTAACGTCACTGGGGGTGTTCGTGATATGATTAATGGTATGTGGAAGCAATCATCTCTAGCCTTTAGTAAAATGTACTATACTGATGAGAAGTTCACTAGAAAGGATTTGGCCCAAGCTATGGCATTAGTAACCAAAGAAGGGCCAGATATGCTTAGTAGGACTACTAAGATTGAGGCTATTAATAATATGATTAGACTAGCTAATATAGATATGCAAGTTCTAAATAAACGGCTTATTAGTAACAAATCTGGGTTAGCTAATATGTCTAGACATGCTTATCAATTAACTACTGCCCCGGATTATTTCCATCGTATGACCATATTTGTAGCTCAATGCTTACATGATGGTACATGGGATGCATTAGAAATGACTGATGAGGGCATTAAATATAATTGGAAGAAAGATAAGCGTCTAGCAGTATATGCTTCTGGTAATAAGAGTAATCCTGAATACAATAAGCAAAGAGGACTTTATTTATCTATAATGGAAGCCTATAATAGAGACAATGGATTAAATCTAAAAGAAGGAGATGATTTACCATTTGCCTATACTAAAGATGAAATATTGGCTGCTAAAACCTTGTCAGATCTTATTTATGGACACTATGACCAGGAAAGTAGAGCTTTGGCTGAGAAGACATTTATGGGAGCACTATTCGGACAGTTTAAAACCTATTTATCTGCAACTAGAAATGCCTATTTACTTAAACCCAAGAATTATAATTTAGCTGGAAGAGTTCAAGCTAAGAATGACAATGGTGATTTATTATGGTATAAAGATGAGGTGGACGAGAACGGTAATTCTATAGTAATAGTCACTACTGAAAACACTGGAGTTCCTGCTACTATTAATGAGGACAGATATCTAGAAGGTATTTATTATACTATTAAAGACTGCTTTAGGGCTTTACATGAAGGTGGATTCTCAGAATTTAGAGATAGTATCTGGAATGAAGAGACCGGTGTAAAGAAAGCAAATTTAAAGAGATTAGCTCATGATATGTTCTTATGGATGATACTTGGAACTATAGGTAAATACCTTATTGAACTATGGGGAGAGACTAGAGAGGAAGATAGAGATCCTTTAAATCCTAACATGTCTCAAGCCATGAGAGATACTGTATTTAGCCTATTTGAAAGAGGTTACAACAGTTCATACGGAGATATAGCTCCCTGGAGTGTGTTGCTAGGACTTATTAAAAATTCAGAACCTGTATCTATAGGATACTTAAGTACATTCTTTAATAATACTTATGAGTTTGCATTTGGTGATAAATCTCTATCATCTTATCTCACAGGAACTACTGGGCTTGGTAGAACATTTAAAGGAATGACTACAGAACTTAATAATATGTCCAAACTTGCAGCAGATGTAATAGAGGAAGATACAGCACAGTAATAAAAAAAATGGCCTATACAAGTAGAGTTTAACTCCACCTGCATAGGCCATTATTATTAAATATAGTCACCAAGGCATGCTTTGACTTTATCAATCAATGCATCGATGGTACCATTATTCTTTATTACATAACTAAAATGCTCGTAATCATCTAGAGCATGTTCAGAAATATGCTGGTCATCTAAACCAGTATCTCTTTCTACTTTAATTACTATTCCTCCATGAGAGATTATAGCATCAGCTTCGTTAGGAAACCTTACGTCAGTAATAATCCACTTAGAATCAGGGTTAGACTCATAGATTTGCATTAGATGCAAAACCCATAAATCTGGATGAATGTTTCTACCAATTTCAGTTCCTAGCTTTTGTAAGAACTCTCTATTGGTCATTCCAAGGTTTAAGGTAGTAGGAGATTCCTTAAAGTCTTCAGTTTCAAAGCAACACATGTCAACACCTAATATAAGAGAACTACATGCTTTTAATGCATCGGCAAAGGCATGCTTCTCCCATTCAGAGAATTTAATTAGATCGTCTCCATAGTCACTAAACATATTGTTAAAATGTGCAGCGGAGGGCTCTAAACCTTTAAAGATCTGGTTATACTTTAAGTAATTTAAGTATCTAATAATATTACAAATGGTGTCTTTACCACATTGTTTACGTCCAGCTATTCCGATTATCATTCTTCGAAGAGGGTTATACAATCATCGCTATATTCACAATCTCTTACGTCTAAATCTCCGTAATCTACTGTGTCCATAGCTTTCTCCCAAGCTTCATCTTTGCTGTCAGCTTCTACTTCCATGTCAAAATATAAACGACATCTAAGCTCCCTATCAATACTTACGTTATACCTCGGCATCACACATAGTAATAGTTACTAGCTCTCCACTATCTATAGCTTTGCGAATATATCTCATTAAAGTAATGGGTTTAGAATATTCTGCCACAAATGTAGCAGTCCCTACATCCTCTTTATCATTCATATCCACCGGGAATATAATTCTCTGGTTCTCAGTTTCTATCTGATAATAAAGTACTCCAGCTATAGCATGTGTGAATCTGGCTGGATAAGGTAAAGTTACAATTTCTTTTAATGTCATTAATTACATAAATTAGCTTTAACTAAGTCTGCAATCTTCTTCCCATCAGCAGCTGGATATTTAGCTTTCAATTCTTTGACAGCTATCCCCATCTGATTCTTAGGGATTTGTACTGGATGAATATCATGTTCTTCATTATCGTCATACCATCCTTTATCTAATGCAAGTTTAAGTAATGCAGCATTCAATTCTTCTTTAGTAGGTTCTTTAGGAAGCAACTCCTCTAGTATCTCAGCCTCATCAGCCTCGACTGCCGATAAGTCCATACGCCCTGCTGTTTGATAGGTTTCTGCATTAGCCCATCTTTCATCCCTCATCTTCTTAATAATAGAGATTTCCGCAGCTTCATCCAAAGGTTTAGCATTCTTAGCTGCTGCATAATTAGTAAATGCAGTCTTAATAGCTCTATACACATTAGTACGTGTAGTGTCATGCTTCTTCATAGAATCAGCAATCATTACATTCAATTTATCATTCCACATATCATTCCTATTTAAAATATTAATTATATGTCTAACATCCTCATCAGTAATGCCTATAGCTGTATTAGTTTTTATAAAGTACTTCCTCTGATGAGATAGCATATCTCTATCGTCGTCTACTATAGCGTAGACATAAGGTTCTGTTTGAGAATCAAGCCATTCCTGTATTTCACAACCTCTATGGCTTCCGAACGGAGTAATACTATGTATTTTGAATTTTAAACCAGCCTTGTCAAAGATTGATTGTAAGTTGGATTCAGTTCTCCAGGAAGAACTTACAACTACCTTACAACCAGTCTCTTCAACTATTCTGTTTACAAGTTCAACACATTTTGGATCAAAGTCTCCTTGAGGATATGCATGGTTTTTATTCCATTCTTCTCTATACCATGAGACACTATTAAGTACTCCATCTACGTCCAAAAACAAATACTTATTAATTCCTTTCATAAAATGTTACTTCTCAATAAGTTCAACTTCTAGTTTATAAGTTCTAATTAGAACTCATATTGTGTCTACGGAGAATGTTCTCAGCTGTACCAGATTTCCATTTAGACTTACCTCTTAAGAATGCTATATCCACATCAGAGAAGGTTGTCATTGCTGAGTCTCTATCAGTATCACATTCGTAGCCTCCGACATAATGTACTTGAGGACAATCCTCTAGTGTTACCAGATCGGATTCATCTTCTACACCTTCATTGAAGCGTTCTCTAACGTCTATATAATAGTTGCCATCGTCAGCCTTAGTTCCAACTCTAAATCTAGGCTCAGAGAACATGTGATGAATGGTAAGTGTACAAGGAACACAGTCCCACTCATCCATATTCTCTTCAATATACTTTGCTATATATTCAGCTGCCATTTGATCGCAGCCCTTACAATCACCAACTATGAATTCACAATCTTCCCAAGTGGTTTGTCCATTATCTATAGCATCTTCTATAGCTGGTACATAGTTAGCATCAAACTCTTCTTGAGTTATGTCTCTGTGTCCACTAATAAAGTATATCATTCCGCAAATAAATTGTCTAAGTCTTCTATTTCTTCATAATCTACATAAGTATGAAAGATGCCTTCAATAAGATGTTTGTGACTATGAAGTCTTCTGGATACTCAGTATTATCACGATCAATAAATTCAAAAGTTCCTCTAGCTTGAGGAAATAATTTCATATAAGCATACGAAGTTGTAAACTTATATAAATCTGTATCTAATATAGATTTAATTATCATCTCGTTTAAACATTTCTATAATTCTACACACTATTGAATCGATAGTTTGTAATGATTCTATTATTCTACTATCTCTATATTCCTTAGACCAGGTACTATACTCTTTATGGTTAGTTATTCTCTGCACTATAGAGCCTATTACTAGAATAGCGTTGACATAAGGAATCAAGCCCACTATACCTGTAAACACTACTGCTTTAGTAGTAAGATAAGGCCTAGTAACTTCGTTAGAATAAACACTAGCAATTACACATACAAACACCAGTACCGAAATAGCATAAATTAATCCCATTTTAAGTTGTGTTCTTTAATTAGTTCAACTAGTTTATCTCCTCCGTCTATAGAGGCTATATACTTAGTATCTACTATTATGTTGTCTGCATATCCCATAGCTATTAAACTACAGATGGTTTCATACACACAATAATCACCAGCTATACCGACTACTCGAATTTCGTTATCTGGGTCAGATTCAAAATCAAGTAATATGTCTGATATAACAGAAAGACTTTCTAGATTATCAAAGATACTATATTCTTCTTTGTCAGTACTATCTCCTTTAATAAAGATGTCTGTATCTTTACAATAGGCGTAGTTGCATATTACACTCCATAGTGGGGCATATATACAACTACCAGTAGTACCTTTAACACAATGTGGAGGCCATTGACCTCCGTTCTCTTTAAAGGAGCAGTGATTAGATGGGTGAAAGTCCTTAGTAACCATTACATAATCACAGTCAATTTCACCGTTCTGTAATGCACTAGCAAGAGCATCCATCTTCTCTTTAGCTCCTTCTACAGCTAAGGACCCACTGATAAAATCTACCTGTGGGTCTACAATTAATAAGATCTTGTCCATTCTACTTACTATATGCTGCTATAGCAGCCCCAATTACTATAATTATTAGAGCAATTATTAAAATTCCGAATACAAGGGCAACTGGTATCCATAATGGAGCCAGCACCCACCACCAAGACCAAGTAGCTACAGCAGAAACTCCTAATAGCTTAAGAGTTATAAATACAATTGCTAAAAGTGTACACAAACTGGGTCCTCTATATATTACTTCAGGAGTGTTAACTGTATACTTCATTTTAGATATTTAAGTATAAGGGTTCATAATGAATATTATAATCTTCTCCCACTAAGCTTACATTGGCTAAATGAATACCTGTAATTTCCTGTAATTCATGATTACCACTGTGAATGTGTCCACAAAAGCAATAATCTGGTTGCTTACGCATTATTTCGTCTGCTAGCCAAGGATTGCCTGCATCTTTACCTGCCCATGCTCCAGTATGTATCTCTCCTAAACCTAACATCTTAGGGGCATCGTGAGAAAGTAGAATATTGCAATCTATGGGAATATCGGAATATCTATCCTGTAATGTCTCCGATTCTTGCATAAATGCCCAATTACCGAAGATCTTACAGTATGGAGTTCCAAAGATTCTAAGTTTAACAAAGACTCCAGGCTTTACTTCGTAATCATAATCCCACATTTTATGATGGAGATATACTAGCTTACCATCCGTAGGTTTATTAAATGTTTCATATATTTCAGGTTCCATACCTCCATTTCTTTCAAACCAGAAGTCATGATTACCTGCTATAAATATAACATGTTTACACGGAAGATTGTTAGCCCACGGAATAAACTCAGTCTTTAACCATTCTAGAGAAGCAGGCATATTTAACTGAACAGACAGTGGCATTATATCTCCACATATGAAGAATAACTCACAGGGCTCTATTTCTGGAAGTATTCCATGTAAATCAGATGTTGCTCCTATTCGCATTTCTCGGCTGTACATTTAATTCGTATTTCAACCATCTCTCCATCGTCAATGTTAGGAAGTGATTCCATAAAGTCTATACCGTAGACATCCTCAATCTCCGTTTCTGGTATCCACTCATAATCCTCTGGTTCCTCATCAGAGTTATTCCATATATCTTCATACTTAACTGGAGCTACTGACCCTTTATAAAGCCATTTATCTCCGATGTCGTCTATACAATACCATACTCGTTTCATTTTTTGTACCAAGTTGTGTTTAACTGTTCGTCAATCTCAAACTGTAATGGGCCCTTATCAGGCGTAGTGGTTGGAATAAAACAATCCTTAAATACATCATCTATAGCCGAGGTCCAAAGAAACTTGTTATCATTTCCACTCCAGCTGCTACCCCCTGTTACTATAGGTTCATCGCCATCTGTAACATATAAGCCTCCGTCCGGTACAGCTACTACCCACCATTTACCTACTGGACTAGTTATGGGGATTCTCATGTCCAAATTCAGATATATCTTTTAGATAGTCAAACATTTCATCTTCATCTTTAGTAAGCTCTAAAAGTGGAATTATTGACGTGGATACACCTGGTCTATATACATAATACCACTTGTTATCAACGCCAATCCAAGTAGCTATATCTGATGTACACATATAAGGCTTACCTTGAGCTTCTAGTTCTCTTCTAATGCCTGGATTTGGACATGAAGGACCAAGTTCTATCTCTATACTGTGTCCGTGAATTACTTTAGCTGGCATAGGTTTTAGTCATTACTAAGAGTTATTGACTCTTCTAAGCGAGACCATCTAGATAATTCCTTATAAGTCTTTAAAGTTCCAGGTGGCGTTGCGTTATGCTGTAAGACAACTACCATATACCCATTATCATCAGAGCGACCAACGTAAATACCTATAACAAATAATCCGCAGTCTCCAAATCTGATTATAGTTCCTTTCTTAGGAGTAGGAACCATTTCGGCATTATTTATAATTACCTTCATTCTTTCAAGTCTCCCATCACATTACGATCAAGCCTATCGTCAATGCGTTCTTTACATGCGTCAAGATAAGCTTCAAGTGCCTCTACTTGCTTAGCATTCTGTTCACAAGGGAACTTCTCGTTTAGCTTCTTTACTCTGTCGAGTAAGATGAGTGCAAGCTGTTCTGATTGCCAGCCTGGAGTTATTGTGCCATCTTCATGTTTATGGACAAACTGAATAGTATCAGTAGCATCCACATACTTAGTCTTTCCATTAACAAAACCAGCGCACATGCGAGCACGGTAGCGATGTGCTCCATTAAATCCATCATCGGGAATTACTTCAATTGTTTCTGTCTTACTAGGATACACTACTAAATCCTTAACAGGAACATACTTCTTTCTACTACTAATAATTCTTGCCATAATACTTATTCTTTATAAATGTTAAATGTTTCACCCACTTCATTAAGAGTATCGCATAGATGTTCTACACATCTTATAAGTGCCTCTTTCTCCAATCCTTCTAGCCATTTAAGTCTAGTCTCTGGAGTACAATCTTCAATACAAGTAGGAATGGGTTTCTCCTCTCCTTCTAGTTTATCGAAGATAAATATACCACTAAGATTTCTCCGCAATTTCATACTTCATTTCAAACTCTATCGGTGTATCATACCAAGTAATGTTTGGAGTTTCTACACCATTGAACAATTCACTTGTAGCGGAATATGCTTCTCCATCGCAGTTCCACATTTCACTGTCAACATCTCTGTAAGGTGCTTTTGTATAAAAGTATCCTTCTCCGTCTCTGTCAACAGCATACCAGACTCTAATTGCCTTCATTTACTTGTTTCTCAATTATATGTTTTACTTGTATATATGACACAGGAATATAATTGTTATTATCAACTCCCACATCATATTGAGTTGGGAATAGATATTTTAATCTATCAGCATCAATTCCTGTACCATTTGGACCTGAATGCACATGCCCAAATAATTGCCATACAGCATCCACTGGTTTGCGGTATGTTCCACCATAACACAAGAAAGGATAGTGATTCAAGTAAATACTACGATTCTCTATCCTTATTTGCATTTGTGGAACTACTGCCTCAAACTTATCCATGTAACCTTGACGTATGTTCTTGTGGTCGTGATTCCCGAGTATTAGGTATATTTTACCATTAAGTCGGGATAAAACCTTATTCCATACATCACTGCCACCCAAAGCAAAATCTCCCAAATGGAAGACTGTATCATCGTCAGTGACCACACTATTCCAGTTCTCCACCAACATATCATTCATATGATTAACGTCCCTAAATGGGCGCTTACACAGATTAATAATGTTAGCATGACCAAAATGAGTTAAGTGTCCGAGGTGAAGAACACCCCGGACGCTTCCTCCTTAGAGAACTTATATTTTATTTCTGGTTTCATAAGCTTTCTTTATTCTAGTGACATTAGCCGGACTTGTATTACATATTGAGGCAATATCTTTGTTTCTTGTACCCTTGTTAAGCAACTCTATAACTCTATTCCTTAAGTCCTCAGCAGTAGTATATTTAGACACAAACCTAATGTCTATAATATCCCATTTGCGTTTCAATAAAGGTAAATTATAAGTTGCAACTCTCTCTTTTAATGCTTGCAGTATTTTAGTATTGGAAATGACTAACTCTGCATAGCCGCTGGAATTTATTTTGGCTTTCGAACCATTACATATAACCATACTAAATGTATTTAATACTCCTATCCAAGAAGAATGTAGCTTTATTCTTAGAAAGAAGTCATCTCGTTTAGAATGCCTTTGAATGTTTCCGTCTCCATCTATAAATCCGGCTATTAAACACAGCAGCAAATCTTCATTAATGAACTCTAATCCAGTCGGAGGATTATAAGTTTTAGCTGGCAGAATATTAAACTTATTCATTATTTTAGGAACAATCAATGAGTCTTTACATGATACTGATTCGGATGTGTTAGAAACCCCATAACTTCCTGTATACTTGATATATTCTCCAAATCTGTGTACCTGTTCCTTGTCGGATTTCTTTAAAGTCAGTTTTAATCTACTGTCAGAGAAGCTGCCATCAGCAAGTAAGAAACCCATCCAGTAATAAGACTCATATGTATCTTCCAATAATACAGACAAATCAGCTACTCTAGTAGCTGATTTTCTGTAAGCACAGCTTCTACACTCTGATGATTTCTTGTTAGCAGAATGCCATGCCGAATAACTCTTGTATTCAATCTCGTGTCCACAATTTGGACAAATTCTTACATACTTATCCATATATATTTACTTATATTAATAAGTACAAATATACGAATATTATGGCAAGAATCCTAGCTTTTAATGAATTTTAACTATTTACCACAACAATGTTTATATTTCTTGCCACTGCCACATGGACACGTTTCATTCCTTCCAATCTTAGGAGCTTCACGTACATATGGAGTTCTACTTAGATATTTACTAATCATGTTTCTTAATTCAATCTCTTCTTCTGGAGATAGTTCCTTATCGAGGTCTAAAGCGGCTTTAGCTTCTTGCATTCTAAATGTGAATAAATATTTAACAAATAATATTAATCTACATATCCTATTAATCTGCATATCGAAGATTCTTTGATCAGCTCTGTGCTGTTCACGTTTAGTTCTTCTGATATCAGTTCTAAACTTGTATACTCCCTGGATCATAAGTATTAATATAACCTGCTAATATCATCCTATCCCTCAGCTCAATTGCTAACTCCCTAGCTTGAGGATGAGCATCACGTGCACATCTTAAATTGAAGAATCCTGCCCACTGTTCATCAGTACCAGTCATTATTAATTCTGTCTTTAATGCTAAAGGTAGTACATTTCTAGCTTGTTGAGCAGGCTCACCCTCTGTCAACAATCCGAAATATGCACTTTCTGCCTCACACATAGCTTGTATCCATGCGGCTTCAGTTCGAGACAATCCTTCAGATATAGTTAAATCATAAGTATGACATAATTCTATATTATATGAATTACCCTCGAACATATTCTTATACCAGCACGGTATTATACAATTTAATTCCTTACCAAACTTAGCCTTAGAGTAATTACAATACCTAGTACTCTCTTGAGCAAAACTAAATACTCTATGTCTACAGAACTCTCTGGCAACTCCCATATCACATATAAACCTTACAGTGATACGTCTAACGTGATATTCTGTAGGTTCACATAGATACTGCAAATCATCAAGCCAACCATTCTGAAGTAGTACTCTATAGTTAGTCGTAATGCAGTAATGTACTCCGTCAGGATGTAAAGTCCATTCGGAATACTTGTTATTGACATATTTATTTGCAACATCGAGCAGTCTTCCAGAGCAATCAATTATGAGGTATACAGTACCATGCTCTAACATAGCAGTATGACCTCTAGCTACAATAACATTATCAATAAACTTTCTGGCACTATCTTCAGTAATCTTATCTTCAGACTTGTAACAAGTCCTTGCACACAGTTCCATGTGTTTGAAGAGACCTTCAACACCTGGTTCCTGGTTAATAATTTCTACTTTCGGTTTGATTAGACGCACTAATAAAATGTTACTTCTTTAGAACCAAATTCATCTAATTCTTTAATCGTTTCATCTTGTACTATATCATCTATAGGTTCTGGAGCATTTCTAGACCATATAGACTGTAGGTATTTGGGGTCTTTAAGATACCGAAGTCCACAAGGAGCAGTGTGGGGAAATTCCTTCCTCTTCTCCTCAACATCGGTATAAACCCTTTTATATACTTCCATTATGTCCCATTCTGAGTTGGTACTACCTTTCACAGTCATATCTGGAGCATAACTAGAAATATTCATATAACCATTATCAGCTGCAAATATGGTGGTAACTTTATCAACAATCTTATCACAAAAGATCCTAACGTCAGTAAGTACTACATACAGCCCACCATTCCTCAGCTTAACAACCATTGTATTCTCTAGATCATTCAGAGTCATCGTCCCAGTTTAAATAAGGGTTAGACGCAAGATTACAGTTATAATACTTAGTATCCTCTGTAACCTCTTCTCCTACAAAATCAGGCAGAGGAGGATTAAGAGTTGCTTGTGATAACTCACATTCAGCAATTACTAATCCTTCATTCTCTCCTAAGAACTCATCAATTTCCCATTTGTTACCCATATGATATACTATGTAGCGTACCTTACGAATAACATTAGGACAGAACTTTAGAAGCTCCTGTGCTTCATACAATGGAATTTCCTGTTGCCATTCAAACCTACTAAGAGTTCCCTTAGCTTTTATAAATAGCCAGCCTTTATTCTCCCTAATAGCTATTCTAGTCTCAGATAGAGGATTATCTCCAAGATATCCTTGAATTATTAATCCTGCTTTCTGAGCCTGTACTTTATAGCTATTATTCTTTACTAAATACTTTCTTTCAATTTCTGTCATAATTAATGTACCCAATAGTCTTCAATAGATATATCTGCACCTAAATGTGCTCTAGTACAGAATGGCTCACCTCCACTTTCCATACACTTCACAAGTATCTTACCTACCTCTTCAGCAATATTTTCAGGTGCTTCGACATTGTGCTCGTCATGAACAGGTACACAGTATCTAACTGTGAATAACAAATTGTTCTTCCTTAGCCAATTAAAGAATTTAATGGCAGATAATTTGAAACACATAGAACCAGCATGTTGTCATTCTGTTATCTTAGAGGCTCTTTATCCTCTAATTCTGTACCTGTTCGGTGCAGTTCGGACTATATCTTAATATGTTTTTACAAAACGTGTATAACTCCTCAAGAGACGCAGAGTTCTTCATAGCGTTAGCTTTCATACTGATGATTTGAATATTTCCCTTAACGTATCCTTTAGAATTGTCAATTCTATCAATAGATGGAGAGTAATCATAGCATTCTTTAGTTCCAAAATGGAATGGAACTTCCAACAGCGGACATTTCTCTGGAATTACTATATCAGACAGTTCCAAGTTAAATTCTAACCCCTTTCTGGCAGCACGATTTTTGGCACTGGTTAACATAGCTTGTTCTATGTTACGTTCTCTGGACGCCTTCTTCTGCTGCTGAATTTCTTCTCTATATTCTGGACATAGTTTAATTCTAAGCTTCCTGAAATAGTTCTTATCTTGTCCACCATTAATTAATGTATGCTCTTTATAGCAATCACTACACATCCAATATCTACCAGTTTTACTTTTAGCATAAGTATCAAACTTATCTACTGGTAACTCTTGTTTACATACAGGACAGATTAGTGTACCTTCAGTAACTATAGGTGTTACTTTAACTCCGTCTCTTAGTCTTCTTAACTCCTTCCTACAAGTCTTACATGTATTATCATGTCCATCTTTCATAGACGGGACTTTATAGAAGTTGTCTATAGATTGTTCTTTATTACAACGTTTGCAAATTTTAGTACTACACATAATACAATTTTTAATTATTAATTACCCTGCAAAGATAATTAATATTATGTGTAATACATAACATATTCTCCCTGTTCGTGGAACTTTACCTTCCTTACCATCTAAAGTAAGGAATCCGTGTTCTAGTCTCTACACACTTCTAAACATTACTGTTTAGGTTGGCTCGGTATTCCCATACAGTTAATCATCACGACTTGTGCTCCAGGGTTCACCGAATTAAGGGAGTTTTACTCCGACACAACTTGTGAGTTCATCGGATAGTTAATAGATTGTTTCATTGAATCAGATAACCTTCTCCTCAAATGCTGAGAGCTTGTTTTGTAATAATTATCACCGTTAGATCCTAACATATATTTAGCTTCTGGAGAACCCAATTCGCTGTCTATCTTACAAAGATTATCCCAATCATATATGAATGCTTTATGTTTAGTAATAGGATTAAGAAGGATATATCCCTTATCTAGAACGTCTTCCCTCCTAAATTCCTGATATCTCTTTAATCCAGAGAAACCAGACATATAATTATCATATACTTCTTGAGCCCTTCTCTTAGTAAGACCATAGTTCTTCATTAAAGTGTTCCAATCTCCTCCATAGTTGAAACAGAACTCATACCCTTTAGCAGCATCTCTAAGAGGTTTATATTTAGCCTTAACTTCAGATAATGGAGTATCATCAGGAATATCAGTGAATACTATTCTAGCAGTTAGACTATGTAAATCTCCACTTCCATTTACTAATTCGTCCAACATGGCCACATCATTAGCAATAGACGCCATTAAGAAGGATTCCTGTCCTTTATAATCACAACTGATCCATTTATATCCAGAATCTGCTATAAAACAACTTCTAGTAAATGGATCATGTGGAAGATTCATTAGGGACGGGTTGGTTGCAGACAATCGACCAGTATCGGCTCCTAATTGGAAATAATCTGGATGAATACGTCCACTAACTGGATTAATCTTATCTATAAACTTCTGCCCAAAAGTATCAACAAGTATTTTAGCCTTCTTATACTCTACATATAATGGAACTATAGTACACTTATTGGCTTGTGGCTTAATAAGCTTTATATCAGCAGATTTCTTCTTAACTTTAGTCTTTGGGTCTATAGTAGTACAGTTAAGACCTAGATGTTCAAATAAAGGCACTACTTGTTGGCTACTAGACCAGTTTACATTACATTTAGCACAAGTATCAAATCCAGAGAACAAATCTCCCTGTAGATTACGTGTTACATATGGAAATGCTTTATCATACTCATAATGAATAAGTCCAGTTTGAGGATTCTGAACTCTCTTTACATTACTCATATTATTGTTTAGGGAATCAAATAGTTTAAACTCTTCCATAATGGGAACTTCTTCGGTAGATACTCTAATATATCCCTCAGTAGAAGATTTATGTTCTTCATAATAATCCTCTACCCACTTATTAAGAGCAGCTTCTGCTTTATTAACTTCTTCTTTATCCCTCGACATCTTTTGCTTCCATTTGATTGGATCAAGTTTAGCTCCACAATATTCCATATAAGCAATTACTGGAGTAAACTTCATTTCAAATTCAGCAGCCTTAGTTAATTCTTTCTTCTCTAGCTCTGCATCTTGCTTCTCTTTAATCTTAGTAAGATACATAACATCACCAGCAGCATATTGTACTACTGGTATTGTTAAACCTTGTGTGATAATTTGTCCTCGAACTGTTTTATCAATATCTATACCAAGATAGAAGTCAGCGGCAGCTTTTAAAGCAAGACTATGAAACTGAGGAGGATACCCTAGATAGAGTATCTTCTCAGCAATCATTCCATCCCATACATTATAAGGAACTATTCTATGATGATATAGAAACCTTAAATCAAACGCAATATTCCAACCTAGAAATGTTTTAGTAGGATCTTCAAGCACACATCTAAGCTTTTCAATTGGAATGGTTACATTATCAATAACTATCTGATCCTCTCCTAAACCATATTGAGTACACAATAGAGGTTTTGTATATGGATCAAGACCAGCAGTTTCACTATCATATTCTATCCAACTATGAGGCATTATCATGTCTATAGCGTCAGACAGAGACAGTTCTTTATAAGCATCAGTTTCAAATAGTGATTTCTGATTACTTACTAGATATATCATGAAACCTCTATGTCAATATTACTAATATCAACATCTCCTAAACTACTAAGTGCGGCTTGTATTCTACTCTTAATAGCTTCTACAGCTTCATTTACATCTAGATGTCCATAATATTCATACCATGCTAATCCTTTAGCGTTAATATCAATCTTAAAGACTTTCTCTTCTATGTTATATGGAGCAAATGGATCCAAATCTGCCCCTAAAGGTAAATTACTCATTAATTAATAATCATAAATTAATAATAAGTAATCTATTAACAGATCTCGTTACCGAGTCTTAATTTCCGGTATCAAAGTATAGTAATGTGGGATTATCCTTTTGAATATCAATAGAATCTAAGTTCCTAATAGCAAGCTGTTGAGCAAACTGATTAGTATCAAATCCTATTGTTATAAGATGGTATCCGTGGACTGTAGGAATAATATGCTTTACTTTTACGTCTTGAGAACCTCTACAATTATTAACTATGTTAATAATATTGTTGAGATAATTTTCATTCTTACTGTCAACATCAACAATCCAAAGAGGTTTATAACCTCTAGCTCTAGTATGTCCACATGAAGAATCCCAAATCCTATATCCTTGATAACAATTGCCTTCCTGAATTAATTTAGCATATTCTTGAATTGCAGTACAAGCAACTTGCTCAGCATTACGCTTATTCAAAGTTATATATGCTCTTGCATGATTACTCTGACATAATTCTGTAATCTTTGCTCTTTTACGTTCTAGCTGCTCTCTGCTGAATATATAATAAGTCTTAACAGTTCTGTAGCCATTATTACCTGTGTCAGTTACACAACCGTCCTTCTTACGCTGGATAATTTGTAAGAAGTAGAATTCATTAGGGTCATTAAACTCTAATATATCTAATATCTGATCAAAATTATCTACTATCATCCTCTTGTTATTTTAAGTTTAGGTGTCCATACTTCTCCTAATGCTCCTTTGTTACATCCTAGACCTATCCACTTAATAGTTGGAAAGAAGTCAAATAAATAAGAGAATACACTAGCATTTACATTAGGAATTTCAAAATCATTCCAGTACAGCATTATATACTCATCCTCTATATAATAACCTCTGACTGTGTGTACAAACGGGTAACCAATCTCACTAAACCATTTAGCATGTGAGCAATCCATATGCTTACTAGTTGGAAACTTAACTAGTAGTGTGTCAGACTCCAAATAAAATGGTTTACGCTTCTTGTGAAATTCTTCTTCGCTCATTATTATACTTATTTACTTCAATTAGTCTATCTGTAGTTACAAGGAGCAATCCAATACTAAATGCCCATAAAGGAGCAGCTGGAACTATAAATAGAGTTATGAACCCAAGTACAGCTCCTAGTATTAGCCAAGGAACTCCCCATATAAATAGATTTAGTATGCTATTATTGTCAAAATCCGTCATATTTCTTGTTTCATATCAGTCACTTGGAATTACATCTAAATTTGTTAAATAGAATCCGTTATCATCTAGGTCTCTCTGTACGAAGTATCCGTTAACATCTACAGTCTCTCCCTTGAGAGTATGTATCATAACTTCCCTGTCTCGATCATACCTTTGGAGAATTTCAATCAATTGACCTACTAGTAATGCCATTTGTCATAATATAAAGAGAATCTGTATAATCTGTTTGCAGCCTCAACTGGAGTATGACCATCCCATTCATCAGCTTTCCATCTTTCAGGAACATTGAACAGATTCCACTCTTCAACTCTGTAATGGTTACTTACTTGACCAGTAGGAAGGTTAGCCATAACAATAAACCATCCTCCTCCAAAGCATAGTTCACCATCTGCATGTCTGTAAGATTTATGGACTTCATATCTTCCCCCTAAACCATTAAAGAATGCTGCATTATATAGCATTCTGTAATGATAGAGTTCATCAAAGGTATGGAATCCGTCTGAAACCTCACCTTCAGGCAGGAACAAGTTCTTTAGTCTTTGTAACAGTTTCATTTTAGAATTTACCTTCGTTTGGTTGTAAACAAATTAAGCCTTCATTTCTCCACATCTCTACACACTTACAATTGTCTTCAAGCACGAAAGGTATGTAGAATTTGCCTTTGATATTGTCCTCATACAGTTTCTTCTTACATATAGGACCAGCTACGAAGCTATTAGCGGGACGCATAAGAATCATATCTGGATGTAGGAAGTTATTCTCCAACCACTGTTCTGTAGCTTTACGAACTTCAGGAGTATCTTCCCTACCAGTTAGTATTATTAACTTGGCAGGATAATTATCACAGAAGTTTCTAATAAGTTCAAGAATAGGAGTAATAGGCTCATCAGTAAGCATACCTTCAGCTGCACCTTCTCCATAGAACGGACGACCACTAGTATTCAGACACACAGTTGCATCCATATCTACTATAATTGCTGCTGGTAGGTTAGTGTCTTGAACTAATGCTTTAGCCTTAGCAGCCATAATTTCCTCATGAATTATGAAGTCTCTATAGCGTCTCCAAGTCTGTCTAATAACTTTCTCACCTATAGGATGTTCTCTTTTAGCATCACGACGAACACACTCATCTACGGGAGTCCAGAAATCTTTGTATTCAATCTCATACTTCCAATCGTAGGTATAATTCTCGTTAAAGTCCTTAACCATCTTCTCTAACTCTGCACAAGTTTTAGGGTTGAGGTTCATATTATCAACTATGATGTTATAACCTTTCTCCATACTATAAGCTAGTACAGTGTTATAAGTTGCAGTGACAACATCCTCTCTACTAGGAACCCAATAGTCTCCCAGCATGTTACGAATATCGTCATTGTTAAATCTTACTCTGTGCTCCGGGTCTTCATGACACCACTGCTTAGCAAAACTAGTTTTGCCACTTCCCTGAATTCCTCTACAGATTACTAATACTCTAGTTTCCATTAATCAATATTACATAAAACATCACTAAATCCGCTATAATCTAAGTCAGCTAAAATGTCTCGTATAAACGATATGTAATCTCTAGTACTTTGTAAATCCCGTATATATTCCTTAGTGGATATCATCTCCTCTATAAGTTCCGAATTGCCATGACAGAATTTCTCGTACTCTACTCGCCTCGCTTCTGCTTTAGCAATGTCATCATCAAGGTCTCGAATTACTGATCCAACATCACTAACAGTGAGTTTAGTATACTTCTCTTCATTACCAGCATATGCTATACTAAGATTATCAAAGAATCTTTGATACACCTCATTAGACCTACTGAATGATTGAAGTAGTAGCCTCTCCTCTGGATGTGCTTTAGGCACTAAATAAAATGATAAATAACTACTCATTTCTCGTTAGTTGGCTTAAGCCATAAATTGGTTTTACTAAAGATGTAATCTCTCAGTTCAGTAAGTTCAGATAACCATCCCAATGCTAAAGATGAGTTACATTTAAAGCATTTTGTTAGTTCTTCCCTTATCCTCTCCTCTGATACTACTGGCATTTTATTGAAATAGTCATAAGCCTTCATAGCCTGCCACATATCTTCAGATACCCGTAGTCTCTTGGTAATAGAGAACCTTATACCTCTGAGAATCCTTAAAGGGTCATCATCGAAAGTTACAATAGGAGGTAATGGAGTCCTAAGAAGTTTCTCCTTAATGTCTTCCAAACCACCAAAGTAATCAATTATTTCTCCAGTATCAGGGTCTTTAGCCAAAGCATTAATAGTGAAATCTCTGCGTGATAAATCATCATACAGATTTCCTGGCTCTACAATAGGAATCCTAGTACCTGGAACGTACCCTACTTCCTTTCTTGCCATCACAAAGTCTGCTACACCTTGATACTTATATCCTTCTGGGAATTTAGCACGTATAGTGTAACATTCTGGAGTTACTAAGAAGATTTCGAACTTCTGTTCTTCCAAGTAGCTTTTTAATGCTTTAAACATTAGTTGAGCTGGACTAAGCTGAGCTTCACATGGGTGAATTTTACTATAGACTGCCTCTGTAGGCACAGCTACATAATCAACATCCTTATTAGTAAGACCTAATAGCTCATCGCGTATCTTACCACCAACTTCGTAGAATTTAAAATCTTCCATTTTAATAAAAATATTATTCTTCCATTTTATCAAATGACTGTATTAACCCTTCTTACCAGTCATAGACGCATCCTATTATTCTGTTCTTCTTAACGAATCCATACAATTGATCAATGGCTTCCTCATATGTTATGCCTGGAAAGAGTGGGCAGCATAGATTTTGGCCTTCCTCAAAGTTCTCAGGGACAGTATAGTCCATATAATTAACCTTAGAATATCGTTCAAAGTATTCATAGCTATCCAGATAGGGAGGAAGACTTACATAGCCATCAGTAGGCAATAAGTTATATGTGTCTAGAATTTCTAACGCCTGTTCTTTAGTAATAATTCCTGCATCAGCTTCCTCAAACAGTTTATCAGCTATTTCGCCTTTAAGCTGTCCTACTTCTGCTAGCTTACGGGTTAATAAACTTAGCTTACTAGATACTTCTTCCGTCATATATAAGTGGATATTTGTTAAACTCCTCATCAGTACCTTCAAATGGAGTGATATTATAGTTATAATATTCATCCCAATCTATGCTATTTAGTACTTTAAGGACATCTTCGTCTGTCATATACTCGTAATCATATCCTTCTGCTGTTACTATAAATTCATCGTCAACTATGCTGACGGCTAATTCGTAAGCATAATCATCAGCAGCTTTAGACATGTTATCATCATACATAGAAGGTGCATAAGCGACCACAAATTCATTCTTGCAGTCGTTTATGCACTCAATTAAATACCTATTCATTACTGGTCTGCTTCTATATCAATTTCTCCTTTATCTAATGACTTAGACTCCTCTCCTAAGAATCTAAAGCATTTAAGTTTGTAAGCTTCAGATAAACCATTCTCAATGCGAATCACTATACCTTCATGTGGTACATCATTGTGACATGTAGGTGAAAGTTCTTCCATGTAGAACCTTTTATCATTAGCTAGCTTTTGGATAAAATTCTCATTCCAATGCTCAGTCTCATCAAGCTCTGGATATAAATCCTTAGCATATCCGTAATATAACTGTTCTACCGGAGTAAGTCCTTTATCTTTACACCACTGTTGTACTTGTCTAGCAGAGAATTCAAATACCACACCATCTGGATTTGTATAAGTAATACGGTAAATTTGGATACCGAAATTCTTACCATATTCATACGGTGTAGTCTGAGTAGTAGGATCCCATATAGGTCTCTCATAACCATAGTCATAAGCTTTACCATTCATTGCTTGAATAGCCTGACCTGTAGGCAGCCATCCTATGATTTCATAATAAAGAGTAAGTCCTTTAGTAAGATACGGAGACAATTTAGAATGAGCTTCACCCCAAATATCACAACCATAATATCCTGCACTTGCTTCTTTATTGTAATACTGATTTTTAACTACCTTTCTAGAAGACCATAAGTAGTCATACTTAGTGTCTGGAACATCTGTGAACCAGCTAGCCACCTTGTCTTTCCATCTTAATGGTCTTTTACATAGTACATCGGCAGAAATACCTGATGTTCCATGTACTTTGGAAGTAATACTAATAATATCATTAGGTTTAATAACCCAAGGACATTTCTTAATGAGAACAGTATCATAGTGAAATCTAAACTGATTCTCTACTAATTTACTAATGCCTTTAGGCTGCTTAGCTTGCCTAGAAGAATTTCCAGAAGTTTTAGGAGGATTCACTACATACTTCTTACAAAGTATATGTTTATCCAAACTATCAAATTCTGTTCCTTCTTTCAAATTGGTAACTACTTCATGAGATTCTCCTATAAAATCCAGCCATTTATATAACGAATCTATAGGCATTATAAATCCCTCTGAAGGAACTCCCTGCAACTTAATAGGCTTTACCCTACCATTATCCTCAAAGAAACCTGGAGAAGCTTCCTTGTTAGCATTGAATTCATTGTGTCTAAATAGATTATTAGCTGCCAAATATTTATTAGCAATCTGACATCCTACAGGGAAATATATATATTGCCCTGGTTGAGTATCCTTAGATACGGATATCATATAACCATCTACATGAACACATTTCATCCTTTCACATTTAGGATTAGGGTGTGGTGTGAAATCTTTTACTTGAATTATCTTAGCTGCATAATTAACATTAAACTTAGAAGATTGATTTATACGCATGTATTACGGATAATTTCCGTCTGTAAATAGATAATCTATACAAGTGTCCAATCAGTACGCTCTACAGCATCAGGGAACCACTTAGTTACCTTGTAATACTGATTAGAGTTAGGCTTTGGATAACATACTATACTGCCCTTAAGCATAGTATACCTTCTACCAGAAGGATTAGTAACTGTCTCGCCTATATGCATCATAGATAATGCTTCTCCAAAGTCAAATACTTGTTTCTCCATAATCTTAAAAATTTATTTGGTTTTACAATTAGCTTCTAAATAATCATAGAGTTCATCTATGTTCTTTAGAATCTCATTACCTTGCTCGTCTGTAGCAACTATATGTGGATTTTCTGATTTCTCATACACCCACCATTGAATCCAGTCCATACCTTCTTCGTTATAATACTCAGACAGAAGTAACATTGCTAAATCCTCAGCATTGGTTACTAGTGGACTTTCCATTATATCAATGCCCATATTGTAAAGCTTTCTCATTTGCTCTACAATATTAGTAAGAGAGTGAATTGCATGTAGGAATGTAGTCTTTACCATACTATTTTATCGAAGTTATCGCTCATAGTTTGAATTGTAGCCGAATCATAGTGTTTTAATAAAGCAAGATAATAATCAAATATAGATTGGTACAAATCATCCTTTTCAGCATCAGTAAGGGAGTTGCCAGCAAGGGACACCATTAAATCAGCTATATTAGAGCTTAATAATACAGATGTTTTATTTATCATCTAACGTTACAAATAAAGTAGCCAGTATGTCCAGTATCTTTTTATCACTCATATCATTGATAGTTAGTAATGTTTCTCGAATTGAGAACACATCATTATCTGGGCGATAATGAGTTCTCATAACTCTAATGACATCATCTACATCTCTGATTAAAGTATCTTCATCATAAGCTATATCGTCCCTGTATTTAAAGAACTGGATTTTGGGCTTACCTTCCCTTCTATATGCTACTATATAATTCATTCTCGTGTAAGTTCAAATTCACGCATAAAGTTAGCAAATACTTGTGCCAACGATTCATCTTGTTTGTTGTTATAGTAATAATTGAATGCATGAAACACTTCATGCCAGAAAGAATTCTTAATCTGTTCTTCAGTCAGATTAATTACCTTTCCATCATCAGTCTTCATGCATTCTGCTACCTTTATTTCTAATGTTAGATTACAATGAGAACCAAAGGTATCACCATCATCTATAAAATCGCACAAAGTGACTTTATACCAATGATTGGCTATTCTAACCTTACTAGGGATGTCATATTTATTCATAATCCCTAATACATTTTAGAACTGGCTGTAGAGGACAACCTTCATCGCTAAGATAGAAGTACTTCACAGTAGCCATCTTACCAATAATTTCATCCATTCTGTCAAGATATTCCCATTTTAACTCACGAGGACCCATAGGTTTGGCTTCAAACTCTTTACCCTCTTTAGTTTTACATACAAATACCATGTCTTCGGGACGTAATCCTTCACTATAACCAACAATTTCAAATTCTGCGTCCTTATACATTTTGACTTTAATCATAGCATTAGTTCTTCCTCCAAAGTTATATACCTTAGAAGGATCACGAATAACTATTCCCTCAAAGCCTTCACCTACATACTTGTCATGTAGTTTCTGTATATTAGCCCAACCAACAACTGTTTCTTGAGGAACTATTTGGAACTTCAATTCTCCATCATCCCATTCTCTTTCTGGATTGAAACCTAAATTCAATTCATCAGTAATGTCATGAAGAATATCTAGTCGTTCCTCAAATGTTTTGGTACTATCCATTACATCGTAAATATAATATTCAAGCCAATCCATTCCAGCTGTATCTTTCTCCAATCTTGCTGCACCGCTAATTTGCTGTAGAGATTTACCATGTTTATATAGTTCACCATCTAATACAATATCAGGATGTTCTTCAAAGAATTGAATAAGTTTTGGATTATGACGCATGAAGGAAGTTGAAGCATCGTAATCACCACCTCCTCTAGAGGCAGTTCTTACTTCCCCATCCTTCCAATAGAAGGAGCATCTAACTCCATCTATCTTTCTGCTACCGTACCAATATTTGATTTTATCAAACACACTAGTAGCAACTTTGTCAGCTTGTTTAGCTAACATATGCTTCTTAAATCCATTTGAATCAGTAACACCATTACCTAAGTGTTCCTCAACAAATGCCTCAACTGCTACAGCATTATTAATTTTAATTGAAGATGGTAGCAGTTTATACCCTTTATCTGTGTATTTCTTTAAATGAGAGTTATACTCTAATCGAGCCTGTTCAGATACGGTTCTTTTAACCTTACCTTTATAAATCCATATCTCTGGCTGTACAGTTACTTTACCACCATATTGATATGTCTTTCTTCTAATAACAAACCCATGTTGAGCATCATCCCATTCGTAACTAATCTCAACTACTCTAGTTTTACCCTTGTTGTCTTTAGTTACTAATATGTCCATATTAATTTACACTCTTATGCAATTAATCAAGATCGTCAATAGTTACAGATTCATTACAATCTTTGATGAGCGAGTTTACTAATTCAGCACGCTCTGTAGTTAACTTCTTAGCTATCTCCTCTGCTTCCTCCGCCTTTGCACGATATTCAAATTGCATCGCATAGGCTTTTTGGATTTCTACGCCTAATTCCGTAATCTGCTTACTTCTAGTTATTACTTCTTCTGAGTTTAACATATAAATTTAAACAATAATTAATTAGTTCCAGTGTGTCCAAATCCACCTTTACGATCTGTTTCATTTAATCTGGCTACCTCTTCCCATTCAACCTTAGCAGCCCAGCCGAAGACTAACTGTGCAATGCGTTCCTTGTCTTCAATCCATACTGCTTCATGCCCATTATTGATAAGAATGACATGTATTTCATCTCTAAAATCTGCATCTACAGTGCCAGGCGTGTTAAGTACAGTAATTCCTTTTTTCAGAGCTAGTCCACTCCTAGGTCTTACTTGACATTCTGCCACAAATCCATCTGTAGGCTCTGGAAGAGCAATTCTCAGTCCAGTCGGAATAAGTGCTCTAGCTCCTGGATCCAATCTTAGCATAGTTACTTTATTACCGTCCATTTTAGGTGATGCAAATACGACCTCGCAGTCACCAAAGGCTTTAATAGGATTATCAACTGTCACTCTACTAAAGTCTGCACGCACATCCATGCCTGCTGACATGGGAGTTTCATACCGAGGAAGTTTGTTGTTGGATAAATTAATTACTTGTACTTTCATTGAGTGTAAACGAATAAATTGAATTCTTAGTTTTAAATATCTTTTTATTCCAATCTATAGACATTATATTGGAAGTAGTATACCACCTATCAGTGTTATCAAGGACTAATGGTAGACCTTCTGTAAAGGCAGGAGTTGTACCTGATTCTGTAAACCCTACCTTTTGTCTAGCATTATTAATTCCCTCAATCTTAGTGATAGTCATATATCCTTTTTTAGCATGTTCTAAAGAGTACTCTTTGAACCATTTGATAATAACTTCAAATTTACATTCATCAGCTTCGGTATAAAATGCCTTTACTAATAAATCATTATCATAGACTGCTAGGAATGGATTCTCTCTGGCACTACAACTCCCTTTAATCTTAAATGCCTTCTTACGCTCCTTGTAATGGTTTATATCGAAGGTTTCTAAATTGAAGCAATACCCAGCCATTTCTGTTAATTGATCTCTCAACTTAGTGGAAGACTGGCTATCATAAACATATTTAAACGTTAGCATTCAACTATATAATATTTAGGAAATATAATTCCATCTATTTCTAGTTCTACTTCCTGAACAGTATCAAACACATCAAATATACTGTCATAGTAAGCATCAGCCATCTCTTTACATGTCACTACAGATGGTTGATTAGACTGACCCTCCATTGTTTGTTTAAGTGAGTCTCTATAGTTGTTAACTACCCTATTAGCATCGCCATCATCTAGAATAAGAATAACTTTACCGTTAATTCTGTATTCATAGATGCCATTCCATATACTCTCTTCTTCGGAACATGTATTTAGAAATGGTTCTAACTCTGCTTCAGTGGCAGTATTGAGTCCTAAATGATAAGCAGTCATATATAACTGCCCTGGATTTTCAAATCCCTTTAATCTTGCTAATTTAATAAAATCTGTGTAGTGCATAGTAATTAACTTAATATATAAGCATTAGTTTTGGTTCTTGATAAAGATACATATTGAAGCTGTCTAAGTTCATTAATATCTCTATCCAACTTTAGATTACCCATGTCTACGAACACATTGTTATAGGAACTCCCTTGACTTCTGTGTGCAGTTATGGCATAACCATAGTCGAACGTCTGTGGCTTAATAACTCTATTATCAAATAACAGAGGAACTGGAGTAGCAAACGATTTTACCATATCGAAATATATACCCCATAAATACTTAGATTTAGTCCTATTACTCCACTTTTTAGCTTGTATTGCATCAAGCCTTACAGATTCTATCTTCTGAGCAAGTGTATGTAAATAGTCAGGATTTATATTATCTGGGTCTATTATGAATACGTTCATTAATCTCTTATCAACGCTATCATATAGGCCCAGCTCGAACCCCGAAAGTCTCATAAAATGAGGAATGTTTCTAGAGGTTCTGCGTATGTTAATAATAATATAGTCAGAAGAATTAAAGAACATGTCGCCATCGTATTCAAAGTTCTCACACCCAGTTAGAAACTCTGATTTATGATATGGCTCATTGTCTGTAAATAATAATCTTCTGACACAATCATTAAAACCTTTTACGCGCTTATTAGTATATGCTATAAGTTTAGTATGGTTTACATTATTATGTGTCATACCATACTTAATTTCTGGTAAGGCATCTAGCATAAACTCTTTAGCATTATTATAGCAAAAGAGAGAACCCTTCTCTCCGATTCGTGTTTCAAATCTAGCTATAGGATTCTCTCTTAATGTTAATAATATGGGTGCTAGGGCAGTGTCTTCATCTTGTCTGAATATCTTAGTAAGACGTATTACATTCTCATGTTCGAACACCTTACTAAGACCTCCATTATTCACGGGAGCTATTTGGGCAATGTCCCCTATAAACAGAATCTTACACTGATAAAATTCACAATAGTCTACAAGTAGATCGTAAAGTTCATCACTAACCATAGAGGCTTCATCTATGATAATTAATCCCTTGTTAGGAATGTTACCCATACCTTCAGAATAGAACTTCAAATCCTTGTAGTCTAAGTTAAATATATCTAGCTTGGGAGATAATGCTAATAGTTTATGTAATGTAGTAGCTGTATAGCCTGTAGCCATCTCTAGGACTGCTTTAGCTTTGTGAGTAGGAGCACACAACTTAAAGAATTCTGTTCCTTTGGTACTATCTAAATACTGTACGAATTCATTCATAACTGCTGTTTTACCTACTCCAGCATATCCAGTAAGAACTAATATTCTTTCCGGACTATCTAAGAACTTAATCATCTTATCAATAGCATACAACTGCTCATCTGACCAAGCTATCTTATTCATAACTATTTATCCCAAAATTTATAAGTTATGTTTGTTAACTTGTACTCTCCATCCTCAACTATAACCTTATAAAGCCTTTGGTTAGTGTTTGGATTATTAAGTGGTCCACATTCTTCAATGTAAGGGCCGAGCTTAACGTAATTAAAGTTCTTCAGATCAATTTCCTCTGCTAATGTAGCTCTACCACTATACCACCCAATCTTTATGTTAAGTGGTACTGTCTCCTGCCATTGCATCTCAGTTTCAGCCGGAATTGTTATCTTAGGAAACTTTACCTCTTTATGAATAGTAAAGGAATCTACTATCTTAGTAGTAGTTAATGCCCTTACTAAACCAGCATAGTGATTAATGAGTTTAGGGTCATTATCGCCACCCATAAAACAGATAGCAGTAATACCTTTATTCTCATTAATGAGTTTCTCTATCCTAGTAATTGTTAGAGGTTCTCCAATATCCTCTGCCAAGTAAGAGCTATGACAGCCTGGACAATGGCAGGGACAATTGGATATATTAATGGCAAGAGTGGTTTCATCAGGAATTTCCCTGAATACTATATCATATCCTACATATTTAAGCATGTGCGTAGAATCTTCTGCTAGCTTCTTCTTGTCTTGCTTGACTGAAGTTGCTAACACGTTTTAAATAACCGATAACTCTAGTAGCATAATCAATGTTCTTACTACCACACTTAGGACATTCTTTGAGATATCTTTTATCAATATGTCCACAATCATTACAAATAGTATTTGGAATATTAAATGTGAAATAGTTAGTACCATTGACAGCTGCCACTTTCAACAAGTTACGATACTGTTCCTTACTAAGATGTTCATCTAGATTCATGTGGAGGGCGCTACCCGTGTTTATCTAATGTTTCCATTAGCACTGACTATATCTTAACGGAAGTACTTCCGCAATATCCATTTCAAGCAGCGTACCAATAGCTGCCTTACTCCTCCGATCCGAGGATAGTCGATACAGGATTATAATTATCAATGTTTATCTCCTGACCATTAAGTAGCCAGGCAGATTTAACTTTACTGTAGATTGGAAGATGTTTATATGAATTAGCAATTAAACCTCTAAAGCTATCTTTAGATTTACTTCTGCTACCATACTTCTCATATGTTTCTGTTAAGGTATGATTAGTATAATACTTACGTATCTCTAAGACTTCTTCGTCAGAGTATATTGCATTACCATTCAAACTTCCTGGATTACTCTTTTGAGAACTATGATGTACTTTATTAGATTCAGTATAAACTTCCGGCATAACAGATTGCCAAGTAATTCCTTCCCAAATCTTCTGAAATGCTGAGTAGGAGATTCTATCCTTAAACATCTCCCAACATTCCTTACATCTCAAGTCTCCATAAGAGTAAATCTCTCGAATTTGAATTACATCTTCCACTTTAAGTTTAGCTCTAGGGTTTCCGTCTAACTGGTTAGATTCACCTCCCCCAGTAATATTATATCCTTTATCAGGATTCCTGGAATCAAAGGTCTTTATATAGTACCTCTCTAATTCCCCAAGCTTCTTAAAGTCGTCAGTATTATCTATCTCTTCTATAGTAAAGTTCTCAAGACCGTATTTACGCATAGACCTATATAAGTGTCTATCACACACTCTACTGTCTCTTATGTGACCTCTCCATCTTGCTTCTAGTGTAACTGTAGTTAAACCTATATACACCTTGCCGTTAATACTGTTAGTAATTTTATAGATGATCATTATATTAATAATTTCTACAAATTTACTAATTTAAATGGAGATGTGCAACTCATACATCATAATTAATTTCCCACGGGATTACCATACATCTAGTCTCACGACTCAAGCTTCAGGCTTCCCCGTTAGCATAGTTAATTACTATACCCGTCTGGTTAAACGCAAAGATATAACAGGCGATTGTTCACCATCAAGATACTTGATATAATCTTTACCATGTAGTTTAAATTTATCAAGTATAGTCAAGGAAGTATCTTCTACAGCATAGAAGTAACTATTATAGCAATCTCTTGGTACAAAGTAACCTGCCTTCCTGTCCCACATAGCATGTTTAACTCCCAGGTTCTCCGCTGGGACAAACTCACAGTTAAACATCAACTCCTTAGTTCTAGCTTTACGATTTTCATCGCTAATAGTTTTAAGGATAGATTGCATAAATTCTCTGTAAGTAGGATTATCATTAACTGGAATTCCTAAGAACTCAGCAGCTTCGATAACTCCATTAACACCTACAGTCAAATACTGTTTCTTCATATGAATGAATCCAGCAGAATAGACAGTTAGTAAACCATCATTTAAATAGTCTTTGAGTAATTCATTATATGCAGTTTGATATTTATGAACTTTCTGAACGTTTTCACGTAAATACTCAATCATATCGTATCCGTTATTAACTGCATCTTGAACTAATCTATTAATATTTAAAGTCATTACAGATTTGCTACCAGTAGCAATACCACCAGCTCCAAGAGAATAACTAAATTGATTATCAGTTACTTCATTGCGAAGTCTACAACAACTTGACAGACTATCTGCTGAATCAGACATATAAGTAAAGAATGAGTGTCCCTTACTATACATCTCTGCTGTAAAGTCTGCCCATTCTTTATCTACTACATCCTCTCCATCAGTAAGAAGTGCTACAGTTTCCCACATATGTTCCATATAGTTCGCTACACTATATGCGTTCTCTTATGAACTGCTGTATGTCACCATACAGGTCAGACTATATCACAATCCTATTAGGATTCTCCCCATTTCCACTGTCAATAGCTTACAGTGTACTCTCTTTCGAGATAGTCGTTGAACTTTCATTACAGAACTCAAATGTATATCCATGATACAACCTATTAGCATTGATAGCTTTATGTAACCCTTCCACACAAGATGGCTTACCTATAAGGCGTACTGCTTCACTCATAGATTTATATATAGTATCATTCTCTATACATCTGACTGCCTTTGGAGCAGTCTTCCCCTTCATAGACTTACCAAGTACATCTACAGAGTGTCTTTCATTCTCTGACTGTGTGCACCATTCTAGGTTCTCTACACAGTTATTAGAACGATTGCCATCTATATGATTAACGTAAGGTTTGTTGTCAGGATTTGGTATGTACGTCTCAGCTACAAGCCTATGACACATATATCTTTTCTTAACACCTTCTTTCATTAACACAATCCTACTGTAACCATCTTGCATAACCTCTACTTTAAGTGATTTGCCAGGATAATTACGAGTTCCAGATTGCTTATACTTGATAATTCTATCTTTACTTCTAAAGTTACCTAAAGTACTTACTTCAAAGTACCCTTCATAGTTAGGGATTTCTTTCCAAATTTCTTCCATAATGCTTAGCTGCTGATTGTCTTAATACTAATTATCTAGTGCAAAGATAATGTAATTTACTTACATTTCCTAACTTTCTACCATTAATTAATGTTAAGATGTCCCAGCAATTAGAGGAGTTGTTCGAGATAGATTACTCTATCAAGCTGCGAAATTCACAGGGAACGTTAATATGCACTTAGTCCTCTCCTCGTTAAACCAAGTCATAAACTTCTTCTGTAACCAGTTCAAAGAATCCCATATGGGCTTAGTTCCATCGGGGAATACAAACTCACCAAATAAACCTTCAAAGTAATTCTTATCAAAATAACTGATATTCCAGAATACTGATTGGAAGTTACGAGCAGCTGCTGGTTGATTGATTGAATATACAATCTGTTGGAACTTCTGTTCAATAGTCTTATCAATATTTCTATGTTTATCAACCATCTCTTCTGGACGTTTCCAATAATCATCACCCCATTCTTTACGAGCGAAATAATCGAAATACATTAGGAACTCACCAGTAGCTACTGCTCCAGCGAATTGCGAGCTGATAGCAAATACCAGATTAACAAACATACCGCAGAAGGAGTCCAGATTCTTAGGCTTGGCAGACAAACCTCCAATTGGCTGTAGCCCTTCAAGTAGGAACGGATACATAGTGATAGCCACGCAGTAGGGCATAATTGATGTTTCATCATGCTTGTAAAGTTCATGAGATTCCAGTTGTCTAATATACTCCTTAGCTAAATCTTCACCATATAACTGCCTAATTTTATCTGTAAGGATTGCTCTATTAACTTTAATTACATCACCCTTAAACAACTCTCCATTTAAAGTTACTATATTCTTCTCAGTAACATTGGCATTAGCATCATATTTACTACCTGTAGCAGCATTAGATGCTTTGGCATAATCCTTAATAAACTGCTTCTTCCCAGCTAATGCTCTAAGTTCAGCTTGTTTATGTCGATACAAAATGAATGCTTTAGCGACATCATAGTAATCACAAGCCATCAAAGCCTTTTCAATTTGATCTTGAAGCTCTTCTACTGATACTATGTTGTTAATATACAATTCATCTTTAATATCATCCAAAATATCGGAATCAATTGGTTCGTTAACAGCATTGAACGCCTTAGTAATAGCCGCGTCAATCTTATTAATATCGAAAGGTTCTACTCTCTTATTTCTTTTAATTACTAACATTCAATTTAGAAGTTTAATATGTTTCTTAGTAATAGAGTCTTCTCTGCTCTATTCATCAAATCTTTGCCCTTGTCATTACTAATTAACTGAGTAAATGCATTATACACAGTAAACATATCCACCTCATTACCCTCTCCTATATAATAGCTAGAATCAGGGTCTTCAAACATAGAACCATAAGCCTTAACAACAAGGTCTGTTCCTATCTTTACGTCTCCATACCCGCCATTATAGGTCATAGATATAGCGTTTCTAACCCATCTACCTAGATTAGAGTCTATATTACTTGGAGTTCCTTCCCATGTAGTATTATGTAAGGTGTCCAACATCAATTTAATATCACTGGTTTGTGATAAAAGGTGTTCAACAGCTTTATAATTAATAGGCTTCTCAGACTCTAAGTTCTGAACTTGTAAGAACTCTGGGTCAAAGACACATAAGTTTGTACATGCTCTATTAAGAGCACCTCTATAAATCTTAGCTACTGGTTTACGGACGTCTAATCCATATACCATACCAATAACTTCATCGTGATTATCTATTCTGCAATTCTCTGGCATTACAGCTTGAATAAGTACACGATTATAAGTGATATCATCTGCATTAACATCTCCATCGACTGTCCTAGTGACCTGTTTAGGCAATTCTACTTCAACTATAAAGTCTTTAGTAAACTTGGACATTCTTTCAATAAAAGGCTCTACATAGGCAGCAGTTGGTAAATATGCTCTCTTACCTATTCTAGTAGCCTTACCATTCATGAGTTGGTCAATACTTATTTGCATTCTTCGTTTGTTGTTTGATTATCAAGAAGTTCTCTGGTCAAAACTTCCCACACATCTTCATCATAACGAATCTCTATTAATTTGATATTATTGTCTTTACAATATTGCCTAACATACTCGTCACGAGCTTGTTGTCGCTCAAATTTGAAAGACCCGCCAAATGCCATTTTAGGATTATAATGTTGAATGCCATTATATTCCACAAAGGTATTATATTCTGGTAAGTAAAAATCAATATAAGCGTGTCCAGAGGTGTTAATCTCATTAGGCACTTGGATAGTGTATTCCCTTATAAATTTAATTCCATTACTTAACAAAATGTTACATACCTCTTCTTCGCCCTTTGAACTTGAGCAGCTAGGGCAGCCACTACCTTGTATATGGCTATTTGGAGTCTGCCAAAATTCACCATGTTCAGGGCATACAATACAGACCTTTGTACGACTATCGTTGTACTCTACTCTAGAATAATCATAACGTGTGCCATGAATGCGTCTGGCATCCTTTAGAAAGTCATCTAAGGACTTCTGCATATACTTTGCATGACTTTCAGCAGAGCATTTTGGACACCCTTTATACCTAAGAAAGTGGTTAGGAAGGACTTCAAAGTCACCGTGTTTGGGGCATGTTATAACTATTCTAGTATCCCACCCAGTATATACAGTTTTACTATAATCTAAATCTGGGTAGTACTCCTTAAATTTCTTTATGTAAAGGTCATTAAACTTTTTAAGTCTTTCTTCCTCTTTACATTTCAGACATCCTACACCTCTCGATAGAGTGCCAACACGGGCCTTAAATTCACCATGTTTAGGACATACTATGGTAACATACCCTCTAGTGCCATTATATTTGACTTTAGAGTAATCATAATTATCCCCAAACATGTCACGTAAACGGTTAATAAATTCTTCATTAGATAATGAAAGCTTGCTACTTTTAGCTAATGAAGCACACTCAGGACAACCATCCCCTCTAGAAATATGCAATCCGGATATAGCTGTAAAGTCGCCATGTTTCGGACAAGTGATGATTATTCTATCTCTACTTCCAGTGTACACAGATTTAGAATAATCATATTTATCTCCATGTTTAATTCTAGCTTTATTAATCCATTCTTCAGTAGTAAGTTTCTTAGGCATTATAGTAATAATTCTGACATTAAGCATAGTTTATTATCTACAATACTTCCATACATATCCATACGCTGTACTATTTTGACCATTTGCACAAGCATAAATTGTCTTCCTTTTGTAATCAGTCCCATTTTCAATAGAATTTATACTGTCCCATACTTTAATTAAATTTCCATCCAAATCATATTGTTCTATAGACTTGGTTTTCTTCACAGGAGAAACCTCTTCCACAGAATACCTCCAAATGAATCCCCCAGCAGACTTGTATCTACCTTTTAAACAGTTACTAATAGAAGGTCTATTAATTCCAAGAGCTTCTCCAGCTTGTTTAACACTATCCCATTCCTTGATTAGATTTCCATCTAAATCATATTGATAGATTGTCTTAACTTGCTTTGCTGTTCTCTTAGCTATAGCTTCCTCAGACAACCTCTTTCCCAAGTGAGCCTCTCTACATTTCCGCTTAGTTTCCTCAGTCCTCTTGACTCCTAAAGCACTATCAGCAATCTTTTGAATATTCAGGTCTGGTTTCAAAGTGTCTATCCACCATTGCTCCCTCTCTATGCATAGTTCCCTAGGACATAATTCCATTATCTCAAATGTGGCAATGCCATATTTATTAAATGCGTTCTGCGCGAACCTAGAGTGGTGTATATCTCTAATAAAGTCTAACTGGTGTTGTCTCCACCGTTTTCTAAAAGAGATTGCTGCACTACCGATGTAAACATGATTCTGGATAGTAATCTTATAGACTCCAGTTGATAGGGTACAATCTTGTCCCTGGAATACATAATTAAATTTAAAATTTTGTTCGTCCATATATTAATAACTTTTTGACAAAGTTACTAAACAATATGGACGAATCAAAACTATTTGTATGGAATTATAGAATTTCTAACTTAGGACTTAGCTGTGATTAATCCATCTAATCTATTACCAGCTTCGTCGACAATAGAATAGTCACAGCTCCAACATGTATTACCGAAGTTCTTGTGTATCCACTCAGAACTTCCAAATAATGAGCCTACAGACTTATAAGTAAATCTTCTACCATAGGTAGTAGCGGACTGATGCAAGTCTCCTTTTACAAAGACTACATTACCGGAGATTCCCCTATTATCTAGATACTCATTAATAAAATTCTCAGTCTTTACATCTAAGGTTAGCGGTAAATTCTTGAACATATCCTTGTTATCTTTACCATGACACATTACATAAGTAACGTCACCAAGTTTGAACTCTCCGATAAATTTATCAAATACTTGACACTTAATATCGAACTGTTCAAGTATAGCAGCCAATGCTATATTAGCAGCATATCCAAAATCACCGTCATGGTTGGATTCCCCAACGCAGTAATAATATAAATTGGAATGCTTAATCTCTTCCTGTATAGACTTAATAAAACTAGTCATTAGTTTTATATAAGTATGCAGTTGTTCCTTATTGCTCATATTTTGAGCTAGGTCATGTCCACCTCTAGTAGTCTGACCATTATATCCATCTAGAGAGTCTCCAAGATTACAGATAACAATATTCTCAAATCCTCCACCTATATGATAGGCTTCTGTATATACTCTTTTAAGAATCATATCAAATCTTCTCTTCATCTCTTCCTCATTATAAGGATTTTGATAAATAGATTGTGGAGATACAGCTGCTCCAGTATGAATATCAGATAGCCAAATGATTAAGTCTTTACCATTGGTTATCATAGGTGCTTTGCCCCAATCATACAAATTATTAATGTCTAAACCTTCTAGAATATGTTTACCATCTTCAATCTTAGACTTTAATTCTGCATTCTCTAATGCATATTTCTTTAATAAGGATTCATTCTGTTTTATCCTTTGAGTTTCTATGCCTCTAAGAAAGTCATTCTCCTTCTCTCTTAGTTGCATAACCTGAAGCTGTTCAGGAGTATTCTCCTCTATGATATGAGGAGCAAACGGAGCTGAAGCCTTAGTAATATTAAATACTCTCAGAATCTTCTTGAAATCTTCCAATGAATATTCTGGGAAGCTACGGCTAACTTCTCTTTGCGTGATAGAAGAGCCATAATATGAATACAATCTATAAATCATATTCATTTCATCACGTGTAAGTCTTCCGGCTAAAGGAGCTTTATCACGCAAAGGCACAGTAAATTCATAGGCAATAATCCTACCTTCTGTGTCTCTTATATACTGAATGGTTCCAGTACTAGTCTTTTCAGAGGTCTTCTTAGCCTTGGATTTAGTAGTTCCAACATAACCTCGTTCTTTAATCTGTTTAAACAAATCCATGACAGTAGAATACTGTTCATTAGATACCTTGTTAGCCTCATAGTCAAACTCCAGTTGCTTACGCTTATTGCAGAAATAATTCTGAGGAAGACCTGTCTTCTCAGCATAAGCATTCATACTAACATTATCTTTAATTACGTTATGTAAGTGACTGATCAATTTGACTAGAGTTTCGTTTCTCATATTACTGATGTAAATTAGATAGCCTTTCGGCCTTAATATAAAATTTCTAATCTCTTTGCTACTAAGTATCTATAAAGAATAAGGGGACTACCTTATTAAACATAAGATAATCCCCTTGATATTTAAGGTCAATAGAAGTTATAACTTATCCTTCAACCCCAAAGCAGATATATGTACCCATCTTAGCTGACTTAGACGGAGTGTACTTAACTTCAAAAGCGCCATCCTCACCTTCAACTACTGCCTTAATATACTTGCAATATACGTCACCAGTGTAGTCTTTCTTAGTGTACAGCTCCTTAGCTACTTCTTTAGCCTTAGTCTTAGTCTCGAAATTGATAAACAGTACTTCACCAGTTGCAGGATTAATACCTTGATAACCAGTCTTATACTTTCTCTTACCCTTCTCATTCTTAATGTCAATCATAGTGTACGGACGCTCGCGAGTGTCAGCAGAACCTGCCTCAAACGTAATGGAACATCCAACACCAGCAGCCATCTTAGTATGTTTAGTAAGATATTCAGCGCAGAATTCCTTCAATGCTTTGTCAGTGATGGGCTTACCAGCAGCTTTCCATGCCTGAGTAGCATCACGAATTACTTGGAATGGGGCTTGTGCAACTGCTTCTTGTTTAGTGTAACCTTTAACTTCTACTTTCTTAAAATTTACTTGATTAGTCATAATTAATTGAGTTTTAAACATTATTCCATTGAGTGTAATCTCTTTGTTATTGTATTACAAAGGTACTGCTTTAATATTGGATTACCAAGCAATACTGATGTAAAATAATCTTAATGTTGTATTCTCAATCTGACCTCTTCTTTCAGGGAGGATGCTGCAAAGGTACTACTTTATCTCCAATTGGACAAGTAATGACTAATAAATAATACGATAAATTATTTTAACTATTATCATTAGGTGGAAAGCAAAATGTATTATTGCACATTCCACGCCATGTAGCTTCACTCTCTTCATAGAATTTATCTATTATGCCATTCTCATCATTAGCGATTATCCCAGTAGCCCATAACAGTTGATTAAATCTCATGTCTGGATACTTGTCTATTAAATCGGATAGCTTACTAAGAATAGCTTTGTTGTTTACATATCTAGTGTTATTCATACACTTTAAAATGGTAAATCTGGAGTTGAATCTTCCCAGGGTAATTCTTTATCGAGAATCTCATTGATTTTATCAACCATTTCCTTAGAAGACTTCATATCGAATGTAAGGAACTCTGTAGTATTTCTCATAAAATCGTCACAAATAACTGCAAGACCTTTAAGAATCCTTTCAGAGTTATGAGACTCTTTACCCTTACGAACTTTCTGAATTACTTGCCAAGTAGTAGCATTAGGAGTCTTATTTCTGGCTTGCTTAGTAAGGAAGCATATTAGTGAGATTAAGGCAAACTTAGTTCCTATATCACAAGCTAAACACCCCAAACTGAAGTAATCCTTATAATACTCCCTTAAGTCATTCAGAGTTGGTTCATAGTATTCCATCAGCATCGTATCCATACAATTCGTAGTATGCTACCATACGTAACAACTTAGTAAACTCTAAGAATCCTTCTTTCATATGGCCATTAGTAACTGGGTATACTCCAGACCTGAAATCAGGAACTGTAGATACTACCAGCATATTAGCCTTTAAAGAAGGTTTGACCTTATATGTGTTCTCAATATACAGTTTAAGCATCCACATATACATAGCCATTTGTCTAGCATAATGATACTTATCAAAACTCTCGCCAAACTTGGTAAGATAATGCCCACTTGTCTTTAAGTCATTGAGTGTTAACTCATCGCTATCAGGACAGTATGTGAAATTATCAAGTTTAGCTTTAAGTTTTAATACTTTATTCTTGCCACCATGTTCTACTAACACAGACATTAATAAGGCTGCTTCATTAGCTATAACAGGTTCTGCAAATAAACCTTCTGGTTTTAGTAATGACTGTATTTGCTTATTGCATTCAACTGATGTGAGACATTCTCGTAGCTTGTCTCTAGACTTAGGATCTAAATAAATAGGAACCTTATCGGCAACATATTTACTTCCCCATTCATAGGCTGTACGCTGAGCATAGTAGTCTTCGCATTTAATACGTAGAGCTTCCATCTTATCAGCATCCATTTTACCCTTATAATAGCTAATTTTATTTGATGCTGCTATAATTTCGTCAGCAGTAACAACATGATTAGCTACAAATGTAGGATATAATTCATCCGCCATGAATCCAGCTTTAGCTGTAGGTCTATTAACTGTTTCTACAAGAATAAATGATTCTGGTTGCAGTATTAATTCATGCACTGCTGAACCAAAATACAGTGAGTCAGAATACCTAGAGTCCGTTTCTAAACCAGCTTTATACAAAGCAGGACTTCCACCCTGCTCTGGATTTATTAGCTTCAATCTAGAGTTACTGATGTAATCAGAATAAGCATCCCCGAAGTATTCTTCATCACTTATGTCTAAATATTCTATGGTTTCAATTAGTGGTGTTATTTTAATTTCCTCAAGCATATTGCTTCATAAATAGATAAGCATCGATTATCTCAGTTCTATTTAGTGAGAATACCTTGAACATAGGGAAGTCAACAGTTCTGTCTGTATGATACAGTAGTGCTGGCACCCCAGAACGTTGACATTTGATTACATTACTTAAAGAATCATCAATAAAGACATCCACTTTACCTTTAATCATATCAGCTTTGTTACCATGCTGGTATACCATTTGATAAATTGGTCTGTCAGGAAATCCATTCCTCCTGAGCCATTCTCTAGTCCATGCCTTATTATTGACTCTCTTAGTACAATACAGCTCTGGAATAAAGTCAGGTCTATTAATAACTGGGAGATTTAACCAGAAATCTCTCTCCTTACTAAGGATCTGTTGTACATTCCTAGTAATTATATGGTCTTTAAGCATGTGAGGATTATTAGCTGTATCAAAACGCTCACAATAAGCATCCCAAAACCCAGCCAAACAATCATCTATATCTAATCCTATTCTGAACATTCAATAGCATCTTGTTATGATTCTAGAATTCTTCTATATCATAGATGTCACCAATAATTATCTCTCTGTCTCTTGACATGATTACCCCTAGTTCTTCATAATCTCCAGGTAGATCAATATCATAATCTTCAACGAACAAGTTTATGAACTTGTCTTCAGCTTCTGTGAAGCTTCTAGCTCTCACTTTCTCTAACCACAAGTCTCCATTATTAAGACCATAACATGGTAGAATGTAAGTACTCATTTATTTAGTTTAAAATTTTAAGGCAATATAGAACTTCATAAGACAAATCAAAGCCGTAGGTAAGTCTTACTTCAGTTAAAGTGTCTTCATAAATTTCAACCATCTCTTACTAAGACTTCTTAATAAGTTCGTAAAAGAAATCTTTACTCATCATAACGTATTCTCCATCAGAGCCCATATTCACACCTTTATCAACTTGTTTATTCCAGACTATTACTAATGGTCTGTCTTTACGTCCACAAGTTTTGATGATTTCAGCAATAGATGGAGTATTCTTAGTACATTTGCATTGAACATAACAAGGTAATTTGTCCTCGGTTTCTGCAATATCAATCTTAGCATCATCCAAATTCTTAGATTCACTACGAGACGATTTCAATCCTTTATAACCGAGTTCAATTAATTCCTTAATAATTTTAAGTTCATAATTATTACCCTTACGTTTAGCATAAGCACCGTTACGTTTCTTCTTTGGTTTTACTTCTTCAGTACCTTCCATGCTTCGTTAATTAAGTTAAGTGTTGCATCTCTACCATATTTAGCATGAAAGTCGGATATATCCTTAGCTCCATAGGATCTAGGAATCCATAGGCATTCTACTCCAAATTGCTTCCTTATCCGATTCATATTATGAATTCCAGCTAAGTCATTGTCATAGAACACTACTATCTTCTTAAATCTCTTGCTGAGTTTCTCAAACTGAGATTCAGTTATGAATAGATTCTCAGAATTAGGAGCTATTGCAGTAATCCCTAAAGAATATAAGCACATTACATCCTTCATACTTTTAGTAATTACTAACAGATTACCTTCTGCTGGGAGTTGATGAGCTCCTTGCAACATGATAGCCTTCCAATTAGAAAGGAATCTTGTAGTTCCTTTGTCCCTAAATGGAAAGTATATACGCCATAACTCAATGCCTTTGTCGTTTTTACCTCGATAATAGCCGAATATGGGGTTCTGAGAACCAGTAGTAGCATAATAATTCCCATTCAGGAATACAGTTTTACATGAGTACACTCTAAATTTCTTTAGAATATCCTTAGTAATTCCATATCTATGCCACCATTCCAGCTCTTTATCAGTGAATTCCTGTATTTCAGCCCGTATAACAGCAGGTCCCTTGTCTTTAAACTCAGTACTACTAATTACTGGCTTACTACCTTTAGGCAACGTCTTGTGTTTGATATAACCAAAATCATTAGCAACGATTTGTAAAGCCTTATAATAAGAGCAGCTATACTTATACATTACTACACTGATAAAATTGCCATAAAATTGTCCACTGAAATCATTGAAGATGATATCCCCAGACGCATTCCTATAAAAGGAACACGTAGGAGAGTTATCATTTCTCAACGGAGATTTAAACAGTCCCTTCTTTACTGGGATACCAAGATAATACTCAAGATATGTCTCCTGAGATTGCCTTTCAAGTAAATACTTCTTAGTAATTTTAGGTTCATACTCTAATACCATATTGATTCGATACTTAATGTTAGAACCTTAAAGTTACTAATTATTTCTTATACATCAAAGTCAAGGTCTGAATTAGCTGATGCAGCGTCTCCTGCTACCCCAAAATCATCAGAACTTGTTCCCGGCATATCTGTAGGACCGTTACTCTTCTGTTTATTCATCTGATTAGTTTCGTAATCAGAGAAGAAGACCTTATCACCCAACCAGTTATTAGAGATATAAGCATCACCTGCTTTACTAATATTAACGAAGTATGGCAAACAAGGTTCACCCTTCTTATTAGCAATCAGTTTCAGTTTAGTCTGCTTATTAACAGCGTCCTTGGTAATCTCAATAAAAGTCTTAGCTAGCTTCTCAAATTCATCGGGAAGCGCAAAGGTCATAGATTTAAACTTCTCATATTTCTTAGGAGATAGTTGTTCTCCAACATGAGCTAACATAAACTTAAACTTCTCCAAATTAGACGGATTCTCACGTTCTACCCCACCATTAGAGGTTACTGGTCTCACATCATCACCTTCTTTAGGACAGAATATAGTTTCTTCATATACTCCATTCTCATTCTCAAACGAAATCTTCATGGTCTTCCAAGTAGTACTTGGGTCTTTCTTACCAGCGAATTCGCTATAAGTTACACCCTTAAAGAGTACAGTATGGATTTCCCAAGGTTTCAGTCTAGGTTTAATTGATGATGTACCGTTAGTGTTGGATAAGTTGAAATTCATTGACATAGTTCTAATAGAATATTAAAGTTCGAAAGTTAATGGGTCAATCTCTTTAGCTGACTCATCTTCAATCTCTGTGTCTAGTGGCAAATCTACATTGTCAAAATCTTCCTTAACTTCTATGTTATCTACTTCAGGTTCTATAGGTCTGTCAGCATTACCAACTAATACAAACAAATCATCATAGCCCTTCATTTTAGTTACTGTAAATGTATCTCCATACTGTCTTAATAACTCATTGGATTTACCTCTACAGCTTACAGATAGACCTTTAGTAAGCTTATTACCACCTTTGGTACCAAAAGCTTCATCAGTACCAATAATTGGGAATGTTACTCCTTCAATCTTCTGGTAATTAATACTAATTCTATCTCCCCAGGCAGCACCTATCATAGCAGCAGCTGCCTTATTAAGTATATACTTATTGGAATCTAATGTTACTTGAGGTTCCGCTGTATCTTCAACCTCTACCGTAACCTTCTTGGTAGGTTCCTCCTTGACTATCTCCTGCTTCAGAGATTTATATTCTCCAGTAGCAGGATCAAAGTCTAGGGTTAATAGCATTTTAACTATCATTCTCCTAATTCAAACTTATTAATTGTATCAATAACCATCTTCATATTAGGTTCGATATATAAGTCAGAGAAACATCCAGCAGTACTTCTACAAGTATCAGGACCTAAGGATTTAGTTCTGAATTTATACGTAACTTCCTCATCATTAACTATCTTCTCCGCATAGAGCAAATAATTAAACAGTCCATCAATATTAACACTTCTGTCCAACATCTTACCGGTGGTGAAGAGTTTATATTTAGGATCATAATCGTTACCATCATTCACAATATGTGATATGAAGATTACGATTAAATCGTCTCGAAGAGTCATTGCCTTAAGAATTAAGTCATAATAATGCTTTGCAAAGTCAATATGCTTATCATATCCTTTCTCGGCACTTCTAGACATTACTTCTTGAGAGAGAAGATAATTACTATCATCAATAGCTAAGACTTTAATCTCCGGCAGTTTAACATTAACTACGTTCATGATATTCATTACCTTAGCAAATTCATTACTAAAATACCAGTTACCAACGTAATTCTTGTCCTTATCCTGAGTTAACTTCTTATAATTCTTTCTAAATCCTGGAATAGATAATTGTTTTGGAGTACAACTAATAATAAACGTTTCTTTAGGATTCAGATATTGCAGCGAACTAGACTTACCACTACCTGAAAATCCTCCAAGTCCTATAATTTGGCTCATTAAGTTATAATGTTATGGTTACGCGTAAATCATCTCGTTTAGCTTTAGCTTCATCTTCTGGAAAGTCGATGATAGTCCAATCTGGATGTTTATACCTCTCATAGTCATTGATTTCAGATGGAATAGGTAATTCTTTAAAGATACCACATCTACCATAAAATCCTGTACCAATAGCTATGTCAGACGAACCAAATCTATTCTTAAGAACCAGTAATGACCTGAATCCATCCTTTAGTTCCTTTATGTCATATCCTCTATAAGAAGACAATTTGTTCCTAAATGGATTATACAATACTAATACAACATTAGCATCCTCGCTAGGAGAACCACTTTCCTTCAAATCGGACAAATCTGGCTCCTGTAACCCTTGCTTTAGTCTTTCAGAATTATTAGAATTTCTATTAAACTGCATAATATTAATTGGAGATACTTTACATTTATTTCTAAATGATACCCCATATGCAGAAATAGTATCAATCTCTTCTTTCTTACTACGACCTGGCAACGGTCTTACTAAGCCCAAATGGTCAGTAATTATAGCTATGATCTGATTAGGATTATTAAGTACATAAGTGTCTTCATCAACAAAGGTTCCAAACTTCTTCAAGTCTGCTATAACCATTTCTTTATACTTCTCTGAATTTAAAGTTCCATCATGTATTATAAGTCTGTCTTCTATTGATTCCAGCCATGGAATACATTCCTGAACTAAATCATAATCCTCATCAGATAATGTCACCCCCTTACCTCTAGAAAGCAATTCTTTAAAAGATATCTGTTTACCATAAGTCTCATAAATGTGAATAGAAAGCAGTTTAGCTAATAATTGCTCTGCACTCATTTCTAATGAGAATATAATAAACTGTAAATCTCTATCTTGACTTGTATCAAGAAGTGCTTTATAAATAAAAGAGTGAAGTACTAAACTGGTTTTACCATTACCAGTTCCTGCTGCTACTAAGTAATATGTTTCTTGAGTTAATCCATCAATAATCTGTTCTAATTTGGGCAGACCTAGTGATAATCCTTGATTGTCACCTCTTCTACCTCTTTCGATTAGATTTAACAAGCTACTAGTATGTGTCATAATTCTGTTATAGTATCAAATACCATTTCATCAAAGTGACCTTCCTTAAATGCTTTAATGGATTCCCAAGATTTGGATATAATGAAATCAGCTATATTCTTATTAAGCAGATTACATTTATTCTTCTTAGCCCAGTCGATTAACTCTAGTACTTCTTTATGCTTATCTTTACTCCATCCGATATTCTTACCATATCGGAAGAACATTTCATCTTCAGTAAAGAATCGTTTGGCGAAATTCCGCATATCATATTCTTTACCGTTAATAATACCTATTGGAGGATAAGCATCCCATAATTCTTGACCCAGTTCTCCTGAGTACTTTCTGTAATTTCTCATGAAATTCTCATTAAAGATTACAGTTTCGGGGTCAAACTTCTGACCCGCTTCAGGGACTTTATACTTCTTAGTAATAATTCCCTTAGTTTGAAGACTCAGTAAGATAGTCCTCAATCCAGTTTTAGTAATAGGCAATCCAAGATATTTAGTAAGGAATTCTCCATGACCTTCTTCTGGTTGCGCTATAAATAATAACTCAATCATTAACAACTCCTCAGCAGTAAGTCTATACTGCTCCATCATTAACAATTGATTGTCCAAAGACGTCTTTAATTTATCCAAGCTAATGATTAATAAGTTAGTAACTTACCAATCTATTATGCTGCAATAGTGTTATTCTGATTTCTCAGTGTCCTCAATTACATAAGCATCCTCAGCTACTTCAAATGGAGATAAGAAATCCTCAATGAGTTCTTCCTGTCTTTTAGCCATAGCCTTAGAATCATATACTTTACCATTAAAGGTAAATTCTCCCTTCCCATTTATGCCATTAGTAACAACAGCATCAAATACGGAAGTAAGAGTAAATAGTTCAACTATACGTTCAACTGTCATTTCAAATTCTCGATATGAGTTACAAAGATAATCAAATCTATTTATACTACCAACTGAATCTACCTAAATTTGAGGCTTCTCATAAGGCTTGGTACATCTAACATCTTATTCCCTATAGAAGCAGAGACAATGCAAATGCTAGCCTTAGAATGTCTTTCTAATAGGTGTAACAGACCAAATATGTCTACATTCGCAGTAGTATCTGGCAAAGGTAACACAACTTCTTGGTCTATTACGTCATAATAGTTCACGGTATACATCAGAATCTAAATATCATTTTAGTTTCTTTGTTCTTCTTAGGAGTAAATTCTCTTCCTTCTAAGACATCTAGCAGATTAGAGCTGTCTATGGTTATGAAATCTTTACCACTAGTACTTTTACGAAACCATTCTTCTTCAACAGTTCCTTTAATTACAAAGGTAAATACTTCTGCCACTTTGTTCTCCGCCTTCCTAATAACTCTGCCAATTCTTTGTGTCTTAGTAGTAGGACTAGAATCAAATCCAAGAATAACAGCTACAGACAATCCCGGAATGTCAGCACCTTCGTCCAACATTTTAGAGGTATTAAGTACTCCCACTTTAGCTTCCTTGAATTCCTCCAAGGTCATACGCCCTTTCTTCTTAGTTTCCTTACTAGATAACACTTTACCATATCCAATCTTCTCCGCGACCTTAATTGTCTTACTAAACGTAATACATTTCTTGTCTTGACGGTGCTTCAATATTAAATCAGTAAGTTCTATCTTCTTAGGATGGTTATATATAAACTGCTTCCTTCCTTGCAGGGCTCTGTTAAACCCCATTGCATGTATTAGAATCTGTTTATTAATAGCCTTAAATTCGTCAGGCTTATTAGCATAATCAGGACACATTCTCTTAGCTAATTCAATGCGTTTCTGCCATTTAGAAGCACATGCCATAGCTAAGGTAAAATCATGGTTAAAGAAAGAGAAATGATCGTAAAACTCTCTATTTAATTCTAGATACTTGCTTAGATCATCTACTTCTATTAAGACTTTGTACTCCCTATAAGGAGACAACCAGCCTCTGGCAGTAGCTTCACTAACATCTACTCTATCAACTACAGGACAATACTTCTTGATGTAACTGTCTTTACCATCAAGCCTTTCCATAGTTGCTGTTAAGCCTAGAATTATTTTATACTTAACTACTTCGAACACCTTTCCAAATAAATCGGAGGCATATTTATGACACTCCAAAACCTATTAGGTTTCCCTAACAGCCTGACTATATCTTAACTTGCTTGGACGTAAACCAGTAAAATCCTTTGTATAACTCATTAGTATCCAGATGTCTTGTTAATGTATGTCCAGATTTACACACACCACTAACAGCTTTAGATATAGAATTGTATTCACATATAAGTTCCATATCAGGTGAATATTTAAATACTCTAATGTTCCTTCCTTTACTAGGAGGAATATCAGCAACTTCTGCTTTAGAATAATGTTCCTTATATACCCATACATATCCACCTGCTGTTTTAGACCTCTCCCTTAGACAATTACCTATACTAGTTCTAGAAATTCCTGTTAATTCTGATGCAGATGTTACTGCATCAAACTCCTGAACAAAATTCCCGTTCTTGTCTAATTGTATTATACTCTTCTTATGAGCTTCTACACTTCTCTCGATACCAGACCTATCTCTCTTATCTTTAGTAATAACTCCTTTACCACCTTTGTCTAAATTAAGAAGTTCATGTACTTTAGAATTTTCAGAGATTAGCCTTTGTTCTTCATACTCCCATTCAGATTCACTACATTCATGAATCTTCACCCACCCTATCTTACCTCCTTTGCTGTAAACGGAATACATCCATTTATGCACTGGTAAGGCTCTATGGGAATCATGAGTCGCACAATATTTATGATGAGAGAATCTTTCATTGATCTGTTTACTAGTTACTCCAATGTATCTCCATTCTTGAGGAAATTCCTCATTAAATAACGCATAGAATTGATAAGTTTTACTCATGTAATACTTTATTAGTTTCTATGCAAAGATACTACAAGCTCTCCCCGTTTCCAAACATATTGCTTATTTATTACAGTCATAAATATGTAATACGTCTGTACTCTCTTTCGAGATAGTCGATGAACCTTCATCCTAAAGTAGGATGCTTGGCTGCCTTTTAATGTGATTACCCAATCTTTAAGATTATTACTACACCTCAAGCGTTAACTTGAGTGACCTCTAATGTTACCACTAGATTACAGTACTTAAAGCTCTAAGGGACTTCCGGCAATTAGAGGAGTTTATACTGGACAAATGTCACCTATCCAGTATTAATAGATCACAATTCCATTCCTTTCTTACTACAGTATTAATGATAAGCACCTGATAAACTTTAGGTACTTTTTGCTCAGCTAAATCTGCTAACCATTGTCTTTGCAAAGCATCTGTAGGTACTACTATTATAACACTCTTTCCAGGATTCTTAGCCAAGAATCTCTTCATACACATAATGGCAGTTCTAGTCTTACCGAAACCGGTACAATAGACTAGACTTCCACATAATCTGTTATTAACCCATCGTTGAACACCTAAAGCTTGACGTTCACTTCTGGTAATATTTCCAAATAAGTCTGCCATTTGTTATGTAAAGAGCTATTACACCTTAAATTAAATCATCTATCCCTTAAGTCTTGTGATATGACTATAATGAAATTAAATTAAGTAATGCATAGCTATTACATAATAATCTGGATTAATAACTGTCAACCAATTACAATTCAGATATAATTTACAGAGTAAATCCTTTAGCATCACATACCATTTTAATTTGTTCCTTACGAGTTTCCCATTGAGAGATGTGGAACTTAACTTCTTCAGCCAAAGAATAGAGTATTCTATTTCTGAGAACCTTAAGTTGGTCTGTAGTTAACTCTGTATATTTCTTACTCTTCAGATTAACCATAGCTCTTAATTGAGTATAATTCAATCCTTTGGGAGTAATATAGATGGGAGCGGTAGGTTTAAGACCTAATCTCTCTCTAGCCACTACAAGCTTGTCTCTCAGCTGACCATCAGAGTCTTTCTCTACCAAGTCCTTGCTCTCTTGAGCAGTAAACCAGAGACCTTGCTTGAGAATGAATGTGAGTGTAATATGTTGCTTGTTGAACTTTCCCAGTCTGTCCAAACAACCTTCACGAACAAGTTCAGTAGGAATATCTTTGAATTCCTCCGGACAATTATTCATGGTTCCGTCAATCGGATAATCCTTAGGGTCTATAGCATCCTTATTAATGTCTAGGAAAGATACTAGGGCCTCTAAGAATTTAAATCTAGGCAGATGTTGCTCTTGCTCTAGCCATCTTAAGAATAGCTCAGCATTACAACGCTGCTTCTGGTCATTAATAATGTCCAATAAAACATAACGACCAGGATACTCCTTGCTAGTATTGTGAAGCATAGATTCACAATGGGCGTAGAAACTACGAAGTTCTTCCTCAGTACAATCAACCAAACGCTTCTCCTCTTGTACTAATTCTCCATTAACTTCTTGTTTACGACCCTTCCATACGAAGGAGTTAATATTATTCATAGCAGCTGCCAATTTCTCTTTAAACATACAGATATATCATATTAATTTGATGTAATGGTCTAATCTCTTTAATTTAGATAATCTTTTACAGTATAATCTCACCTTCTGGTGGCTTCTCGTAAATAAAAGTCTCAAAATAAAAGTCAGTATTCTTATAAGGAACTTGAATATTATTCTCAGAATCGTACCAAGTATCCTTACCAGCTACTACTTCCCTATATTTTAAGAATCCGATGTCCCCAACTACTAGGAATGGACTATCCCAATTGGGACATCGCGTACACGCTTTATATGCACCAGTTTTTAAGTCTTCAAACACATATTGAATATAGCCACCTACGTTCTCTTGTGCAGCTACAAGCCGCACACGTAAGGTCTCTATTATCATAGATATCTTGAGCCTACACGCATATCTTCAGGAATGTTATCTTCTTCAAATGGAACTGCTTTCCATTCTAGATCGTCTGGATTCCATCCAAATGCTTCTGCATCTGCGTGGGCAATATCTCTACCTCTATCTAGAGCTTCCTGTTGTGTTTCGAATTCTTCTGTTTCTTGATAGGTAATATTACCCTTCAACCCTGCATAAATGTTGTACTCAGTCATTCTTCTGATTCGTTAGTGTTAATTTTACCATCTTTATAAGTTACACAACCGTATTTAGCGAAGTCACATACACTCTTCTCAATACCTCTGAAACAGGGATATTTAGCACATTCTTTACAGGTGCGCTCAGGATACTTGTATTTAACTCCATCTCTGTCTTTGTCACAGTCTTCGGATTGCTTCTTAGCCATGCGCCTCTGAGTTAGTTGTGTCTTAGTAAATTACTTGAATAATAAGGCCATTATTACTCCTACAGTAACTACTCCTAGACTTGTTGATAAAGTGGTTAATCTTTTATTCTTCTTAGTTATTTTACGTAACTGCTCTTGCTGTGTTTGAATAGCTGTATCTTGCAACTTAATGTGCATGTTAGCTCTTTCCAGTTGAAGTTTACGTAGACTATCAGCTTTAGCCAAGTTTGCAGTTAGTAAGGCATAAGAATCTACTTGCTTTATAAGTTCTACCTTCTCAAGTTTTAACTTCTTATGCTCCAGGAATATAAGATTAGTCGACTTTAGCTGTTTAGGAGTTATAACTATTAATGAGTCATTTACCAACTTCGGATAGATATTCTGTGAAGAACACCACATCGTTGGCAATAGGCTGATTAGTAATATTAATAAACTCCTTCTCATATGTATACTTTATAGTATCTATTTTACCGTTACTAGTAGCGATAACACTAAGAATACTATCATTAGTATTTGCTAAATCTCTTATTTCCTTATTAAGCGAATCAATAGTCATTTCATATTTGTTGGTATCTGGCATTACTACAGGATCTTCCTTTAGTAATAAACCAACTACAACTATTATAATGGCTATAGTAGCTCCTATTATAAATGGTTTACTCATTGCAGATAGTAATGATTATACAAATCTACAATATCATTCACTTTCTCTGGTGAGGCTGTGAGCAATGTGTCTAAACATTCTCTTTCCTTGTCATTCAGATTAAGTTCAACTTCTACCATTCGGGAATCTAATTCATATACCTCTTTTGCTGTATTATAACCAGCAATATACTTCCCTGGGCATTGTTTAAAGAATGCAACTTCTTGATCTAAGAGTGCATTTACCACACCACGATTGATTAAACCTGAATCTGTACTGTAGAAAGCATGTTTGTTTCCTTTGCGAGCTTTACCTAAGGCAATTGTTTTACCTACTTCCTCGTTAAACTCATCTTCGGGGTTACATATTGCAACTCCTATTGATAGTTTCTTTACACCATCACAATGAACTGCATCAGAATCACTATAATCAGTAATAACAGCGTCTACTTCTTGTGACACTGCTGCCATAATGAATTTACGTTCAATGTTTGCGTAATCAGTAAAGGAATCAATTCTATATTCTACTCTCTCTTTCATAAGATTAACTTTATAAGATAATAAGTCTTATCTCTTTAGATGGTCTAATCTTCTATTTAGATATTATTTCCTACCTAAACCATTATAGAAGTCAAGTATGGCATTCTCTTTACGAAGCCATGTAGCTTGTTCTCTAGCCATATCAAGAATAGTTCTACTAATGGACTCTTCTTCTACTTGTTCTTTAACTAGCATACCAGTATCTTCATCATCTCCGTTTAGCCACTGGAATGTAGCCCAATCTCCTTCTTTCTGAGCCTGGTCTACAATCTTGTTGATACTCATAGTAGTCTCAATTTCCCTGTCTACCGTAGCAGCAAAAGGCATGATTCTATCTACGATATCTACTTTAATAGGAGGAACTGGGGGATACTGGAACAAGGCATCATTCTCGGTTAGATATTCAAATATCCACGAATGATGTAGGTACTCTTCTTTAGCTCTACCTCTCCAGTAGATGCCAAGTTTAGGAAGTCCTTCTACTTCAAAGTAATTAGCGAATGTCATATACAAAGCATGATTAGCTAGTTCAGCAGACATTTGCTTTACTAACATTTCAATCATTACCGACGATAAAGGACATTTACGTCTTGTAGTATCAATAACTCTCTCAGTATATTTCATAGTAGGTTCTGCACCCACTGTTTGAACTCCATCACTTGTTACTTCTTGTATTGGATTTCCGTCTTTGTCTAGCTTTCTCACTGTTAAATACTTTAAAGTTATTATTTCGCAAATAATCTAATGGTGCTCCTATCCAAGTAATGTACTTAGCACAGGTAATCTCCTTATCCATCTTGATGAACTGCGACTCTTTAACTCTTAAAGGTTTATCAGAAGAGAAGAATTTGGTACCTACACATTCTGCCCCATCCTTTCTAATGAGATATAATTGCACTTCATATAGAAAGGTGGGATATTCTGTTAGTTTAACGTCCCCAGAATGGTAGATTGTCTGGGCTGTACGTTTTACCATTCCAGGAATACTTTAGTACTTCCGATTTGGGCGTCTTATACTTCCCTAAAATATAAGGAATGTCAGACTGGATACACTTATGACTAAACGTAGTCTTAGGTATAGGTTTCTTGGTCTTCGGGTTAAGCTTACCTGTAGTAAAATTACCACCCTTTACATAGACTACCAAAGTTCCAGGTATGTCTATGATTTTAACCGGCTCAGACCAATTGTAATTAGGAGCAGGAACTCTTCTAAATTTCTTCCACAGCTTACGCTCCTTTGGAGTTTTAGTCCAAACATTAGGGTCGCGAGGTTTAACACTAGGCTGTCTCAGATGCTCAGCTACTAGGAAAGCATCATCATTCCAGTCTCTAATTCTAAGTCTCTTAACTCTGTCCTCTGGACTTTCTTTCTCCTTAAAAGTCTTCTTCTCCATTTTACTGATAAGATTAAATGTTAATTACTTCGTATGAATAGTACCACAAGTATTACACTTATAGATACCTTTCTCATAATCATACAGCGTGTGATTAGTAAGTCTACCACACCTAGTACAATTCATAACTTTTACAGATTCATATACTCTCCTTGACCTTTTCTTGGGAGTCACCCCTACAGTTGAAGTCATAGTTAAATACCTTTAGTCAGTTCTTCTAATCTCTGTATTGCTTCTCTATAATCTGCAATATAAGTTGCCAAAGACATGGATTCTGGATGTTTCATTTCAACACGATAATTGGCAATAATCTTAAGACATGTAAGCAACGGCACCCCATACGCTGCTATCTTTAATTCTTGCCGTTCTCCTTCCTTGGATTTGACAGTTCTTAGCACTGACAAATCCCAGAAGTGTGAACTATCACCTACAGATTCCATTCTGAAATCAGCTTCTTCTATTACCATCAACTTTGTAATGTTAATTTATAAATTAGTTAATCTCCATTTCCTTGAGTATCTTATGGATTAGCCAAATAAATACAAACGGTGATATGAATGGACACAGAGACATAGTATAAAACTCATCACTTAGAGATTCATAAAAGGTATCTGGGTCTTCACAGTGACTATTTATTAAGTAATCAGCCAATGTAGACAATAGGAAAGATACTCCATACATTACCAATGCTATAATTACGACTGTCATTTCTCTCTGTTTAATATATTACAGAGTCTCTGTAAGTCTGCTATAATGGGGACTAACGTACCAGCGCCTTTAACAAGGGCTGCTCTCTGGTCGGCTATTTTACTAGCATATTCTAATTTAACTGCATTAACAGAATCATCATAACCCTTCTTCATAGAAGCTCTATTAGCTAGGAAGGTCGGAATGGTAATATATAAATGTAATAATGCATCCAGAGTTTTAGTGAGTTCCTTATAAGTCATAGCTTTAGTAACTCTGTCATATACAAATATATATGTGTCAACTCCATCTGGTATTATATTTACATATTTATCAGTCTCCGTACCCTTTCTCCCTACATGGTCAGAGATTCTTATTACAGGCGGAAATCCTTCAATAGTAAAATATTCTGAGGTTCCTACATAATCAGTAGAAGTAAATCCCTTTCTCCTCAACCATGCTCTTAGCTTGCTCACCCCTCTCATCTTGTTTATTATTCTTCAATGTCTTCAGAAATACCTGAGCACCAGTTAATGGACAACAATATAACTTACATTCGTTGTGCTCACCTCTAAAGTAGCAATGTTTACACGAAGTATTAGAATTAACTGGTTCAGCTATTTCAAAGTAACTACCATCCAAATCCTCACAAACCGCCAGTTCCTCCAGAAGTGCGTCCTCTGAATCGTCCACTGCACCATTATCGGAGTTAATCAATTCAATAAGAAGGTTTGCTTTCTGGGAAGTTAAATCAGTATCAATCCAGCTGACTATAACTTCTACAAAGAAATCATCGAACTCAAGAGAAGTACCTACATCAGAGGCAGCAATCTCATTCTTCTTATCGAATAACTCTTTGATAACATCATCACTGATAGGTTCTTTAAATTTATCCCTAAGTACAGTGACCAATTGTGATTGTTCTTTAAAGTTCATATGCGTATATGATAATTACAAATGCTAGCAACAGCTAACACGCACTTCGTAAGAAGTTATTACTAATACGTAATGATATAATTCAATAGTATTGAATTTCACGGCATTCGTAATGCCTAAAGTAGATATATCCTCTCATATACATCCACTAGTTATATTAGAATAAAGAATTTACCTCTTCCAGGATATAAACAAGTAATTACCTACCAATCCGGGATAACCTTCCTTATTAATTACTTTTACAAAGAATTGCTTCTCTTCGTAATATTTAAGAATGTCATCAATAGATTTTAGTTCGTCATCATTTAAATCCATTACTAGACTAAAGTAATTATTCTCACTTTTAGCCTTAATAAAGCTGTCAGTAGTACTAATGAACCTCTTAAGTATAATTTCTTGAGTTACTACTTCATTGTACGTTGCAACCGAATATGCTTCCTCCGCATTCATTGAACTTCCTTCTAACAGTTTGCTGAAATCAAATAACTTTCTCATAATCTAATTAATTTAAGCCTCCTTTTAGTGACTTGAGTGGGACTCTAACCCACAACCTGCTCCTTAGGACGGAGATGCTCTATACTATTGAGCTATCAAGCCTTGACGGTTACATACTAATAGATCCGGTATGTTTACCTCTTACTTTAACAGAGTTAGCAGTAATATCTCCCTCTACATCACCACCTACTTCGATGCTGTTAGCTTCTATACTACCTCCTACATTACCTTTAACTTTGACACTATTACCATGTACAGTAAGAGCGTTTCCATCAATGTCACATGTATTACAGTTAAGCTCCTTTACATTACCAGTAAAACTGATATGTACACTATCATTATTGACTTCAGATATTAATTTACCATTCACATAAATTCTATTCTTTATTTGTGACAGGGTAATATCATCTTCATCAATATCAAACGATTCATTGTCAATAAACAGTTTATTCATGATTCTTCTTATCCAGTTCATAGTACTTAATAAGTTTATCAAATGCTTTAACTCTAGCATTATGTCCTTCCTCACTATCAGGGGTCCACCAATAAGCTTTACCATACCTGTCTTTAGGAGCATTTAGAAACTTCCTGTTAAATTCTGGAATCATGGTAATTATATCACGTTGGCTATAAATAGTGATTCCACGTTCGGTTCCTGCCATAGCGTGTTCTATACAGAAACACATTCCCCAGTATTCAGGGTGGGTTACAAATAATTCTTTAGCTTTTTTAAGAACACTTACAACATCTGTCATTTCACTTTAGATTTAGTTAGTTGGCCAATCATTTGATTTCTAAAGCCCTCAACTTGATGGGGACATATATTAGTAATCCATTCTTTAAAATATCTATGATATTTAGTGTGATTACTTTTATAGAACTCTCTTTCCAACCAGTTATACAATTCTCTTTCCATATTTATTAAATTAGTAGTCTTATTCAGAATCGAACTGAAACCTCCATATCCGTAGTATGGTATTCTATCCGTTAAACTATAAGACTAAAGAATAGAGGGTGTGCTGTTACGCCAAATGCTCTGACTGAGTTTCACTCTTATCTCGTTTACCTTCCTCCGTCTATATAGGCAGTTTCAACATGAGTATTCTAAACGACATTATTACATTCTTGATTCGAGGCTATCAGTAAGGATGCTGCCTAATTATACTTCAATAGAAACCTACTCGCAACTCTTTAAATGATGGCCGCTTTTAAGCCTACATCCCCTCTATTATAATTATTCTATACCATAGTACATTAAGTACAATACTTGCTGCCTTAAACCGTATCTACGTGTAACAACATTGGCATTAAACCTTCCAGTTATGGCTGCATTAATGCTTCTTTTCAATTTGTCGGCAGTAAATGATTTACCAGTAGTACCAATTAGTCCATTAGGTTCATCAGCGCAAATAAAATCTACAGCTTCAAATAACTGTTCTTTGGTCTCTGCACTATTTACCTTTTGCCACTTCTCTAATTCTCTCTCAGAATTCATAACTCAAGACAATGCTTCAAGCTCTTTAGCCAATTCTTCATAAGATTTACTCTCAAGCTCTGCATCCTGTTTCTTAGCCATGAGATCAAGAATCTTTTGACGCTTAGCTTTCTTCTCAGCAGCTACAATGCGTTCTTCCTGTTCCTGTAACTTAACGTCAATAATGTGTTTTACAATATTGAATTTCAGTTCAAGTTCAGTGGTGTCTTTAGTACGAATCTTAATGAAACTTTCGGTTTGTGATTCCTTTAGCCTCTTATTAAGATTAATAGCAATAGGATCAAGTTGTTCCAGAGATAAATCCCACAAATCTTCAACAGATAATACTCCACGATTAGTGGAATAACGTAATTTTACCCTTGATGCTTTCTCAAACATAACATTTTCATTTAAAAGTTAACTTTAATGGTTCTTGTAAAGCTGCCAGTAACTTTACAGATAACACTATTGCGGATGGTAGATGAGAATCCTAAACCACTCAACTGATTATCAGAATAAGGAGCCTTCATCTTATTAGCTAACATCTCAAATGTCTTACGATCCTGAGATAGTTCACTCCTAAGATATTCGTTAAAGAATCCTCTTACTGGAGATGGATTCTTGCACCCATCTAAGATAAAGAAATAGTGTTTATTGCCTACTTCTGCACCGTTCCAATAATTTGGAGACAGAGTGAGTAACGATACCTTATGGAATTTGTTAGTAGACAAGTTCCACGTCTCTTTATCACTTGAATTACTCGGAAGGACATCATGTATGACAATTCCCTTGGCCTTAGAATACTCAAATCTGGCTACTGTCACTTTATCACGACCTCGAAGATCTGTTGTGTAGGTATACTCACGTACTTCTCCGTTACATTCAATTTCAACAGTAAATCCAACATCGTGATAATCTCTTTTGCAGAAATTGTGTACATATACGGTATACATACCTTCCATACGCGGTTCATCCTCCCAGATAACGTTCTCTACTGGTTTACGAGAATGTATACCACCAGCATTCATGTCGACATCTAGCACCCCACCAGAGGCTCCAGCTCTACACGAGTAATTGATTTCACTACCCCAAGGTTGTATGATATGGATGTCTAAATCATCACCATTATACCATGCAAGAGAACACCTTAGATATCCATTCACCTTACCTCCAGCAGCCTGCACCTTATCCTTAATAGAAGAATCTGCAAGGTCTCCATTGTATGTCCAAGCGAAATTGTTTGGCCATTTAAATAGATTCTTTGCATCTTTATTAGATGGAGCTGTTAGAGTCATAAGGTTGTTTATATGTCTACTTTCTAATAGAACTTCTATACTGGTAGCATTGGGAACAACATCCTTAATAAAGTCCTCAATTGATATTTCAGCAACAGTACCTAATTTCTTAGGATTAACTGGAATATCTTCCGCTAAATCTTGGAATACACTATTCCCAAGCATTGACTTCTTAGCATTTCTATCAGCAAAGATTACATCATTAACTGTAATGTCAGTAATTTCTGCATGTCGCCTTGGAAGTGCATCCATTAGCCCTAGTTCAATAACCCTAGCTTCAGCAGCTTGAATCATCTTCTTAGTAGCTATTGTCTTAGGTCTTTGATAATTAGCAGGAGCTACTATTCTCTCGTAAGCTCTTACACTTTCATCAAGTTCACGTCCATTGGAGATGTCTACAAGCAAAGTGCCTATAGCAGTATTCCTAATACGTCCTACATATCCAACTTTAGCAGATTCAACCCAGCAGAAATTATCACGTTCCTCACGGGGTACTACTTCATATTTCTTCTTAAGTGCAACAAATGCCTCTAGATCGGATTTGTACTGGTCTCCACGATACAAAGAACCTTGTGAAATCAAATCCAGAACAATGTCAAAAGCATCCATGGATAACTCATCCAAAGCCCGCTTCAATACTGTTTTATTGGTACGAAGTGCTCCTCTTACTGCTTCTTCAGAATCAGATACTGCACAAAGTAAATGATTAGGAAGCTTGTAAAATAAATGATTCCATGTATGTACGTGTCTCGTAGGAGTTTCTATCCACACATTGTTCTTATCTGTACCCAGTTTAACCACCTTACTAACAAATACGTCACATACTGGTTTAGATTTAACAAGTTGGGCTAAGTTTCTGGCTACTGTAGCATAAGGTTCATCTAACACTAAGGAATCCCAAATACTTACTAACTTGTTATTAACTATTGCAACTACATTGCCATAAGGTTTGATAAATTGACGACAGCAATTACATGTATGTGATTGTCTCTCGTCTTCTGGATAAGAATCTATGTAACAATCCCACAGCTCATCCTTATTAACATTAGTTAAATACAATCTATCAGCATTATTAGCTAAGGCATCAAATTGCTTATAAACTGCTCGTTTAAAATCAATAAATTCCACGATAATTAAATTTTATAAAGGTTTTACATTATCAAAGATAGCATCACTGGCTTCTTCTCCCCATTTAGAATAGATAACAACACCTATTGGGGTCACTTGGAATACAAATGGATCAATACTTCGCGGCATTACTCTTATCTCAGTTTCAGTAAAAGATACCAGTTGTTGCATATCGTCTACTGGCGCAGCTATAAATAAGTCTGTAGATTTACAGGCAGTATGAGACATAGTTACTCCCTCAGTTCTTCCATTCCAATACTTGGCAAATGGATACGCTAGAAGTTCTTTCTTGTGGTATTGTAAGAATATTAGACCTTCGGGAACAGGCTCTTCACGATAAAAGTTATAGTGAGAGTATGGATTTGAAGTACTACTCCTTCTGACATTGACTTTTACGTTAGTAATAAGAGCATTATCACGATTAGAGTATTTATTATCCGTTAACGAGTCTAGTGTAGTCTTAGTAGCCAAGATTTCATCCAGATTATCTTCTGGTATATCACCTTTATAATACGATAGTGGCCCGGATACCAATCCATACTTAACATTCAGATTAATAAAATCTTCCTCTTTGAGTATAATGCATCCAGGGAAGTTCTGCGAGAAGAAGTTATAGCATTTAAAAGTCTCTAAGTTATTCATATACTTCTCAGCATCTGTAATAACTGAAGAGTGATCAAATCCTAGTAACTTAGCTTTCTCAGCTTTCTCAATTGCAACATGATTCATCTCTAAGCTTCTGGTTTGTTGCAACCAGTTTAAGCTAGCTAATATATAAGCTTGATGAATCTCTAGAGCTCCTATTTGGGGTCTAGTACCAATTTGTGTGTCCATAATCTTTATGCTTTCTTTTTAATAGAACCTGGTCTTGTAGTAGCCCTTTTGAATGTATCAGACTGCTTATCCCACCATGCTTGACGGTCTCTAAGACGTTGTTGTTTCTTCTTGTATTTCATACATATTTAAGTTTAATTCATTGCTAGCATTATAAGCAAGCTTATCAGCTTTCTCATTATACTCAGAACCATTATGTCCTTTGACCCATCTCACGTCTATAAGCTTATGACGTTCAATAGCCCTATCAAGTCTAGCCCATAAGTCAGTATTAGCTTTCCTTTTCCAGTTCTTAGTAAGAGTACCTACTATATACATGGAATCAGTAACTATAATGACTTCTGAGCTAGTTTTAATGGATTCTAATGCGACTATAACTGCCATTAGTTCCATTCTTTGATTAGTACTATTTACATACATTTTACTGTAGGAGAATACTTCCTTTCCATCTTCCACGATAACGAATCCTATTCCACCTTGATTTCTAGCAGGAGAGTATGCTCCATCAGTAAATATTGTATACTTATGCATCAGCTGTAGGATCTTCAACAAAATCTTCGTCGGAATCTGTTTCAGCTTCTGTTGCTTTGTGAAGTAAATGTAATGTCCACATTCCTAATACGAATGCAACATACAGTTCATCCTCAGGCTCTTCATATGTAAGCTGATCTAATACAGCATTACATACTTCCATCAATGAGAAATCATCCTTAGACATTTCTTCATCAGATATCTTAGTCATATCATTTACATAAGGTCTAACTTTCTGTATAGCCATATCAAATGACTTAGATAGTCGCAAACCCTTATCACCAGCATCTATAGCTGCATGAAGAGGTTCTTGTAACTCATCTCTAAGATATCCTAATGCAAAGGCTCTAGTTATGTCTCCTTTAGCTAAATCTAAGAAAGACTCAGCATTAAGAAACTCGTCTAATTCAAATTCGATGTCTTTAATGTCTATTAATTTACCCATTTGATTATTGAAGTAAACTTCCAATCTTATCGGCCATGGAAGTTGCTTTATTAGAGACTTCGCTAAGATTAGCTGTCTCAGTTTGTAATGAAATAATCTCTTGTTCTTTAGCTGCTTTCTCATCATCTGCTCTTTTAGCTACATCACGTAACTTATTAACAGTAGACTGAAATGCATCAATAATCTTGGAAGATTCTTCTGCCAGAGAAGAACTAGTAATCTTATTTACTTTCTTGCCTATTATCATAAGAGTTATTTAGTTACAAGACTTAAGGGATGTCGCCATCAGAGGATTCGAACCTCTGCCACTACGCGTACTGTGGGCCCGATCAAAACGATTGTTAATGGCGTTGGAGCAGTGATTAAGACTTATGTCCCTAAAGAGGTATACTGCAACCACCCCACTCCTTGTACTTCGGAGCACGTCTTATTACATACGCTCAACTCTACTTTAGTTGTCATCGCCTGAGTTAATTATAATCCAGTCTCTAGCCTGGTTTCATTTTCACTTGCTTAAACTTACCACACTTAGTGCATACCAAAAGGTATACATGGGAATAAGGAATTTCTTCATCATTCATGTATACATTCATGTGCTTTAGTTCCTTCCAATTATGCCGACACGTTAGTTTCAGTATCCAATTCTTTAATAGCTCTTTCATATTACAATATTTTAGTCACTTTGCCAAACACGGATTTAGTCCATCCATTAATCTTACCATGATTGTTGCCTATAAGGACTCCTCTATCTCCCTTAGCTTTGACTAAGTGAGTATAGTATCTACCTTTAACTTTACAAAAGACAATATCTCCCACTTCTACTTTATCTAGGGTTACTGGACTTAAGACATGCTTTTGTCCCGATTTGATTAGAGGAGTCATGGAATTTCCCTTCTCTGAAGTTACGAAGGAGTTTCCTTCTGCCAACATCTTTACCTTGTATAGCATTAGCCATTAATTGCATTTCGTAAATAAAGTTTAATCTCTGTTCCATTCTAGAACCGTTAGTTATTCTCTCAAACATAGATAAATGTCCTCCATTGCCACATAAACAATATTCCATTAAAGTGTCATATCGTTGTTTCTTAGCCTCTAGCTCGGCTTCTGGAATGGGATATCTCTTAAGTTCAAGACCTCTGTATAAATCAACAAGTTCGCCCAATGTAGATGACAGTTTTAATAATGCCATTACATTGGGCGCACGATGCCTTTCACATTTATTGACGTATTCCTCTAAAGCTAAATCCCAGTCACCGAATACATATTTGACTTGTGACAATTCAATTTTAGTAACCTTTCTTAGAAATTCATAAATCTTCATTATTAACTGCTTTAGACGTTACTACCTTATTTTCAGTCCTTTCTTTAGTCTTGATAGCAGACTTACAAGCCTTCTTTCTCATTACTAACGGACAATCACAATACCCTGCTGGATTATACCAACAACAATAATCACACTGATGCATACAACATAATTTTAATTGTGGCCAGAACGGGAGTCGAACCCGCACGAGCACTTCTGCCCACCAGAGCTTAGATACATCTGTGACGCAGAAGGGAATCGAACCCTCAATCCCATAAAGGGCAACGCATTTTAAGTGCGTTTCGTATACCAGTTCCGACACTGCGCCATCCTTATTATACAATACATGCAAGAAGAAGTAACATTATTGTAGTTACCATTGATATGGAGAACATTACTTTAATGAATTTATCATTGGCATTCCATATCATTGCTAGAACTGCACTTCCTAGGGACATTGCAGCTAAAGTTACCAATACACATCTTAAAACCATCATATTTCACACTGCTCTTCATTTAATCTATCAATCCAATTGATTAATAGACGATACAACCATTTCATTTCCTTAATACTTTCTTTGCATATTCACCATAGGAACCATGTCTCTTCATAAACGGAGTTAGAAACCTATAATCGAATTTATAATCACATACATCATAATCGTTCACAATCTCCCTACTAGAAGAAATCTCATAGTCTAGGATATCTTTAAGTGTTAGAATATCTCTAGTCTGTTGCCTTTGGTGTCTCTTAACCCTTCGGTTATACCAATTGCGTTTAACTTTAGGTCCTTTAACAATAGGAATTTTACGTCTACTTCTAGTCATTTAATACATAATCACAATAAGTATCAACAAAATCTTTGGCTTCTTTCAAACCGCATTTGGTAGACTCCTTTACATGCTTAACTGCTTGTAGTTTGGTACCCCTCTGCACAAGCTGCTTCATCTTAAAAAAGTCTTCACATGACAAATCAATTGTATTATTCCAACGCTTCTTGTATGCAAGCATTGCATCATTATACTCTTGAGGATGTTCTGTCCAAGTGATTTGCTGGTCCAGGATAACTGTACAAGTTCCATCAAGTATATCATACTCTCTGGATTCTACAGTAAATTTGCCAGCTTCTAGCACCACTGTGTCTGTAGGGAATGGAATCATCTCTGATGAGATTGATACTTCCTCTATTGTCTTATCGTCTTTTACAAACTTTACGTACATAATCTTTAAGTATTAATTAGTAATGTGGCGAGAAGGTGACTCGAACACCCAACCTTGATATTATGAGTATCACGCTCTAACCAAAATGAGCTATGTCGCCATTAATAAGAACATAAAGCTCATCGTGTCTACATCATCACTGATGTAACCTTAATACCTCCCGTTCGCCTCGTTGCTAGCTAGTCTGGCTTTGTCTCTTTATGTTCTTATGGATTCATAAGTTAACGATATTTATCAAAGATGCTATCCTTAGCTTCAGTATCCCACATAGTAGCAATAATTGCTCCTATTTCATTTGCCTTAAAGACAATTGGATCCTCAAGCTGACGTTTTCTAGCCTCTTCTTTACCTGAATACATTCTGATAGTTATATTATCTGTCATAGTATCATAGGGAGCTGCTATACACCAGTCACTGTCATTTAAGGTAAGTGGACTGAAGCTTACACTGTCCTCAACTTCTGGGTGTCCTATAGCACGCATATATTGCCATCCAGAAGAGATATCGTCCACTACAAACGGGAATCTTGAGAAGTATTCAACGATTTCATTTACTATACTCTTTGGCATATCGGAATCTATATCTATTCTAGGAACCCATTGCATGTTATTAATATTCCTTATTTTACGCAATTCCTCTCCGGCCTTTACAATAGCTTCAATGTTCTCTTCAGGGATAACTCCCTTATAAGTTGAAATGGGACCACAAGCTAAGTTGTACTTCTTCAATACTTTAAAGAAATCATCATAAGGAACTATCATACAAGAGGGACTAACTTTCTTGATTCTGTCAATAAGAGAGGCAATTTCATCTCTAGATTTACTAGAACCTTTAGCAGTTAATAGAGTACGAAGTACTTCAGCATTCTTAGTTCTACCTAATCCATTAGCTTCCAGCTTAGCAATCTGAGCTTTAATATCTTCTGTCTTATCGACATTCTGCCCTTCCAAGTATTTCTTACAATACTCCATAGAAGCAACTACTAGGGCATTACGTAGAGCTTCCGCATTCAAATTATTTACCATTGTTATGACTTATTATACTAGTTATATAACGCACACTATACACTATGAACGAACAGCCACTACTTCCAGTTACTAAGAGTAAGAGTACACATATAAGCTGATTGTGCCAAGGTCCGTACTCGGTTCTAGATATATTAAAATAGAATGTATTCTTAACACCATTAATAATAGCCCTATTCCAGGTTGGAGTGTCTACGGCTAGCTTAAATGTGTTATTAAACCCTTCAGCTTGTAATACAAGTTTATTTACCTTCTTAGTAGTAGAATTACCATCTTGTGTAATAGTTTCATCCTCTACTATTCTGTCTATGACTTTGCATTTAACTCTGTGGTCAACATTCATATCATGCCAGAACTGAGTAGTATATACTTTAATACATAAACATAGTATTAACAAAGCTACTATTGCAATCCTTCCTGAAACCTTTTCAATTTCAGGTCTTAAGTCAATTATTGTTGGCATCTTTTACACTTAATAATTGCGTTGCTGTATTCAGTCCTAATTCATATGCTTCAGCAATCAATACCACTGCATCGGCTAATGTAAGCTTGTTATTATTTGCTTCAGCAAACTCACCTGCTTCTTCAAAGATTTCTTTCAAATTATCTGCCATAATTAAATAAGTTTTAAAGTTACTACTCTAGTAGGGTAGGAGAGACTCGAACTCTCACACCCGAAGGCATCAGTGCCTAAAACTGACGTGTCTACCATTCCACCACTACCCCATTACCGTTTTAATAATTTAATGAACTCATCTTCATTCCCCTTGTAGTATTGCTGAAGATATGCTATATATACAGCTTCATTCTTAACTATTTGAGGGAATTTATTCTCAAACTCAATTACTCTCTCTTCTCCAACTACGCTAACATGAAAGTCTCTAGCATCATTACTAGGACTACATAGCAACATAAATAAAATAACTATTAGATACTTCATTATAAATAAAAGAAAGAGGAGTGTTGCCACTCCCTTTCTAGTTTTAACCCAAAGTCAGTGTTAATCCTTAAAGTCGTTACGACTATATTCGAAATAAGTTTCACACATCTTTAACGTCGTTTCAATCTTATCAGCTCCGAGCAATCCTATTAACCCAGCGGCTAATTTATCAGCAGGAGTTTCGATAATAGCTTTCTTAGAAGCAAGACCAACTTGACGTTGATAGGATTCAACACTGGTTTTAATATGGAACGATGTTACATGGGTCTCCTCAGTAAAGATAAGCTTAGACTTAGTAGATTCTACAATTTCAGCCATAAATGCCGGAGCAATCTGTGCCTTAGCAATGTAGTTACATACATCTGACAAGTCGTCGTCTACGCTATAACCTTCAGCTTCGGAGAATGTTTCACGAATAAACCTTTCAGCTGTCTCAGCATCAAGACAATCCATAGTAATCACAGAACCAATTCTTTTACCTCTTAAGAAGGTAGGTTCAATCAGCTCAATATGATTAGTAGTAAATAAAGTGATTACGTTCATATCTTTGGTATCGCCACCATCCAAAGTATTCAGAATATCCTGCATTGCAGAATCTCTGTTACCTCTAGTTACCTGGTCAATATCCTCTACAAAGACAATAACACCATGACCTGAACGGTCTACCACTTTACACATACGGAGAGTTTCAGCCAACAGAGAAGGGTCTTTTAGATATACGAATGACCATCCGTTGTTTACCGCATCTTTGGCCAGTTTAAATGCCAGTAGGGTCTTACCAGTACCATATTTACCTTCCAGTAAGCAGCCATACTTCAAAGGAATACCCTTTGCAATACATTTCTCTGGGTACAAGATTCTTGAACGAAGCGGTTGCAGCTCAAATTCTGTCTTCTTTGACAGAACCATAAACTGCTTATCGATACCGGCTAGAGTCATAATCTTCGGTTCACTCAGATTGGTAATTTCAAGTGCCTGGTTCTTATAGATAGATTCAGTTGCGAGCAATTCTTTAGTTCTTTCAACAATATCATCAATAAGAGATTGGTACTTGAATTGGCACTGACCTTTAACCAATAGTAAATGACGGTCGTTGTCATAGTTAATATTGATTTCAGAATCCTCACCAAGTTCTTCCAAAGAGATTTTACCAAAAGGTACTTTAGTACGAGAGCCATCAGCTAAGATAACATCTACGGTGTCAATATTACTGTTGCCGGAAGGACTCTTATCCTCCTTACTAACAGCAGAACCAAACACTTCATTGATAGCTCTATTCAGCTGATACACGCCATCTGGTTTCCAACATAGGAGTGTGTACTTGAATGATGCCATCTTCTTAGACTGCTTGATTTCGCCTTCAATGAAGCCCAGAACGTCTGCATACTTCATATTACTTTGGCACACTTCGATGATTCTCTGTTTCTGAGATTCCTCGTACTTGTTAACTCTAGCTGCTATAGCAGCGGTGGTTCCTTGCGGAATAATGTTCTTCGCCATTACTTGTTAGGTTTATTAATCTTATTTACTTCCTTAATAATTGCCTCGCAATTCTCTCTGGTTGTAGTTAAACAACCTAATTGAATGATTGAACCATCTTGAGTGATGGTAAGATTCTTATCATCAATTGTGGTTCTACATTCACTTCCCCTAATAATACTTTTAATCAATGGGTAGGGTAATGCAGTATTCTTACAGAATATTACATTCTTGCCTTCCACATAAATGACATCGTAGCCGTCAATGCTACCTACTACCTTCCTCATAAAAGATTCTTATCATCAATTGTGTGGGCCCAGCCAGACTTGAACTGACAACCTCAACATTATGAGTGTTTTGCTCTAACCAATTGAGCTATGAGCCCTTAATTCTTTAAGACTAACACAATTAATAGTAAGGTCTTATTAATAACAAACTCATTAACATATTAAAATCATAATTAGTAGTTGGACCACCAGGATTCGAACCTGGACAAACAGAACCAAAACCTGTTGTGCTGCCGTTACACCATAGTCCAATTACTAAGGGAATACTATGACTCCCTTACATACTCTTCATAAATATACAGTTCAAAGTTAGGTCTTATAAACATATCTTTGTCTGTAGCTTCGTCCCAATGAGTAACTATAACCTTCTTGCGAACGTTATGGCTAAACATAGAATCAATATTGAGACTATGCCTAAACAAAACTGGATCAAACTCTATAGCCCGGAAAGATTTCTGAAAGTCGTTAAATTGGTTGTTGGGGTCTACAACAGATCTAACTGGCTTATCAGAAGGAAACGGACCGTTACCATGACGCGTTATGTATGGTCTAGTAACGTAATTAACCGTAACGGTGTCATTACATCCAATTTGTTTTAGTATTCGATGAGCATTCTGTGATGTTGTATTAGATGGAGTGCAATGGGGCATTATTCCGAATCTTTGGTCTAGTAATATACCTTGGGAACCTTCAAAGATAAGATTGTCGTAATCTTCCCATATAGCTTCTAAGGTACTTACTTGGACAGTGTTGAAATATGCATTCACAGTTCTGCACCAATTATCCAAGTCAATTGATGGATATACACTATTCATGTGATAATAGTTGTCTGCTATTGCATTAACTTTCTCCCTAAGAATATGTATATTCAAGCAATCTATAACCATAAGATTATACCCCGACTTCACTCGGTCTAAACACGTTTTAAAACCAGTCCCTACAGTACCATGACGTAGATTTACTACGTCACTTACTTGGGAATAGACGTCGAATGGTACTATGACTTGACATAATGGATTATAAATAATTTTAGGAGTAATACCTAATTTCTTTAAATCCATTGCTTCAAGTGTAGAGGTTACTGGGTCTACAGTACAGTATTCAGACCAATATGTAGGCACTCCTAGCAAGGTTCCACTTCCAAAGTTACTAAATGTGTGCATAAGGTCTCCGTATTTAACAGTATGGCCAACTTGATGTCCACCACTAAACCTTATTACAAGTGAGTTCTCTGGATTCTTAGCACATATATTATGTACCGTCTGTCCCTTACCTTCATCGCCCATAAATGAGCCTAACACTATACTAATCATGATTTTAATAGAAATTTTGTTTGTCTTCGGTAGTTGTACTACTAGAAGCATCACTAGGAGTTTCTGCATACACAGGCTCCTCGTAATTGTCTTTAATTGCTTTAGCAATTACTTTATCCACTTCATCAGATTTGCACATTAGTACATTCTGTCCAAGTAGATTCTTCCAAGATTCAGCCACCCTTGTGCCATAACTGGCATTAGTAATGTGAATGTGGAATACATGGTACTGCTCTTGTGCTTTCAGAATTGCTTCATTAGCACTAATAGAACCAGCACCTTTTTGATACCCTAGAATTTCAGTCAAACTGTTACCTGGGATTCCTTGTAGATTAGGTTCATCACCAATAGTAAACAAGAATCCTTTAGTGTGTCTTTTGAACCAAGAATCGGTTTCAGTGTGATATCCTGCAACTATGTGAGCTAATAAATAGCTCTCACCTGCATTACCACCACCTCCACCTTCTATTACTAAGGACTCTAATGAATTTAGAATCTTCTCAGTATCAGATTCAAACTGTCCAACCTGAATAGGATATCTATCGTATTCGTGGTCTCCAACTGCCATAAACAACAATTGAGGATCACGTACTCCCATTTGCATGACAGAATCCATAATCTTAGGTAAATGGTTCTTAATCATTTCATAAGGAGTATTCATCATTGAACCAGTAACATCTAGTGCAATGATTATCGGAGTAGAGTATGGATGTTCTTGAGAGTCACGACACTCACGAACTCCAACATTGACCATTTCAGCTTTAACTTGAGTATTAAAGCTACGTGCATTTACATTAAATGACGCTGCTGTATTACTAGCATTTACTGAAATGTTCTTAAAGAGCTGGTCACGCGATGCTTTAGCATATCCTCTATCATCGGATAAAGTGCTATAAGCAATGCTACTGTAAACACCACTTCCCATGATTAATTATCTAATGGGTTAGTAATGTCTCCTTTTACATCATCCAAATTAATGGATTCTGTTGCATCAGCAGGAAATTCTTCTTCGTCTACCTGCATGGCTAGAGCAAGTTCAATCTTTGCAACACGCAGTTTACGTGCCAATTCGTGTCTTGTTTTTACCCATTCAGCCGGATTCAGATTCTCTCCCGGATTCAAAGAGTCTCTTGATTTAACGGCAAGATCATTATGCTTATTGATTTCTCCCTGAATACGGAGTACTTTCAACTTGCAGTCCTGAACGAATCTGTCTTCTTCAATTTTAGTCAATTCATACAGATTCTGTGCTCTTGCATCAAGTACACTCTGACCACTCTTACTCAATTTCTCTTTAAAACTGCTCATTTACATTTCGCATTAACATGTTAACTTCATAAGCATCTCTGTGTGTTAAAAATAATCTAACAATAGCCTAAGACTATCATCGAGCCTCCTACCGGAATCGAACCGATAACCTATCGCTTACAAGACGATTGCTCTGCCAGTTGAGCTAAGGAGGCAATTTCAGAAGACTTTGATATAAAACTATACTGCTGTAGTCTTCTTATGCAAATCAAAGATTGCGGTGCATACGGGAATCGAACCCGTACCCCAAGATAGACAGTCTAGTATCCTAACCTTTAGACCAATGCACCATAGAGCTAGCTTACCTACACTTAACTTCCGTTCCCGGACACAGGATTCAACTTCCGTTCCTAAGTGTATTGTCTCTTCCCGCCAGCTGAGGTATTCCCAATGTTATTGATAGGTGTCCATCTCTTCAAATAACTTGGTATGCCAATGAGACAAGCATAAATCATTAATAGTATTCCCAACGGGATTTGAACCCGTATTACATGTGTGAGAGACATGCGTCCTATCCAATTAGACGAACCCGACATCCGTTATGCCTTCCAGAAAGTGAATTCTGCATCACTTCCTCTTCCTACGTACTTTACTCCGAATCCATTGGCTCTATAAATAGGTTCTACGTCCAGCCAATGATTCTTAATAGCTTCTTCCTCTGTTATGTTATCAGATGCTATATAGGCGATCACATCTGATTGTTTAAACGCGGAAGCCAGACCATTCCAATTCTTAACTATTAAAGTATTAAAAGCTAAGATAACCGCATCGGGTATAGACTTAAAGTCTCTACTCATCAATTCCCTTGAATTTAACACTTTCACCATAATTTTAGTAATTAGGTTAATAATAATTTCACAACTCTCATTAATCAGCGCGGAGGCAGCTGGATTCGAACCAGCGGAACCCTTTTAGAGGTTCGGAGTCTTAGCGGAGAGGTTGGGTTTCGAACCCAATACACCGAAATGCACGATTTGCTTAGCAGGCAATCCCTGCTCCTTGCAGGTTACTCTCTCCTTAATTACAATCTAGTTTAGGAATTTTTAATACCTTATCAAATGTATAATCTTCCCAGTTAATCGGGTCACTCTGATTTTTAGATTCTTTAAAAGGAACTGATACTTTTAATGAATATCTTCCATTTAAATCTTCTATAGGTATTAAGATGTGTATCTTAGATTCTAAATTATATAGTGCAAAGAAATCAACTTCATCTTTAGTGTATTGATGACAACCTGATGTTGTTCTACTTGATAACTTCCACACTATTTTATTATCTATAAATTGCTCTGATGTTTTACATTGAACTCTTTTTAATTTACCATTTAAATCAATAATCATGTCAGATTTTTCATTCTCTCCAAATGGTAAATACAAAGGAATCCCTCGCATAACAAACTCTGCTTGAGTTAGAGCTTCACCTATATTTCCTAACCTTTTTGTATCCATATTTTTAACCCTGGTATAGACCACTCACCCATACCTCCAATTACAGAAGACCTTGCTGTATCATTATTAATGCTGTTCGTCTTCTTAAGCTGTAAAAGATTGTTACTTCACAGCTTCAAAGTTGTCTTCGGTTGGATTATCCTTCTTATCCTCGACAAACATTTCTTTAAATGTCTTCTTAAAAGGAATACTCTTAAGAAGTTCAAATGCTGGGTTGAGATTCTCAGCTGTTTTAGCCATGAAACTACCAGCAGTATTCTCGTTACCATAAACAGTAACTTGTCCAAGATGGATATGTTCATACATCTCTGCGGATGCTTCAGCAATGCCTTTAAGCTGATCCACTGTCTTATATTGAACAATCATTTGTGGAGTCATACCACATTCAATCATCTTCTCTACTGCCTTTGCAGGAGCCATTTCAACAGCAGTAATCTTGTCTGCCTCTGCCATCAAAGATGCTCTCTTACCTTCAGCCTCTGCAAGCAACTTTCTCTTAGTACCTTCAGCTTCAGCTTCAAGTTGCATCTGAGTTGCATTTGCCTTAGCTTCTGCCTCCTTAAGAATTTCAGCAGCTTTAGCTTCTGCCTTAAGAATAGCTTCTTGCTTTACAGCTTCAGCATCAATAATGGCTTTCTCCTTAGCCTTATTAGCGGGTACAATTACTGTTGCATTCAATTCAGCTTCTTTAGCTTTGGCTTCAGCTTCTTTAATTTCTGCAATCTTCTCTTGCTCGGTTCTAGCAATAGTAGTTTCTGCATCCACTTTAGAAATACCTGCAACCTTATCGGCATCAGCAGCAGCCTTTGCAGCTTCTCCTTTAGCCTTAGACACTTCAATTGTAGCCATATGCTCGGCTACTCCAGCCTGCTTATTAGCTTCAGCTGTCTTCTTACGAGCTTCAGACTCGTATTCAGCAGTCCTAGCCTCCTTCTCTTGAACAGCTTTAATTGTCTCAGCCTCCTGATTCTGTTGGGCGGCAGCAATACGAATTTGCTTAGCTGATTCAGCTTCTTGTTCTTTAGCAGCTGCTTCCGCTTTAGATTTAGCCATATTAGCTTTAGCTTGTGCATCCCATTCAGTCTGTTGAGAAATTGCAATAGACTCTTGCTCTGCTACCTTAGAAAGCTTCTCAGCGTTAGCTTTAGCTACTCCTACTTCCTGCTCTTTCTGTTGATCTGCAATAGCAATACGTTGTTCCTTCTGCTGCTCTGACAGTTTAACTTCCTGCTCCTTAGTAGTTTCGGCTAATCTAATTGCTTTATCCTTATTAGTTTCAGCAATAGTAGTCTCTTGATCCTTGAGAGTAATAGCAATGGCTACTTTCTGGTCTCTAGTAGTTTCAGCTACTTTAGTCTCCCTTTCCTTAGTAGTAAGGGCAATTTGAATTGCTCCTTTCTTCTCTTCTTCAGCAATAGCAGCTTCTGCCTGTGCTCTAGCCTTAGTAGTTTCTTTCTGACCCAAATTCTCAATATAATTAGCAGCATCTCTGATGTCACTAATATTGATATTAATCAGATACAAACCCAATTTGTTTAATTCAGTATTAATATTGTCTCTGGCTTGAGTTAAGAACTTATCTCTATTAGAATTAAGTTCCTCAATTTCCATAGAAGCCACAATAAGCCTCATTTGGCCATATACAATGTCTGAAATTAAACTCTCTTTATCTGTATCATCAACGCCAAGCAATCTATTAGCAGCATTCTGCATAATTAATGGATCTTGGCTGATTGCTACAGTGACTGTAGTAGGAACAGTAACACGAATATTCTGGGCTGATAATGCATCCTTGAGAGTTAAATTCAACTGAATAGGACGCATTGACATTACTTCATATCCCTGAATGATAGGCCATACAAATGCAGCTCCACCGTGATAAACTCTAGCAGTTTTGATTTCTACTTCCCTACTAACTTGGTTCCCTTTGGCATCAAGTTCATTTACCTTCTCTTTGTGAGAACCAGTTTTACCATAAACTACTAATAGTTCATCAGATTTACATTTACGATAACGAGATAAAATCCCAATGATAGTAATAATTGCTATTAATACAATTACTCCTACGATAATTAATGTTGTCATTTCCATCTTATGAGTCTTTAATCTATGTACAATGTGTTATCCATAACCTCACGAATTGTAACTACTTGATTAACCGCATATGAAGTACCTGAAATAGAAACGAGTTCTACTTCTCTAGATGCTCCACTTATATTTATAAAAGCTAAATAGCGTTTATCATCTAAGCGAACATATATTCTAGCTGGTCTTCCTGCTAAGTATACAAGAGGTTCGTCGGTTGGAAAGTTCTGTAATTTCATACAGAATTTATATAAATGATACAGCATAAACACAAATACAAGACCTATAAAGAATCCTATTAACCAATCAATCCAGGTTATCTCATAACCTAGTAGTTGTTTAATAGAAGTCCATCCTCCAAATCCCATCAGGAAGTGAATAAGACCTTTAAATGAAACAACATCACCAATGTCGAAATCGGCATCTCCATCGAAGTCCACATCAACATCAAGTTCACCTGCAACCCATGATATTATGAATTGCAAGATAAAGATACCATAGGCAACGCCACCTATGATATAATACACATCACTCATCTTGTTAATAATTTAATCTTGTTAATAAATAGTGGGACAGGATGGAGTCGAACCATCATCTCTGGATTTTCAGTCCAGCGCGAACTGACCACCTGCGCTACTGTCCCATACTGCCTACACATACGTCTTCACTGGATTTTATGCTTTATTACGCCAGTTGCTTTGGACAACCCAAATCCTTCAGTGCTGTACAATCTTAAAGGCGCCATACAGACTGCCATCGCACCTACTCCCATTACCGTGTCACGCAACGTATCCACATCCACCTCTAGGACTTTCACCTAGACCACATCCTCGGCATTATAGTATCTTAGTGAATAATAAACAATGAAACAAACTGGAAATTAATTTTAAAGTTAATATTATGTCTATAAGATACTAAGGGTGTTATGTCAGAATCGAACTGACGACCTCTTGAACCACAATCAAGTGCTCTAACCAACTGAGCTAATAACACCATATATAGTTACTCATTCTCGTAACCTTCGCGCACTGCATTTGCAAATACTTGTTTACACATCTCGTATTCTAGAATGGCTAGTGCTAAGTCTTCTCCTACGTCTTCTACAAACTTGTCTCGGTTATCAGTCTCGTCAAGTTCGTTTAATACCGCTATCAAGTATTCTAGTAGTTCAAGACATCTATTGTAGCTTTCCCCAACTTTATTAATAATGGCTATCCTATCGTTGTTTCTCTTATAGTACTTATGGATTGAATAATTACAGTATAACACTACTAATGCACATATAAGTGTAGTAGTAGTGAATGCTTCATTTATATAACATAAGATACTGTGAGTTACAGTAGCAATTAATACAACTGTATTAGCATAAAACATCCAATTTAAAGACTTGAGAGCTTTACGGTGTGATAATAAATTATCAACCTCTTCTTTTACCTCGTTAAGCGATTCCAATTCTTTTTCATACTGTTCACATGATACTTCAAGTAGTTCTTCACTCATATTATTCAATTTAGTTTAATAGTGGACCGTGTGAGATTTGAACTCCTCCTTCATCTTGCAAGGATGATGTGCTCCCGGATTACACTACACAGCCCGTATGTAGCCACACTATCGTAGGGCTATCAACTCTCAACGTCCGATTGCTTACGGAAGGTTATTTACCGGTCTAATAACCTATTATTCATTTTATATGCTTTGTTACTTCTTAGTTAAGTACCTGTACACATCTTCGCTACTACTAGATACTACGATCATTACACCTATCCAGGAGCTAATTACAAACAGTGTCAGAACTAGTAACATTCCATAGTCGAACTCGTAACGTTCTTTATTTCTTTGCCTTACTTTGTACTCAATAATTAATCCGATTATGGTACGTAATAAAGTAGCAATGCATCCAGCCGAATAAATCCATAAGAACAACATACTACTTCTTTCTAAACATCACTATACCTGGAGATACAAATACTATAACTGCAATAACACCAATCCATGAAGTTATTACAAGAGTTAATTCCATTAATAAGTCACACAAGTTGTAAGTGTAATTAGAATTTCTCTTATAGTCACGATATTCATAGAAACACACAGCCATCAAAGCAACTACACATCCGATAATATAAATAATCAGCATCATACATTTTTAATTATTAGTTAATAAGTACCCCGACTGCGATTCGAACGCAGATATGTGGCTTAGTATAAGAACTAGGAGTCGAACCTAATCCTTATTGTTATTAATTTCATTTTTATGGTAACGGTAGTAGGAACGTTCTCCACACTTGTTCTTAGACTTATAAGTATCAAGCTGTGAATCACAGTTAGGACATATGCATCGTAAATTATCTCTACGATTGTTAGATGCATGTCCGTCTATATGATCAATGATAAAGACCAGCTCTTTACCATTCCAGATAGGCTTCATACCACATATAGCACATACTCCACCTTGCTCCTTTAGAATATCTTTCTTGAAAGCCTTAGGAGAGTAGTTAGCTCTCATTATACTTTCATCACCGTCCAAAAGCTTCTTGTAAGCAAGCATATGAGCATGTTTAAATTGACATTTAGGGCCGCAGTACTTGCCATAACTTCCGTTATAACTAATAAGTTCTGCACCACAGTTTAAACAGTATTTGTACTTCCTATTGAATGTTTCTTTAGGATTAATTTTACGTTTAACTGGTAGCTCTATGCCAAGTCTACGCGCTACATTTTTAATATTAGTACCTGAACAACCATATCTTCTTCCTATTTCCTCATAACTGAGCTTATCTACCAAAATTAAATGCTCAAGCTGAGCTTTCTCGTCAATCCATTTACTTGTCATATTCGTCTAAATTAGAAATTCGTACCTCAAAGATACGAATCTATTACGAATTAAACAAGTAAATGGATGTTTTGTTGAAATTAATAACAGTGAGTTGCGGACTCACCAGCCGTATGAAGGCCACTGTTCTATCCCTTAAACTATCGAGGCATTAACAGAAGACATTGTAATCATATGTAACATGACACCTGCTGTATGTCTTCTTAGGCGATACTATTTTATGAACATAAAGCTATCAGTTCTTTAGTAGTCCTTTTATATTGCAATCTGTTATATCTTTCTCCCTTACATATTGCACAACTACAGGGAGTACTCATGGTTTTAAACCTAAAGGTATTCTTAGCATTATAAAGTTCAGTCCAGCTTATTGCTTTACGCCACTTATTACTGCTACAGATATACCAATGCGGAAATGACCGTTTAATCCTAGTAATATACTTCTGGTCTTTCTTTAGGTTCCTCCACAATTTGTTTCTGTGAATTCTTGATTCTTTCATGTTTAGTTCTTCCATCGTCTCGTCCATTAATATTAACAATGTCCTGACTTGGATTGTAACCAGTACCAATGAATTTCTTCATATCTAGTCCCGATAAATTGATTGTCTTCATACGATAATTAAATTTTAATAGTTAAATACACTGTGATACTTTAGCCAATCTCTATAAGCTTTAGCATCCATGTTATAGGAATAATTCCAGTGAAACCTTCTCAGCTCCTTAATAAGTTCTGTTCGTATTTCATACGTGAGACGCACACCAGGTGCTGTATTAGATATGTAGAATTGTTCTTTAACAAATGAGAAATACCCGTATAATATAGGTGTGCGCTTTCCCTTAAACTTATTAATTAGAATAGCATGCAAACGGCTGTTATCCTTGCTGTACTTCGTTGGATATAGTGTCACGTTCATTGTCTAATATAGCAACAGCTAGACTATAACCATTGTATAATGTCCCAATAAGACGTTTAAGTCTCTTCTTCATCTTCCTAGGAAGTTTTGGAAGATTAACATTCATAAGCTCTTCAGCTTCTTTATGTCTGGCTCTAACAGCAAGTTCTAAGTTCTCAGGGACATCTTCGGAATCAAAGAATGCGTTCAATACAGGTTCCTCTGGTAACAATCTTATGACTCTGTAAGCTACTCTTGCTTTCTTATTGTTACTGAGCTGATCAACGTGTTTAAATTTCAATTTCATAATCTTTCATTAATAAATTAATAAGAGGAAGGACAGGGATTCGAACCCTGGGATCGCTGTTACACGACCAACAGTTTTGAGGAAGCAGTGGGACTCCAACCCACACATCACTGTTACATGATTACTGGTGCTTTTCAAGAGCACTGCCTTAGCAATTAGGCTTATACTTCCATTACAATGAAACTTTATATTTGTCCCATTTATCCGTAAGAGTTAGAGTACTTTTAACTGTAATCTCGCTTGAAGGAATCTCGTACATATCGCCATTGACTACTACAATAAATAATATATCACATGTAGAATTATCAAAGTGTCTAATCTTTGATTGTCCAGAGGAGCCTCCACAATTCTTTAATAGAACTTCATAGTTGCCACTCTTTGATAGGTATTGAGTAGTTTTAACAGAAACTCTCTTCAGCCCATCTCTATCTATTGCTATATCATACTTTTGAGTATCATTTAAAGGAATCAGGACAGGAATACAATTAGTTGTATAATAAGCTATAGCTCTACCCAGCCCTAAATTGCCTTGATGTGATTTGTAGTCGCTTTCCCAAGCGTTCATTTACATAACATTAAAAATTTCTAACTGTTTATCTAACCGCTGCATTAAGCCAACTCTGCCACCCTTCCATTAATAAGAGAGCATCTATCTTTCGATTACATACTCAATGACACTCTCCGAATTACTCCGGTCCTCGACAGTAGACCTTTACTGTTTAGCTAAAGCTGTCGACACTTTAGGTTATCAGTTTCGCACGCCCTGCACGACTCGAACATGCAACACACCCAGTTTTGGAGACAGGGGCTCTACCAATTGAGCTAAGGACGCATTTTAGTTATCAATCCTGAATGATTGTAAGGAACATTACTATAAAACCCGCTGTACCTACAGCAACTCTGCCATCTTCATTTAGTGGAGAATACACTGCTATTAGAATTAATACAAATCCTAATAATAGTTGTAATATAAACTTAACATTTCTCATAATCAAGCATCTCCAGAATTAGCAATCCACATGATATACAGTAACATAATCCCACCTACGACAAATTCTGTTAACATAATCAAATACATTTAAAATTAAACATTGCGGCGAGTGCAGGATTCGAACCTGCGACCAATTGGTTAACGGCCAACTGCTCTACCACTGAGCTAACTCGCCATTTAAATACTAAACACCATCTAGCATTATTAAGAAACCTATAATAGCTATCATAGAACCAATTATAATTGGAACTCCTATAATATCTCCTAAATTTACTAGTATTGGCAATAATAAAATCATGCATCCAATTAGAAACATGATAAGTCCTTTAATAAATCTGTGTGTCATAAAATCTATATATTTCCTACTGACAGGCGGCAGCATGATTATCCATGCGGAATTATCATGCCTGTGGGAGTCATTACATAAGTCTTAGAGACTTGAATGAAATACCACTTAACTGCTTTCTTAATTAACTTAAATAGTTTCATAATAACTCAGTTTTAGTCAGTAAATTAATAATCTAAAAGGAAACCACTCTATCTTCACAGACCGAGTGGTCGAATACAATTTGCACTTCAAGTTGCTTAATTAAAGCATTCCTAGTGACTCCGCAGGGACTTGAACCCTGTTCTATAGATTAAAAGTCTATAGCATATCCATACATGCTCCGGAGTCATCCTACAGAAGACAGAATTAAATCACACGAATAAATTGGCGGTTGCCAAGTCATGAAGTGCTGACGTCTTCTTATATTTCACTAAATCGAAGAGTGGGCGCTCGGATTCGAACCGAGGAATACAGATTTTGCAGACCTGCCTATTAAGCCACTCTAGCACGCCCACATGTCAATGGACTAATGTGAGGCGAAAGTGAAACGGTTTAATCATTAAGGTTTTAATGATTGGATCTAGTGAAACTAAACAAACATACAAATAAATCGTCTGGGTAGCCGGGTACGATCCGACACTCTCTAGCTCCCAAAGCTAGCGGATTAACCTATTCTCCTATACCCAGAGTGCGGAAGTCTAAATATGCTTGACATGGGTTATGCTGTAAGACTTCCTATTAATTCGAAATCAAGACGTGGGCAAGATAGGACTTGAACCTATGACCCCTACCTTATCAGAGTAGTGCTCTGACCTACTGAGCTACTTGCCCATCCACAGAAGACGCTACCAATACTAATCATATAAGAGGCGTGTGCTGTACGTCTTCTTAAATAAAATAATCATTTATGGATTATATGGTTGCGGAGATGGGAGCTATTGTGCATACTCCCATCTATATCCGTATGCTGTCTTAGTCTTGTGCTTAGCTGCATTAGAGATATGGCTTCTAACACCTCCGTTATATGTCTTAGCATAACCATTATCAACACACCAATGTGCTGCGTCAGCCACGCTATTAAACACTTGCACAAGTATATCTTCGTTGTACTGTTCTATCTTTACTGGAGGTTTACAGGAGCCACAATGTGACTCGCTATTACTGTGGGATCTCTTGATATCCTTCACTACTTTGGACACTGTATCTGGATGACATCCTACTATTTTAGCAGTCTCTTTCATCGAATGTCTAGCAGCGTAGAGCTCACGAATTTCATCATAGTTCCAAATAATAGAACCATCTCCACCGGTAGTGGCATTATAACCATTACCATAGGTTTTAAATTCATTTATCCAGTAAGTTTCTCTTCCGCTAGATTCCTTTGACGAGCACTCTTCTAGCATTTCTATGCTAAATGAATCAATTCCATATTTATTCATGGCTCTATACAAAGGTCTATCTTTGCATCTCTCCTTCTTATAATCTCTACAGTGTTCTTTCCATCTCTTACTAACGGACGAAGTAGTTTTACCTATATACTTCTTTCCATTTACATGGTTAGTTATGCAGTAAATATAAGACATCAAGCTTTAGTCGAATTAGCGTTACCCGAATCTCACCACGTGGAGGTTTCGACTATGAGATTCTTGCGGAGATGGGAGTCGAACCCAATATAACTAGCTTATATTTTCAACATTCCATTATCGTATTCCCAATGATGATTGGGGCATAACCCAACCAAATTGGATATGGAATTTATATCAGAAATAGTAGCATCATCAGCAAAGTCAGCAACTGCTTTAATATGGGCTACTTCCACATGATTAGTGTAACCACATATTGCACATTTAGGGGTTGGATTACTATCAAAGTACACTTTCCTAGCATGATGTTGAATAGAACTTCGCGCTGATTGCCAATTCTTTCTGTTAAGAAATAGCTCTCCCTTAGTTCTAGTCAGAAACGGGTCATAAGTTAATATATTAGGACTTACCTGTAGTTGGTCACATCGTTTGAGAATATTAGTTCTCAAATCTGAACCACTAGTCTTGTATCCTATTTTATTAATTATTTCCTCCCATCCTGTTGATGTGTTGATAATGTCTATGAATTGCTCATCATTTAGCTTATCCAGTAGAGTTTTACCCTTATTAAAGGATTCGCTTGGATTTATAGTTCGCTTCTGTGGCAATTCAATCCCCAATCTTTTAGCAGCTTTCTTGATAGCCGCACCTGTTACTGAATATCTCCTTCCTATTTCTGCATATGACAATCCTTCGTCAAATATTAAACGCTCTAATTCCTCTTTGTTGTATTTACTCATAATTAATAACTTTGTTACAAAGTTACGAACTACTTTTGATACGAACAAATCAAAGGTTCGATTATTTAAGGTTCGACTTTTATTGTCATCTTAGACATAATTTACATCCGGTATGAGACTAGTATGATTTATATATCCGTTTCATTCCTCCGCAAAGTGCTCCATACAGGATTCAAACCTGTGACACGTAGGTTTAGGGTCTACTGTTCTATCGCTGAACTAATGGAGCGTGTGGCAATGCTTTTAAGGTGCACCGCCAATTCATCCTACTACTTACTTCTTACCCCCGTAAGACCAGTTGCAACATGTTAACTGCTGTGGAGCCTTGTTTCAGTAATTTCCTACTAATTTAAGTTTCTTGAACATACGACCATCATCTTGTAATGCGATTGCTGTTAATTGGTTATTAAGGTCTGGTTCACGGAACATAGAGTAATCCTTATTAGTAAGGTCTAATCTAACTCTCCATTTATCCAAGTCAGCATATAAGTAGATTAAGTAGTTATTGTTCCAATTCTGATTAGGATGTTCCAATAACCACTGTGCTACTGCATGACCACCTTGTACACAACCATAAACTACATCAAGCTTCTGGTCTATCAGCACATACAGTCTCTTCATCAGAATATGCATCAATTAGTGAATCAACTCTACTCACAAAGTATTTCCATGTTTCCTTTGAATAATCTCCACCGGAGCAACCATACCAGCCGTTGAATTTTAATTTCTTCCAAGAATCTAATACTTGCTTGTAATAAGCTTCTTGTGCATCCCCAACCAGTTTATGTTTTAGAATGTAATAAGCTACATACATTGCATGTAATAAACCTCTGTTACGATATACTTCTGATTGATGATTAATTCTTTTAGCGACCTTCTGTGCTTTTACTAATTCGCTAATTTCTCTTTTAAAATCGTTAATTGTTGCCATAATAATTAGTTGTTAATAAGTTAATAAAATTGTAATTTCTAAATAACAGACTAACTGTTATGGTGGTTTGTAAGAAATCTACCGCATAATCATTTCCTTTTAAATTGTTTGCACATGTTAATAAACTCATCTTCCGATTCGCATATAATCGGATTTATTTCCTTAATAAAATCCTCCTGATAAGCTTCTTTGGACAAATCATTTATATCATCAGGATAAACACCATGCACATCATAAGCCATATTGGATTCCCAACAACAGAGCCAATCAGCTTCTTTAAACGATGAACATATACATACACTTATTCCAGATTGCCCTAACCTTTGTCTAAGTTCTGGAGTATTACTTTTAATAATACAGCATTTACTCATCACTCACTTTCACTGACGAATGGAGTCCAACTAAGACTAAGTGACTCTACTGTGTTATTGTCACTAATGGCAGTGGCTCTAGCAGTAAAACCTCCATGACCGACATTATATGCAAATACATCAGAAGTGTCGTCTAAGCGTTTATAAAATTCCGGATTAAGTAATGTGTCAATGACACTCTCTGCTGTTTCTCTCAATAATTTAGCAGTCAGGAATTTACCATTCCATGATACTGAAGCTGCTATAGGCGAGGAGGCCAACTTATGGAAATCACAAGGCTGATTGACATCTATGTATAGATTATATATTTCCAATATCCTCTCGAAATCCATACCGTCTAAACATTCATTTTTAATCTTTTCACTTACACTGTTCATAATACTTCAAATTTAAAACGAGAGCGGGATAACAGAATCGAACTGTCATCTTCAGCTTGGAAGGCTGTTATAATAACCATTATACGAATCCCGCAGTTTACTTCTACTATTCTCACGAACCATAGAAGGGTTTGCTGAGCGAATGCTCAACAGATGTTGTATTTAATTATCGCAGTGTGGGGTGGGCCCGGGAGGACTCGAACCTCCAGTCCAATTAAGGAGTAGATTTACAGTCTACGCGGCTACCAATTACCGGTTACGTGCCCAAATCACACAATCCATATTAACTGATGAATTGTGAGTGCAAAGATAAGTAATCCTTCTCACATATAAAAGTTAATATGTATTAAATACAACATGGGGAAATTTAATTGGATATAGACTTACTATCTTCACAGACTGTAAGCCTTTATGACCATTTCCAATAGTTGCTGTTTTTAAGTAGTAATGGCAATGACACAGATGCAACTATCGGAAATTCTTTATGAGTAATTTAAAACTACAGTAATAATAGTCAGCTAGGTGGGATTCGAACCCACACCACTTACATAATTTGTAAGTCTTCTAACTTAAATTACTAGCCTTACCGCTCACAGGCATCATTCAAATAAATCCCATCTAACAGATTAGATATGTAATCAGACTGTCTTTAATTTGTAATGCACTTCTAATTACATAAGGAATTTAATCTTCTAGCCTTGTTGAGTGGACATGGTGCGCTTATTATAAATTGGCTTCTCAGCCTTCGCAGGCTTACTCTGCACGCTTGCATTCTTTCTCGGTGTGTCCTTCTCTAACACCATCATATTCAAGAGTTCTTGATTCATCATGTAATCGAACAACTCTTTAGGTGTACTAGGATTCTGGAATCTCTTCTCTCCGGTTATAAATCCAGCAGTGGACTGACTTAATCCGTTAACAAAGAAACAGTTAGAAACATTGCGAATCAATTCAACTTTAGGCTTAGTCTGTTTAGAGGCTAAATGCCAAATAATTAATTTAAACTGTTTAACAAACTCTTTGCTAAATCCAGCTTTTAAGAGTTTAGATTTAAATTCAATGAATTGTTCACTGGTGTTTCTTAAATGTCCCAATGCTCCGCTAATTACCAAACAGCCATTTGGAAATTCACCTTCCCGAATTCCTCCAGATTTAATAGATATAAGCATATCTGCAATCATAGACAGAGTTGGACTAGTTACTAAGGCTTCCTCAGTATCTGAAATCCACTTATTAGTAGGAGTTGTACCTTCCCACTTACGTAAATCACATCTATTGTTGGCAAATACACCATACATGCCAGAGAACGCTACAGGCATTAATTCGGAATGATACATAGCATAAGCCTTACCAACACTATAAGCAGAAGTTTCAGTAGCTTCTATCTCAGAATAAGCAGAATTACTAATGTCTCTAATTACTAATAGTGGTGATACTTTCTTTAGCTTAGCATTCTTCACGAATGTATTAAAACTAACATCTATAGAAGAACCCATGAATTCTGGTACGAACTCTGCAATTTTATCAAGCCCAAATGGCTTAAATAAATTATGCACAAATCCGTCATTACAGGGCTTTCTACGAGTCTTCAGCCATTTCTGATACTTCTCTGCAAGACCTTGTTGTTTGAGGAATTTAGAGCCTACTAGCAGTGCTAGAGCCTTTCCTGGAACTGTATCAAAGTCAATGTCGAGTAATTTCTTATGGCTTATTAATTGCTGCCATTTCATAACTGTACCGCTGTTCTTCATCTTTCTATACTTACGATAAGATGAATAGTCTCCTTCCTCTTTCGGTTTACCATAAAGGCCTTCAGCTAGATATTTAGCAACTATGTTACGGGCTTTCGCCTCGTCTGTCTTACATATAGTATTAGCTCGAACTCTAGGAAGATACTTCTTTACTAAGTCACATGTTTGCCCTTCTACTAAACCAGCATAAATAGTCTTTCTAAAGAAATCCCAATCTAGTCTATGCTTGTATCCATGTAATTGAGCATCCATTACTAACATATTAATAAAGTCCTTCCAGCATCCTGCTGCCGCAAAGTAAGGCATATTGGCATGGAATGTAGATTTATGATATGTTGCCAACCACATCATTCTTAATAAACCTTCATTCTTTAGACCACCTCCTCGCTGTGTGTCTAAGTAAATAACTCCATTAGGAGTAACTACTCTACATTTACGTGTAATAAGTCTTACATAGGCAGTAAATTTGACACACAGCTTTGGATTGGCCTTCCATAGTTCATACATATCTTGACTAACGTCTTCATAAGAACGTGGTTCAAGATAGTGCGCAAGGTTTACGAATTGGTCCACAAATACTTTAGTAGGATTTGTATACCTTCGTCCCCCACCTTGAGAGGGCTTAGAGCAAGCCTTTTTAGGCCTTTCATTCATTTCCATCTTGTAAAATTAAATTAGCAGGTTAATCTGAGAGTTCTTTATTCTAATTGATAAAATGGGACACATAGACATCGAGCCAGCTTAATACAACTCGCTACTTACACACTACATGCCCCATATCAAATGAGGAAAGAGGTTCACTTGATGACCTATCTACGTGCTGATTATAACGTAGACCGTGCAGATTCTCTCTTACACAATACTATGATGGACTCAAACCATCTCCACCCCTAGGTGAACTTTCCGTTATTCGAATAGTACAGGTTTCAACTCTTTATAACGCCTTTAAGTCAAAGTATACTCCGGAATATACTCTTAGTTCATCAGACCAAGTTTGCGCTTAGAATTATCTAAGATTAAGTTACCCTATTAAATATGCAATTTGCAAATCTACGGATGTTCCGTTGTCTTCTAGAGTAACCGTTGTGGATATTGTTTCCAGTTGACCATTATTAACGATAGCACTTCTAATCTCATGTGGAGACTCAATGTGCAAATAGCCTTTACCGTCCCAAGCAGGTATATAACCTCCTCTCAAGATATTCTTGGAGGGAATGCTCTTATAGTAGAAGTCAGCTGTTCTATAATGTGCGAATGATACAGTGATTGGAACATCAGAAAGGTTGCCTATAGTAAAACCTCCCAATACAGTTGCCAATTTAGTAACCTTCTCAACATAAGAAGTTCTGCCAACTACTTGCAAAGAAATCTTCAAGCCTGGAGCGTAAAACTGCTTAACTCTGGAATTAATATCCTTTAGTGTTTGAAGTGATTGCAGTTCTGAGATGTCAATATAATCCTTCTCAGATTCTTCATCGCCAAATACACAAGCTACCGAGATTGGCAGGCTTTCATTTATAAAGTCTGTAATCCTAGCAATTGCTTTGGTTGTGATTGGCTCATTTCCCATTCTAATTCTATTCGTAGCATATAAGATATGCGCTACAATATCTTGTAAGGGAAGTGATTGATTCTCTTTAGCGAAATTGCTGTCCATATCATATAGATACTGACAGATGTGCACCCCAAATTGGGATTGACTACTAATTGTTAATTTCATAAACTTGCTATCTTCATATACATATTAAACCATGCTTCAGTAGTGTCCTTGGGCTCTTCCCAAGTTGCAGCTCTTCTTTTAAGTCTTACTATGAACTTAGTAAAAGGAATACCAAGTCTTGTACGTGCTTTCATCCAACCAGTACTGTGGTCTCTAGCATATACAGATTGAGTTCCTAATACTTCCGAGATTAATGACAATTCATCCATCATAGCCTCTCCTAATTCTAACTGGGTTTCGTTAATTAATAACTTACCGTTAGAGAATGCAGTATTTAAAGATGCTCTTGTCCTACCTCCAGAAAGAAGACTTAAGCCAGCTTGTACCATATACTCACCATTACGAATAAATATAGATGGATATTTATCCATAAACTGTTTTAGTATCATATACGGTTCTTTCTTCTCATATACATAAGACATAAGTTTGTCATGTGCCTTCCATCTATTCTGAGTATTATTAATGAGACGGGCAGTTTCTAATGCAGATTCGTCGGCATAGAAGTATACTCTTAACGTAAATGGAATATTCCTTTTAAGACATTCCAAAGCAGCTGCAAGTCTGTGATTACCTTCAGTTACAAACCTGAAAGGAGTTGATACTAGAATAGGGGGAATATAATCCTTGTTTTGATAAGCTTTTACTAAGTCCTCAACCTTCTTAGGTTTGATTTCTCTGTTTCCGGGTAAGAACCTCAAAGCCTCGATAACCTTTCGGTTATCATTAGTAAGAACATAAACGTTCTCTGTGGTAACTCCATTTAGAAGTTTACCAAAATCAATGTTACCTCTTTCCATGTCAAAGTGATTTAATTAGTTAATAAGTGGACCATCGCGGACTCGCAAATTATTCATTCTTTATTTTGTCTGCTCCACAATTCTGCTTATCTTTACATAACTAAATTTAAACAACTTAATCATGGAAGAATTAAAGAAATCAATTCAGAATCGTAAAACAGTTACTTTTATATGTGATGAGTGTGGCAAAGAAGGAATCAAAGCCGAATCAGAATATAAAAGAAATCTAAAGAAAGGTAGGAAGAATTACTGCTGTAGAGAATGTGCAGCTAAAGGAGCTGGTAAAACTAGGCTTGGTGTAAAGAGGTCTGCTTCTGACACCTTAGTGAAACATCTAAGAGACATTTCAGGTAATAGACGAGACGAATATTCTCCATTTAGATATACTTTTAGAAATGCTAAAAAGAGATTTAAGGAATTTGACCTAGATTTAGAATACCTCAAAGAAATTTGGGATAGACAATCAGGGATATGTCCTTATACCGGAATAGCATTAGTTTTACCAGAAGCCAACAATCTTGATACATTAGATATTACGCGCAGAGCCTCACTTGACAGAATAGATTCTGAATTAGGCTATGTAAAAGGTAATATACAATTTGTGTCGACTCCCATCAACTACATGAAATCTACTATGTCAGATTCACAAACAAAGAAGTTCTTAAAAGAAATTTCTTCCTACACTTCTGCTTTCACAGAAGATTAGACTATATCATCATCTCGTTAGAGATGTCGGACGCTCTAGCTGGTAATTAAGGAGACTGTACTCCTCCAGTAGTCGTTGCACCTTCAGAAAGTGTACTTTCTGCTTGGCTCAGGATTGGCATGACAAACTAGCCTCTGTTTTAGCGTTCCCTGAATTCATCCGATGTTTATAACTAGATGTCACCATCTAGCTGGTCCGATATCAAACCGCGGTCTTCACAACTCTAAATAATAAGATTACGTGTGTCTCTATTTTATTACATCAGCTGTTGAGTTCAGCATGTAGACAGTTTTATTAGTCTTATCCTGGAACCAGGTAATTAGGCTGCAATAGCCAAAAGCTAATTTACAAACTACCAAACTTAAAGGTTCAGAAGCTGACGCTTCCAAACCTGGGCTGACCGAAGTCGTCCCTCCACCACTCCATTTACGTTGGAGAACGTCTATTTGTAGCCCATAGATAGGCAGTGGAGATTTCAGCTCTACTAACCTTTGGCTTTCAAGTTAATGCATCTAAGCTTCACTGTAACCTATAGGTACTATGATTCTTCCCCGAAGGTCTCGTTATAACACTTAGATACAAACCTCTTCTGTTTCTAGGTCTCCCCATTAACCCGACTTAATCAATATGATATCGATAAGCCACAGCTTACGCTGCCATTCTTACTTCAGTGTTGCCACTTGAAATTTGTGTATCATTTTATAAGAGTTGGTACGAACTCTACACGTCTTACTACCCAGTCATCATGAATCAATTCCATGTATGGCCCATAGTAGCATGATTATACTCTCATGCCAGGAGTGGGAAACAACCCAAAGCTTTCAGTATCCTCCTGTGCCACTGGCGTACCCATTTCAGACTTAAAAGCTTATCAATGAATGAAAAAATGAATAGCACTGCAGAATGTTAACGGAAGAACTCTTTAAGCAACTCACATTGCTCATTCATGAACTTCCGTCTAACACTAGCACTATTAAAAGAAATAAAATGATAATCGAATCGAGATGTTATTGGAATTATATTGTTACCACATCTAGTGACGCAGTATTTATAAGTTCCATCCTCCCAGTCAGGTTTCCAACCTTCGTTGTACATATCAAGAGCAGTCATTACTGCATTGAATATTTCGGCATGTGACATCAAAACGGGTATTGTACGTTAGATTGTTTACGCATCCAGCTATATACTATAATCTCTGGTTGTATATCCTTAATAAGTTCAATGCAGGATTCATAAGACATCGAAGTGGTTATTACAGAAGGATACTTAGAAGTATATACCCATTCCTCAATAACTTGTTTCATGTCTATATGCTCATCATAAGGCCATTTAAGCTCTGCTTCAATATTGTCTCTAATACGTTCCAGAGACACATAGAGCCTAATACCATACACATTAGTAATAAGGAACTTAAGCAGCTCCTTGTTAAATTTGTCTACATCACATATAAGGATGTGAGAACCTTCTATAACTTTATGCATAGTTAATAAATAAGAGAGGCAGAGTGTTTCACAACATGTCTGCCTTAAATTTGTAACATATTATTCAGTCATTAGATTAGAGTCCGTGTTTAGCCTTGAATAAAGTATCAAATACTTCTCTTAGTTCGGATACCACTTCTGGAGCTTCAACACCGAGTTCTTTCATCTTATTCTTAATGACGTCCTCACGGAAGTTTTTGGTCTCATCCATTGCCTTCTCCAAAGCTTTGTCAAATGTATCCGGATCCAATTTCTTTAAGAGTTTAAGTATATCAATGCCTGATTTCTCAGTAATATCATTCATTCCAAAGTGTTCCTTATAGGCATCTATACTTGCATCCAGTCTGTCAAATGCCTTTACTAACATGGCAGCGTCTTCTTCAGTAATATCAAAACCGCCATTCTTGTCAGTAAGTTCAGGGCTTTGGATACAAGGAGGCTCACTCATTTCCAGACAGAATACAGGCTCGTTATCCTCTCTAAGGATATATACCGTATGTTTGGTATCTTTTGTGATACCTTCTCCTACTCCCCATGAAATACCTTCCTTGAATGATTCTACTTCATCAAGAGCTCTAGCCATATGAGATTTAATTTCTCCTATAACTTCCTCATAGTTGCGTTTAGGAGTTTCATCCACTTGAGGTCTTTCTGACGCTAAAATTTCTTCTAATGTTCTCATTTCTTGTTAAATTTATTAATTGATTTACTATCTGGCATATACCAGATACCTACGGCTGTCACAATCATAATGGTTGCTGTGATTAATGTAAAATCATCAGAAGCCATACATAACATAAATATAACACCTAATGCTAGTATTATATCTATAATAATATTATCCACCTTCATAATTATTAGTATTGATTAAGAGTGACACTCCACCGCCTGCCCTCGGTGAAGTGTTTCGTCGCAATTTCCAGCGACTCATCAGACTCTCTTTAGATGGAAAGAATGCTGATCAGATAGTTGTAATTAGAGATATCTTGTCACAGGCTATCTCTACAGCTATCATAGGTTTATGATGTACTTTGTGAGTAACATCAATTAAAGCATTCTCTACGTGTTTTAACTGGTCTCTATTACTACCAAGACCTAATAGAACTGCATCGTCCTTGAATGAAATGGATTGGTGATTTACATTAACCACCTGTCCATCATTAAATTGTATTCTAGATAACATCGCCAATCAGTTTAAACAGTCCTTTCCAGAAATATCTAGGAAAGTCACCAGTAAATTTCACATACGTAGCCTTATCATCAGACTTATAGCAGATTCTGACTCTATGGTGATCAATGAATGCGTAGTGAGCAGAACCGTCAGCTAATTCAAACATAGCTTTGCCGAATTGGGCCATATTGACAGGTCTCCACTCACTGCTGGTCTCCTTATTATAAGAATTGAGAACTGCGTCAGCTGTAGCATCAGTAGGAATACCAGTTCGCATATCAATGATAACACCGTTATGTTTAGCTACTATGTAATTACCTTTAAAGTTAAAGTATAATTTCATATTTTTATTTGGTTACATGAACATCATATGAAGGATATCCGTGAGATTCTAAGACTTCAATAATATCACCAGATGTAAGTTCCTCATCATACAGATTTGGAACATATTCAAACAGTCTAGCATGTATATCATCCTCGTCTCTGATGTTGTCTATAATAGCCTCACGAATGTTCTTAGTAAGTATTTCCTTAAATTCTTGCATCAGTTGCCCTTTAGTACCGTAACGAGTAGTACCTATAAAAGTGTTGCAAGTATAAGAGAATACATTAAAATTATCAATAAGTTCTCTGAGAGCGTGACGCATCTTATTTGTTGCCTTAGTCCTTAATGAGGCTACTAATTCAGATTCCTCTGGAGACAAGTCAACCTCGATACGTCTATTACCTACATAAGCTTTAGTGTAATCCAAACTGAACTCCACTATAAGCCTTCTGCCATTCCTTGCAACTCCTACTAAGCTGAGACAGTCGGTTATTCTATTACAGCCAATTTCAACCTTATCAAAATGAGCGTTCTCTGGCACCTTTGCATCTGTAAGGTTCATAACAGCTAATTCTACCATTTCCTCCAATATCTTTCTGGCTGCACCAAATTCAGAAGATTTCTCAGCTTGTTCATTCTGCTGCAATAAAGCTTTGTATTTATCTACATCTATCATAATTATTTTACTTATATGTTATAGTATACGAAGTAACAGACATGTTACAAGTATTTAATTTGTCCACCTGGGTTCCAGTTCTTTTAATGTAAACTTCAAATGGGCAAGTTAATAATACTTGACCCAGAGACTTAGCTTTGAATGTGGATAATGCTAATGACTTATTATCAAACCATGCAGTAGCTCCCTTTATAAATGAACCAGTCTCTAGACATGCAAGTTTCTTTATATAGTAATCCTCTTTAGCCTTCTTTATTTCCCATAGGTCTTCATTGGGATCAGTAATAAAGGTGTTTAGATTACCGATTTCAGAGATTGGTATTTCTTTGACTACTACAATTCTTCTAGGGCTATTAGGATTAACTACTTCGAAGCGGATAGTACTGCCAAACGCCGTGGATAAGTCTACTAATGCCTTCTTAGTAAAGCCACTAAGTCCAGCTACTCTAAAGAGTTGATACCGTAAGTCGAGGATATCTGTCTTCCATATGCCAGGTTTGTAGTCCTTACTAGCTGCTACTTCAATCATACCTAGCCACAGTAATCCTTTAGCTGCGAGGATTGCATTAGCTTGGGTTACATTAATAACAGCATAAAGCTTATCATTAATAAATAATGCTCTCTGATTAGGTTGTAAGGGCTTTGAAGATCTCACTTCTATGCCATAATTATACTTTAAGAACAACTTACTTGCTATCCAAGAATCCATTCTTGTTCTATCAGCTATTTCACAAAGAGCCTCTTTATATGCATCACAAAGGTCTTGCCATAAATCCTTGCGTTTTAATACAGTCTTAAGACATTCTAAGTTCTCATTGAAACTATTCATAAATAAATTGGCAGTTAACCTACTCACTGCCAGGTTTTAGATATTTATTCTTCTTCGTCCAAATCAGACATGTCATATTCTTCCCAGTTCTGCTGTTCTAAGAACGGCATTGTCATGTCCATTCCAAATGATGTGTTAATTCCACCGAAAGAAGCAGGCATTCCACTAATACGCTCTTCAAAGAACCAGAACGTATCATCCACTTTAGCGGCATACATATATTTGCCAGTTTCATCATAATCATGAAATGACTTCTCTACGTGCTTTGGATAATAAACTTTGATAGTGGGCTTAGTGTGCATTGCTTGTGCAACTGAAGATGATGGATATTGCAGTATAACTGCAACCTTACCATTTACTCTAGTAAGGTCTACAATCATGCTTTTGAAGGGAGCAGTGTTAACTACAATACTATAGTTTGACTCCCCAACTTCATGCTTATCTGGGTCGAAATCCGTCTCAATGGAATAGAACCATTCCATAACCTTCATTGCATAATTCTTGTGTTCGATGTTATATTTTTGCTTAGACATACTTTATTTAATGAGTTTACCTATACACTCACGAGGTTTTAAGTTAATATCTTGTTATTTATTTGTCATCTCAGTTGTAGGAACTAACATATACTTTATTAGCTTATAAATGCCATATCCTACTTTCTGAATGGTAAAGTATCCAGTAGCGTTGTCAATGATAACTGGATTAAGATTATATCTTATTCCATTATGACTATATAGTTTATTGCTACGTACTATACCATACACAGTTTTTAATGTGAATTTATTGTTCATTTATGTAAATTTCTACATACTATGATTATGAAAGTAGAACATCAAAGCGTAATAAAAAGTAAGACACACAATACTGATATTGTATGTGTGCCTTACTTATAAAGCATTATCTTTCAATAATTGCCGTTACGTTAACATTCATGGGTGCACCGTCACGAGTTACGGACTCAAACGTTTCGATACGCTTAACTTCCAACTCTTTTCCTTTAAGTTGTTGCAAACCATCGTCTACCGTTCCGCCCTCAAAGTGTTTAAACACGGCTTTTGCTTTGTCGGCTTCGTCTAACAAATCAACGGGCGTTGTTCTTGCGCGTGTTTCTCTATCCACAAACACACGGTTTAAAGTAGATACAGCAAGGTTGCGGGCTTCACCGTTAACTGTAACAACAACTTGTAAGAATGGGTTACCGTTAACCATGTTTGCAGATAAAGACCCGTCAGCCAACGAAATGTTATCCGGCATTTTGATAACATCGCCAACTTTTAAAGCCTCTGGATTGACACCCATACGGTTAAGAAGTTGGTTGACTGTTTGAGCCTTGATACCCAAATTTGCAGCCGCTTTGCGATTAATTTCCTTTACTTTACTTTCGTTCATAGTTGTAATAATTTAGTGAAACAAATAATAAATGAAGCGAAACAACAAAGATATAATCTTTTGTTTTCCTCCAAAGATAGGTGAGGGGTGTTAGGGGTAACACGACTGTCGTATTCGAGATATATACCAAACTGTCGTGTTAGCAATATATAATATGATAACCCACCCCGGGGAGTGGGAGGGGTATAAATATAGCACCCCGTACTACAGAGTGCGACATATACAAGATTTGCAATTTATGTACTAATAATTTACTATCTTTTATCTTGCACTTAGCTCAGTCCTAAGCGAATGCCGATTTCGGCAGCCGCGCCTATTATATATACTTATGTGATGGTATTATAGTAATTATATATAGATTTTAGATTACCAAATTTCAAGTTGGAATATATAATTATATTAAATTGGAATATAACTTACAATCTATAGATCTTATTAATTGCAGGCTAGCCCCGCAGGGGCGCAGACTGCCACTACACCTACTACAGTTTCGAGTTGGCAATATAATATTATGGTAATTATAAATTATATTATATAATATATAATATATATTAAATATAATAATATTACTAGGTATATTAATAATATATAGCTAACTTTGTAACATCAAATTAAATAATAATAAATATGTGAATTTTAATCACATTAAGTAACTAATTAAAATTTATTAAAGCATGGCTAAAGAAATTAAAGAATCTAAAGTTAAAGAAGAACCTAAAGTAGAAATTACAAGTTCGCGCGTAGAAGCAGATGATACTATTGGATTTACTACAATAGCATCAGAAAATGAGTTTAAAAGTGCTGTGATAAGTAATCCTTATCAAGATTTAGCTGATAAGAAAGTAGTTCTTGAAATACTCATTTTAGATAAGATAGCAGAAGGAATTACTAATAAGGCTAATATTGAATATATTGCCCAACTAGCTAATGTATATTCATTTATCAAGTAAATGAGACAAATTGATAGAATTAATAAGGAATTCGCATTAAAAGAAGTGCAGTTGTTACATAATAAAGCAATTGCACTTGCGAATCTCTTAACGGATGAAGAATATGAATTAATGATTACTAAGCATCCAGATATATTTGCGGTTGCTTCCCACCCCGAGAAGGGAGACTTATATCTGAGTGATAAAAGTAATCTATTAATTATAATAGATATTATAAATAAGCATCTAAAACATCAACATTTAAGTCAAGATGAATTTAAAGTAATGACTTTGGATGAGATTAAAGAATATATGCAATCAGTAATATCGGATATAACTTCATTCTCTCCAGATGAATTATACGATACTATTATTATATTAGAAGATATAGCAGCTAATTCTCATTATGATAATGTAAATTAAATGAGAACTTACATGCAAGAAATAGAATTGGTAGAAGAGGCATTATTTAGAGATGCATATGTATATGATGGTTGGTACTATTACCTACCTATGATAATGACAATGTATTTATGAGTGAGGTTATAATGGTATTAGAAGAGCCCTGGTATAATACACTTACCGAGCAAATGTTTGAACAAGTTATTGAGGAAATTCAACCAGAACCATTTATAGTTAGTTCTGAGCTTGATAATGAAATTAATAAGGCAGTTCTGGATTTACTTCACAATCCACATGAAGGCGTTGGGTTAGTTGAAATTACAAACCGATATAAAAATGATAAGAGTAACTGATAATAAAGAAGTAAAGGAAACAGTCCTAGCAGGATTAAAGCATAATAAAGATAAGTATGGTAAAAGATATTGTCCTTGCTCTTTAGTAAGGAATGACGATACGGTATGTATGTGTAAAGAGTTTAGGGAAATGGAAGAAGGAACTTGTCATTGTCAACTCTATGTTAAAATTAAAGAATAACTATGATAATACTTAGTGGGAACTATCCTAGACATCACAATGCTATAATGTTAGAACTTACAGACTTCGATGATAATAAGATTTCCTATCTAGCTAGAATGTCTAGAGGACATCATGTTGATACTCTATTAGTCCCTAGAGAATATAAAGATACATTTGAATCTACAGAACTATACAAGATGTTACTACCTAATATTAGCATGGGTGGTGTACAGTTTGCTACAATATATTATTATGATTGACGTTAGAAGAACATTAGAGAACTTACATCAAATACTTCCAGACTTAACCTTAGAAGAATTATTTAAAGTTCTTGACAATATAGTAGAAGTTCCGCAATTTAACTTAGGACAGACAACTATACGTAGAGATGCTAGTAATTGGAACCCATATGACTCTGGCACATTTATATCTAGTGCCAGTAAATAATTGTATGTAACATTCTCAATAAACATAGCAATAATTATAACAATAAAAGCCCAACTTAGCTTAATTGCTAGGCTGGGCTTTATTTATTCTTTCTTATCTTCATCCTTATGTATAAATCCTTTCTTCCATATACCAGTTACACTATCAATTCCTAATAATCCCATCACACATAGTAGAAAGGTATCTATCATCAGTGGAGCTTGTACGCACATAACAGTACAATAAATTAATACTATTACTGCTACAAACCATCCTATTACCCCACATACTCTCTTACTACTAATTCCAGAGTGTGAGGTAAACATTTGCTTTAGGAATGTAGTAAATTTCATTCTATCAATTCTGATATTGCTAATAATTCATATCTTTGTAGTTATTAATTCTAATATCTAAAATTATGGAAGTAAGACCTAAATGGACAGAAGAAGAACTGGATATAATATTTAGTAAAGCCATTTTAGTACAAGACGGACTTCGCAAAGATGCCAGTGGTGTATATATACATCGTGATGCTTATGGTAAAGCTGAACATCCTTGGGGTTGGGAAGTAGACCATATTAAACCAATTTCTGAAGGTGGAACTAATGAGCTTAGTAATTTACGTCCATTAAACATCTCTGATAACAGAGGAAGGAATAACTAATTCCTTCCGTGTCTCTCTAACATCTCTAAGTGACAATTATAGAACTCTACGAATTTTGGTTCTTCTAATTGATAATACCATTCTATCATCTTATCAATAGCATGGCAGGTTTCTTCATTGTCTATATGCTCTTTACATTCTGGCTTAACAAGTCCATTGCATTGTTCCTTTAACGGACAATTATAGTCTTTACTTACCCAACATTGTTTCTTATCTGCATCCTTATTATAGTATTGCTTTAATTGTTCATTGGTCATATTAATTCTTATTTATTTTATATTCCTAGTTACTATTTATGCAAATCTGTAGTATTCCTCCATTCTATATCTGTATTATCCCAACCTTGTTCGTCTGAACTCTGTATTTCTCTAGAAGGGTTACTAAGCATTGAAACGGGCGCAATGCCCCAGCCGTACTTATTAAATCTTCTCATGAACTCATTCTTATTAATATCAAAAAGCCATTGGACTAGGAGGCATGTTTCTAAGTTCTTCTAAGCTGTTAACTCCAAACATCCTACATAGTTCTTCTAAAGTGGGTGGAGTTAAATCACAGGGCTCAATGAAAGATTTGTCTACTGCAATTCCTAATTCCTCCATAATATCCCATATCTCACTTGCTGTCTTTGTTTCCATACATTGCTCCTCCTATTAATGGAGCGGCTATTACAGGTGCATTATTGCTAAGCCACTTGACGAAAGCTGAAATATCTCTTTCATCTACGCTGTTAAGCCACTCCGTCATATTATTATTTATACCAGTATCTTTAACATAGTTTCTTCTAGCATACTCCCACATTGCAGGTGTAATATCTTGATTACCTTCATTTAAACCATAGTAGTTCTTGATTTGGGTTCCTCTAGCTGTCTGTTCGGTAGCTCTACTCTGACGGAAATAATCACGTCCTTCTGGTCTCTTGAAGTATTGCCTAACATTATATGCCAATTCAGCTTCTTGCTCCTTGTTTGGTCTGTACATGTAATGTACCATTTCATGTGCCTTTACACTAGATGACTGTTGAAGTGTATAGTCTTTTAATACATCCTTATTGACAGAATAAGTCTCTCTGTATAAACCAATACCAGGCTGTTCTCCTAACGTGGCAGATGTTTCTATCTTAGGGGTACTATTTAATATAGTTACTCTCTGACTTGGAGAGTACCTAGGTATATCACCATACTTCTCTAATCTATTAAAGCCACCATTCCACAACCTATCTTTTACTAATTTAAAGCCATCTCCTTGCCAGTTGGGATGTGCATAATCTGGCAACAATTTAGCAAGTTCCTCATTACTTAATGCACTAAATTCACTCAGAGGTCTAGGAGCAACTCCAGACATATCAAGTAAAAGAGAATGATTGGCTGGAGTGGTTAGTTGCTCAGACCCCTTCTTAAACAGTCTACCATTCTTCAAGTTATCTCTAAAGCTGAAGATTACTTGGTTATTAGAATATCCATTATCATATACATTATTAAATATTACACCATCTGCATTCATCTTATCTGCTGCTCGTTCTAATGCTGCTCTATTAGGTACATCACCTACAGTAACTATTGGTCTCTCTAATTCTAAGTCACCTTCTACTCTATAAGGTCTCTTGGCAAATCTCTCTCTAGCCTTAGCTGCTTTCTCTGCCTTACCTGGAATAGAATGATTAGCTGCTGTTCTTGGATTGCCGAATTTACCTTGATACCATATACCAGCTTCGGGAGCACCTTCATAAATAGCATCCCATCTCTCTGGATAGTATAGTTTTGGAAATCTAGCACTATTCTTATCATGTACTACATGTATGGATTGTCTAGGTCCCCAACCTACATTATTAGGTAATGGTTCAACTGAAGGAGTTCCTTTGTCTATAGTCTTACTAATTACTCTAGCTCTAGCCCATTTGTTACCAGCTTTAGCTAATCCATACTCAGCTGCTCTACTTACTAACTGTAACGGCTTATTAAGGACTGCATTACCAACTACAAATTCTCCTAGTGGGTCAGTACCACTTACATAGCCTGCACTTGGATTATATTGTCTTGCGTAATCTAATTGCCCATTATTATTAACATAAGCTCTTACTGGCATTTCAGAAGTTAACTGTATATTATTGCTGTTCCATTTATTAGCTAAGTAATAATTCTTATTACCAATAACAGTTACTTCTGGAAGTTCTGCTAATAATCCTTCCTCTCCCTTGCTGTCTGAATATCTACCTACTAATTTACCAGAGTTCTGATATTTAATAATTCCACCACTTCTGTAGCTATTATATACCTTCTTCAATGTATCAGCATAATTCCTAGCTTCTGCATATCTTCTCTTACCTTTATTAGAACCAGTAAGCTTAGCTACAAACTTATTAATATTATCGTTCTCGTCAAAGTCATATAGTCTCTTTAAGAACTGTACCTTATCTGCTGCATACTCATCCATAGAGTTATAAGACCTAAATTTCTGCTTAATGGCTTCACCTTTAGCATTCTTATCATTGCCAGTCACATAATCACCTTGCCATTTAGCTCCAGTAGTCAGATTACCGAAATTGAATTTACCTTGTGCAGAACGTCCCCAAGCACTTTCTAAAGCATCTTGTGATACCAGCATTCTAATTGCATTATCATTAGTGATACCTGCTCTCTTATAAGCATTGGTAAGGTCAGCTGCCCATTTACTTCTGTCCTTATAAGGACTACTCCAAGTTGAGTTGGCAGTATCAACTACTACTTTACTAGCTACTGGCTTATTAACTACTGGCTCTGCTATAGGCTTACTAGCTACTACTGGAGTTTCTTCTACTGTATCAGACTTGCTGTCTTCTCTTTCTGGTACTACTAATGCCTGCTCTGTATTATATGTAGTAGGTATGTAATACTCACTGAATGGATTGATAGGATTAGTAATGTCAGTGTAATCTATTGTAGGATTGTTTACTGGAACATAACTAACGAATCTCATTCCCACTTGTCCTTTACGAATACGTCTCTTGTAAGTAGGTCTACTAGACTTAATAAACTTCTTACGCATATCTCGTTTACCATTAAGTTTCTCTGCATCTTTGACTGCTGGAGATTTCTTAAATGTAAATTTACCTCCTACTTTCATAGCCTGTCTAACAGATCTACCTTCAATCCATATAGGATTAGATTGCTGTAATATAAATGGAGTTCCTACCTTATCCATTAAAGCTGCTTGTTTAGTAAGCCTTACTTGATCCGGAGCATTTGGAGATTCATTCCATCTCTTAGCATAATCAGCAGGATTGAATTTCCACATGTCTTGAGAAGTCTGCTTTAGTTTGCCCTTATCCATTTGAAGTTTAATCACATGACCGCCTACATCATCTATAGGTCCTACATAATTAGTTCCAGGATTTCTGAAGACCATAAACTCGGTATCTCCTGTACGCATTATCATGTCTCCTTCTTTACCTATAACCTTACCTACAGGGTTATTTCCGGCATATTCTGCAAATTCAGAGCTACTAAATTTAAGAGGTCGTCCTTGTGGTACTACAGAGCGCATTTCATATCGTCTGTTATATATTCCAGGATATAACTGCTCATATCTATCACCATGACTAAATCCTCTCTTAGCTTCATTATTACTAATAGGTTTAATATTACTGGTAGCTTTATTAAAGAATACTCTCTTAATAATTGGATTCTCTCCGAATATGTACTGAGCTACTAAGTTTCTGCCCTCTAAATTACCTCCACCAAGTATAGAAGCTCCAGCATAATCAGATGGGTTACCTTTAATTTCTGACAAAGTAACGGAAGCATTTCCTTTAGTTCTCTTAGCTGTCTTATATGCAGCAACTTTAAGAGGAAGTTTCTCCTCACCTTGTAGAAATGGAGCCAATCTATTAGTAACAGCCATACCTATATTACTTGCAGTTCTGGCTTCTTTATTAAATATCCAATGATTCTTATTAATAGGATTCCAAGCTAAATCAGCATCTCCCTTAATAAACTTGGACAATAAATTCTTTTGATCTAATCTGTAACCTGCTGCACCTCCTATAATAGCACCTGGATTTGTATACTGAGCAATTTCTGATGGAATACCAGTAGTTCTTTCTACCATATTACCCCATCCCCCAGTTAACTTATCAATACCAAATCCATAACCAGCACCCTTAGCTAAAGCTATTGGAGTGGTTACTAGTGCTGCACCAGCTGCTGAAGGAAGTATTGTTCGCTCTATACCTACTAAGGGATTAGTTTCATTGCTCATGGAAGCTTTAAATCTTTCTTTAGCTCCTTTAATGGGATGTAGATAATCTTTATTTCTCTCAGCGAGAGTTCTAGTATCATTAGACGGAGTACCACCAAGGTCGACAAGTTCGTATTTCCTAGGTGTTACCCTAAGTCTTTCAAATA